CCAAGACCTAATTATCAGCATACAATGAAGGCGAATGAAGGTTCACCTAAGACTGATAATGCTACTGATAGTCGTCCTAGAGACTTCCCAGACCAAGCAACGAATCGACTTGAGAGAACATTATGAAGATGTGGGAGACAAAGTGCATTGGGTGTGGTAAGATGATACCAGCGAATCAATGCCCTCAGGTTGGGTGCTATGTCCCGTCCGAGAAAAAGTACAAAAATTCGTTATGTAAACCTTGTTGGGTTAAGTCAAAAAAATGAACATCTTTGTTACAAATGATTCACCATGGATGTCTGCTGCTGTCCTACCAGACAAGCACATTGTCAAGATGCCCTTAGAGACCTGTCAGATGCTTGCTATTGTATGCTCTGACAAGTGGGGGCATGGTTATGGCACATTGCCTAAGAAAGATGGCACACCCTATGCTACAGAGAAGGGAGCATTCCGTAATCACCCTTGTACTATCTGGGCAAACGAAACTTTAGCAAACACTCGATGGTTGCTTGCTCACGGTATAGCATTATGTGAAGAGTATTTCAATCGATATGGTAAATGCCATACTTGCTTCAAGACTTTACTTGCTGCTGATGAGATCATTCCTTATGTGAAGTGGGATAATCACACTCCTTTTGTTCGTGCAATGCCAGAGGAGTTTAAGCTTGACGATAGTATCACTACTATTGAAGCATACAAGATGTACATTGCATCTAAACCATGGGTATCTGACAACTACCTACGACTACCACACCACAAACCTGATTGGGTATAGTATAATGGATAAAATTGACACACAAGGCATGAGTCTTCCTGGTAGATCAAAGAAACCAAGTAGATTTGATCCTATGCCTGTAAAGCATCGTACAATCTTCACACCAGAAGAACGTATGGAGTTGAAGCAGATTATCAATGAAGCACTTGACGAGAGAGAACAAGCATGAAGTTTAAAGCATTAGTATTCATCCGTCTACGATCACAGGTAGATGACTCTCCTGGTAATGCTGTGAGAGATGGTAGTAGACGATTGTCTGAGTTGGACATTAAGAAACTTAGATTAGGTAAGGTCATCGACATTTGGTTAGAAGCAGAGACTAGAGAGTATGCCGAGAAAGAAATCGAAATGCTTTCTGATCGTTTCTACGCTAACACAGTCATGGAAGATTGGGACTATGAATTGACTGAGATTGAAACTTTTCCACCAGGTATTGAATAATGGATGATTTTAACGCACCAGGATCAAATAAATCTTGGATGGACGATGGATTCAAGAAGTATGCGGTTGAATGGCAACTAGGTAATATTGTAAATATATTAGATGCTGAAATCGAACGATGTCATGTTTATAACAGCGACAATCGAGATGAAGTATACAAACAAATCACTATCACATATAAAGAACCTCCATGCAAGCAGTAATTTATTCTAACGGCAGTCAAGAGTGTGAGCGTATGACCGCACTACTTAAATCATTAGGTGGTGAATTCCTAGAATACAAACTCAACGAACATTTTACTCAAAGAGCATTTGAAGCAGAGTTTGGATCTGAGGCAACATATCCTCAAGTTGCTATTGGTGCTAAGCATCTTGGTAACATGCACGATACACTTCATTACATGAGTGATAAAGGTTTACTAGTGTGATGGATACTTTAGGAATATTTCCGATACCTATCGCGAAACAAGACAATTTTTTATCAGAAAACGATTGTATTAGATTAGCAGATATAAGTGCGGCACTTGACTACTATAAAAAAACTACAGAAGCAAAATCATATCGATCAGAAGAACGTAATGTTTTGGGAAAATATTTCCCAGAACTAAAAACATCAATTGAGTCCTTATTTACTGATTTTGCGTATAACACACTTACAGTAAAACGAACATGTGATTTTAAAATAATGGGTTCGTGGTCAACTATGACTCCACCTGGTGGTATGTCGAATAGACATTCTCATTGCAATTCGTTTTGGTCTGGTTGTCTATATTTTGCTGATTATACAAATCCTATACTATTTCATAAACCAATATTAAATCAAATTGTATTAGATCAGGATGTAGATAGAACAACACCTGAGCATTCAAATGAAGTAATTTTTGAACCTAGTAAAAGATCATTACTATTATTTCCAAGTCATTTGGGACATCAAGTTTCTCTTAACAGAACTAATAAAAATAGATATTCTCTTGCATTTAATATTTTACCAAATGGTGTATTTGGAATGCATGATTCTACAACAAACATATCTGTGTCAGAATATGATTACTTACAATATGAATAAATAATTCGTAAGTGATTAAAGAAAGATGAAAGCATATCAACTTTCCCAACTATATCAATTTTTAGAAGGAAGTGTTGTACGTATGTACTTCATTCAGGGAATTCCATACACTTTTGATGAATTGCCATTAATTTTACAAGATCACCCAACTATCCAGACACAAGCACTGGAAGGAAAGGATTGGGATATGGAAGATCTATACAGATTATCATCATATTTGATGGAAGAAGAAGTACATCCATTAGTATTTGATCTTCAAGTAAACGATAAAACTTTGTTACCTCAAGATGATTGAAAATTTTTGTAAATGGTTTGAAGGAACATTCAATAATAAAATACAAGCATTTACATATCCCTCTCGGTATGCCTATATTGTAGTTACTCATCGTAAGGTTAAAGATGGGTGGTTTTATGGTGAGCAAGCATATTTTAATAAGACACAAAAACCATATCGTCAATTTTTGCTGAATGTAGTAGCAGAAGACACTGGTAATATTGTAGTAAAAAATTACGAAATCAAAGATAAAAGTCTTCATCTTGGATTTAAAAATCTAGAGAGTCTTTTAAATCTGCCCTTGACACACAAGGCAGGATGTGATACAATATTTGAGTTCAAGAATGGGCACTATGCAGGTCGCATCCAACCAGGATGTTCTTGTGTCGTCATGCAAGGCGATAACGAAACCTACTTAGAAAACGTTGCATTTTTGGGCGAAGGGTGGTATAATGTAGAGGACAAGGGGTTCGACCCTGAGTCAAAAAAACAAGTCTGGGGATCTCAGCACGGATGCTTCTTATTTAAAAAATATGATAACTGATCTTTTTTCATTTAATCAGTTCTTTGTTCAATTTCAAGCACCCAATGCAGATGAATTAACTTCATACGTATTGAACAAAAGTGAAAACTATACTGCTTTTGATTGGGCTAAAGGGTGCCAAGTACAAACTATTGCTTGTCCTTGGGAAGAAACTGATCAGTTAATTAAACCATCCATGCAAAAGTTTGGCGAGTCTGTGGGAAAATCTTTCTCATATACTTTCCATGATCCTTGGATCAATTGTTATGAACGTGGTTCTTATCAAGAAATACATGATCATATAGAAGTAGATTTTGCATCGGTATTCTTCCCTCAACAGGAAGATGACTTTGGACAATTTTTCTTTTATGATCGATATAACAATTCATTAAAACCTAAATGGAAAAAAATCTTTGGGTTCCGTACTACATGGACACCACAAGTATCTCCTGGAGATATTATTTTCTTTCCTAGTACAATTCTTCATGGAGTAAATGTTCATCGTAGTGAAAAAACAAGAAAAACTTTTTCTTGCAATTATTCGTTTGATGAACTTCGTGAATAATTATGGGGAGTACAAAAGATCTTTCTTATATGAAAGCGCCCCTATACTACAACCTCTCTAATAGCAGAGGGTAGTAAGGAGGATTGATAAAGAGCGAGTAACCACCTGCATGGTGCATCTTTCTCCTAAAATTCTCCTAACAATCCCAAGTAGCTCAGTGGCAGAGCCGCCGACTGTTAATCGGCTGGTCGCTGGTTCAAATCCAGCCTTGGGAGTTCTTAGTTTACTGAATAGGTAGACGTGATGTGTATAAATAAATCAAGGAAAACGACAATAAGCTCGGGTAGTTATGCCGCTAACAAGACTTGATAACTTGTATTCAAGTAAGACTGGAAAATACCTCTATGTATCTCCAGATGACTTTAATGCTACTGATGAACTGAACAACCGAGGAAATTCACCTTTACGTCCATTTAAGACGATTCAAAGGGCATTTATCGAAGTATCAAGATATTCATATCTACCTGGAGCAAATAACGACAGGTTTGACCAGTTCAGCATCATGTTGATGCCAGGTAATCACTATATTGATAACCGCCCAGGTCTTGTAACAGAAACTGCAGTAGAAGCAAGATATTTTGATGCATCTAACCTCCTGAGAGCGAATCGTCAGGAAGTTATTGATCGTGGAGTAGCAGAAGTATCAGTACAACATCCAGATTTTTTCTATCCTGGTGATCCACAAACAGGTGCATGGTCTCGTTATAAGGACGCATATCGTCTGATTCAGAAGAACAGAGAAGAGATCATTGATAGATCTGCTGCTGAAATTTCTGTTCAACACCCTGATTTTGTATACCCTAATGATGCTGCTACTGGTGAGTGGTCTAGATTTAATGATGGATATAATCTCATCCAAAGAAATAAAGATCTGATTGCACAAGATGCATTCGATCATATGGATGCTATTATTCGTCCTGATCCTGTACCTCCTGGTTATAACTCTGGTAGTTGTGTTCGCGACATCAAGTTCTTGATTGATGCTATCTCACTTGATGTTAAGCAAGGTGGTGGTAACAAGTATACTAGAAAGTATATTACTAATTACTTTAATGATGCTGGTACTGATTGGGTAGGAAGCAGAGTTTCTTATACTCCAACTGACGCAGCATACAATCCCGCAAATGGTAGCACTACAATTACCTTTGCTAATGATCATAACATTGCTGTTAATGATAGAGTATTCCTAGAAGCAGGTGCTTTGTCGTTCACTTGCGACATGGATGGTGATCAAGCAGTTAAATCTTATCCTCGTTCTGGTATTGATCCTGGCGCAATTAAAGGATTCTCTGTAACTCAGACTACTAATAATACTATCACATTCAATGGTGGTGTTTCTGGTCCTAATAAGTATTTCCAACCATCTGCTGCTACATATGATCCTGCAACTGGTGTCATGGAAGTCACCGTTGGACAGCATGGTCTAGGTGTTGGTCGTGGTGTTGTTCTAGAAGACAACTCCTTTACATTCACTTGCCTAACTGATCCTACACAACCTAAGACATATCCACGTCCTGGTAGTGATCCTTTCGCTGGTAAGTCTATTTCTATTGCTAGTGTTGGTTCTACATCACATACAGCAACTGATGCTCCATACGATGCAACAACTAACATTGTTACCCTAACAGTTGCAAATCATGGATTCTCTACTGGAGATTACATCAAGATTGAAGACAACTCTTTGGAGTATACATGTGTCCTAGATGGCAATCAAGAGACTAAATCTTATCCTCGTCCTGGTATTGATTATCCATCAGGTCGTTGGTTGGATATCACGGTTGTTGATGCAAATACAATTACAATTGATGTAGGACCTTCCGAGTATACTGGTGCTCACACGTTTGTTGGTGGAACTGGTGCTTTTGAACGTCAAGATGGTACGTTTACAATTAACGTTGGTACTTCTTCTGATACATCAGCTCATACATTTGTTAGTGCAACTGCTCAAGCAATTAAGCACGAACCACAATCTACACATGCATTCGTTAGTGCATTAACAAATGGTCTTGTTCATGATGCAACCAGTGGTCTTCGTGGAGAAGAAGTTTCTGCATTGACTGCATTTGCTAAAGCAATTGAGTTGATGAAGTCAGCAATGACTAATAACTTCACTTCTGCATCATCTCCTGGTAATGAGTATAAGGATCTGACAGTAACTCCTGGTGAAGCAGTTTATGGTGATGGTAACGGAGTAGTTGCTAACACTTCTGTTAATGCCTGTACTGATATTCAGAACATGGTGGATACGCTATATGCTATCGTTGATACAATTTTCGATGATGCAAATCTAGCAGCAAACAATGGTACTTTCCTACTCAGTTCTCTTCTACCTGCAGAAACGAGTTCCACAATTCTCCCTGATGGCGAGATCAAGTGTAAGCGTGACATTGGTCAATTTGTTGACGCTATTGCCCTTGATGTTCATGAAGCAGGTGGAAACGTATATACGAGAAAACTTGCACAAAATTACTTTGATGAGTCTGGAACTAACTGGGTTTCTAATGGTCTCCAAGGTGAAACTGCTGAGTCACTGACTGCATTTAACTTTGCAATCGGTGAGATGAAGAAAGCGATTACTAATCAGCTTTACTTCAAAGATTCTGGTCCTAATGGTATCACTCCTGGTGATGCTATCTTTGGTAACACCAACAACCCACAGGAAAACCTACAATCTGGTAACCCTGCTGCATGTGCTGACGTTCAGTCTGCTATTGACACATTGGGTGCTATTGTTATCACTGCTGTTACTGACGAGAATCTTTCACAACTTCCCGCAGAAACAATTTCTACCCAAGTCTCTACTGGTCATGCTAAGTGTAAGCGTGATGCTGGTATCATTGTTGATGGTTTGATTGATGACCTAGGAACTGATGGTAATGCTAACACCATTACTAACACTAAAGCATATTTTGACCGCTTCGGTAATCCAATTTCTAATGGTCTTCTAGGCGAAGAAGCAGAATCTGTCACTGCATTTAGTGCTATTGGTTATTGGGCAAAGAGAGCAGTTACTAACAGATTGTTTGCTAAAGATCTGACAATCTCTCCTGGACCTGCTATTGCTGGTGCTAATACTCCTGTAATTCCTTTTACTGGATCTGGCAATCTAGCAACATGTCAAGATGTTCAGGCAACTATTGATACATTGATCACGATTCTAACTGACGTTATTTCAGTCGGAAATCTTGATGATCTATCAGCTGTTAAAGTTACTGGTGTTCTTCCTTCCTTTAATTACAATAGAGCATTGGAAGAGTGGCAGGACAACTCAATTGTTGATCTAAGCAATCCTGACAACGTTCTCTATAAGTTTAACGCAGAAAAAGGTGGTTGTATCGTTCCTAGAGGTTGTTCTCTAATTGGTTATGACCTACGTCGTACAGTTGTTCGTCCTCTGTATGTTCCTGATCCTGCTGATACTACACAAGACAGAACTTGTATCTTCAACCTAACTGGTGGTTGTTATATCTGGCAGTTCACTATTAAAGATGGTGATCTTTCTGCACAATCTCCTCTGTATGATGCAACTGCAGGTGTTGGTAAAGTTTATAACAAGCGTGGTTCTACTCAACTAGCAATTCCTGAGTATTCTCACCATAAAATTTGCATCATGGAGTATGCAGATTCTAAAGATCTTGATAACTACTACGAAAAAGTAGGTAAGTCATTCCAGCAATTCCAACCACAAATTGATGAAGGTGGACTGGAAGCACTGGTTCAAGAAAACAGAATCGTTGGTCCTCTATCTGATAGCAGAACTATCGAGAGTATTAAAGTTGAGGATTCCACTACATTCATCGGAACTGCTAACAGCACTGATCTACTAGTTAATGTATCTGATACTAGCAAACTTAATGTTGGTGCAACAGTTACAACTAATGATGTAAACGTAGTTATTAATCCTAACACTAGAATTGAATCTATCTCTGGCAACACAGTTACCCTAACTCAAGCAATTAGTGGTAATGGTTCAATTTCATTCGTTTCGCAATTTGGTTATTCAAACATTACCATTGTCACGAAAATTGATCATGGTTACTTTGAAGGTCAGTATGTTGCTATCATTAACTCTGGACTATCTGATGAAATCAACGGAACCTGGAAGGTTACCAAGATTGATGGCGTAAATCCTAAAGTATTTGAATATGAAGTATACAATAATACCGCAGCATCACTTGGACTTGTATCTGGTCAAACTTATTTCTCTGGCGAAGTCGGTGGAGTCTCTACAAACGCGGTAGTTCTTGCGGAAATTGACTCTGTTGAGTCCGCATCTCCTTATGTGTTTAACTGCTCGATCCGCTCTACTTGGGGTCAATGCGGCATGTGGGCGGATGGATCTAAGGCGACTGGATTCAAGTCAATGGTCGTAGCTCAATATACGGGAGTTAGCCTTCAAAAAGATGATCGTGCGTTCATTCGTTACGACAGACTTACTAATACTTGGAACCAAGCATCACTTACTGACGCATTTGCTACCATTCCTTACCATACTAAGGGTGATGCATACTGGAAAGATGACTGGAGAAACTTCCACATCCGTGCTTCGGATGACTCTTTCGTTCAGTGTGTCTCGGTCTTTGCTGTTGGTTTCTTCGATCACTTCCTAATGGAAAGTGGTGGCGATATGTCCATCACGAACTCGAACTCCAACTTTGGTAACACATCACTTCACTCTGTTGGTTTCAAAGGATTCTCCTTCAACCAAGATAAGGGTGGATACATTACTGATATTATTCCACCTGGTACAATTAATGAGAGTAAGACAATCATTAACCAGTGGTATACTTTAGATGTTCCTGCATCTAAGTCTAGAAACAACCACACTAAACTATACCTTGCTGGTGATGACGTTACTGATCCAGAATCCCGTCCAGCATCTTCTATTAATGGATATAGAATTGGTGCTAAAACAGGTGAAACACTAGCAGTTGATCTTTCTCGTTATCCTACAGAACCTGCTGGTCCACTTGAGTTTACATCAAAAATTTCTCCAAGTGGATTTAAGTCTTGGACAGTTGGCATTGAAACTCTAACTCCTGCAAGCGCAGCAGTTGACAATTATGCACAAGATGCTGCTAACAGAATTGAAGATAACAAAGAACTGATTCAGAACGAAGCTTATCAGTACATTATTACTAAGTACCCAGACCTTCTTAATAATCCAAACATTGTTATTGGTAAATGTGAAAGAGACATCGGATATTTTGTTGATGCTGTTGTCAATGACTTGAGACTTGGTGGTAACATCAACTCTATTCAAGCAGCAGAAGGTTACTACATTCAAGGTCAACTCTCTTACATCTTTAATGAGTTGAACGAAACTTTGGATGCTCTTGATTATGTTAAGAGCATGATGATCGCAGCAATGCGTAATTTTGATTACCTAATTAGAGATTGTTCTTTAACTCCTGGTTCGGCAATCGTCAATGTTGGAGACACATCTGGTCTTATCATTGGAATGAAGGTTAATGAGTACACACCTTCTTCCTTTACTAATGGTAAACTTAATGCTTCACCAACTGAAATTACAACTAACCTAGATGGTAATAGTTTCATTAAGCAAATTATTAGTGATACTCAAATTGAATTGGGTGTTCCTGGTGCTAGATTGAGTTTTGGATCTACAAGACCTGTACAATCTACAAGTGCTGGAACTACAAGTTCTTTCCTATACTTCACTCTTCCTCAAGGTTCATGGTCTGCGATCACTCCTACGACTGATCCAACAATCACTCAAGATAGCAGAGTTGATCCAATTTCTGGTGATCCACTGCCTGAGTGCTCTAACATTGCAACCACAATTGATGGTTACTTTGAGCAGATCTTCTTGGTACTTAACTCTGGTTATAGTGTACTGGGTGGTACTGAAGTTGATGCTTCTAATGCAATCACTGATAATGCACGTTTCATTGCTTCAGAAGCAGTTTACAGAATTGCTAATGATCCTACATATGCTGGAACAAAATTGGGTCAAGGTCTACTAGCATCTACTGGCGAAACAATCGAAGATGCTTGTATTGATGACGTTGAAACTATACTTAACGAGATTGCATACAACGTTAGATTCGGTGGTAATAATAAAGTATATGCAGCTGCTGAACTCTATATCACTAGCGCATCAGTTATTGGTGAGCAAACAGAATCTATTGCAGCATTTAATATGGCGAGAGATCTTGCCATCAATGCGATGCGTCAAGAAACAATCACAGTTCAAGGTACACATGGTCTTACTCAAGTAATTGATAACACCATTATTCCTGACTATGATGCAAATGGCAACCTTGTAACACCTCCATGTGCTGGTATTGCAAACAACATTACTACTTTGACAGCACTAATTACCTCTGCTATTCAAGGTACATTGGCAGGTAGCATTACAATGCCTACATTTGCCTCTGTAACACGTGTTGAACCAAATACTAACCTATCTGGTCTATCTGCTCGCGCAACGCTATTCACGCTTGCTACAGGCACATTTGCAGGCAATCCTAACCCACATGACCTTGAAACTGGTACTGCTGTTAGATTGATTCCTCGCGCAAAAGCAGGTCAAAATCCTGATAAGCGTGTTGTTAGACTACCTGATGGATTTAAGACGAATACAAAGTATTACGTTATTGCTCCTGGTAGAAATCTTTATCCAGAGAATTTCTCTCTATCTGCCATCGCAGTTTCTGTTACTGAAGCCGCTGGTACATCATTCACTGCTCCTAATTCTACAAGAGCAACAGCAACAGGTCTCTATCGTTCATTAGTTGCACAACCTAAAGTTGCTGTAGATGGTACTGCATTAGCATCTGGTACTGGACTACGCTTTAACATTCAGGTTAATGCTGATGGTTCTCTACAACTTGGCGATGGCGTAAATCTTGATGGAATTGCTAATGGTGGTTCTAGATATCAAAATGGAGACATTGTTGTTATTAGTGATGGTCAACTAGGTGGAACTGGTGCTCCTGACATCGAGATTGAAATCACTGCAGTATCCACAGCAGAATATCCTGGTGTATTTGATGGAACTGAGACTAACAAGATGATGCTTGCTACATCTCCTGAGAATGCAGCAGCAGGTATCTACATGTATTCTCCTGAGACTGACTCAGTTGATCCTGATGTTGAGATCTACATTGAGCAGTATGTACTAGATGGCAACTATGATCTTCATAAGTACAAGTCCAATGTTGTTGGTGCATCTGAGATTGAGACAAACGTTGCTCATATCTTTGACGTTCCTGCTTCTAATACAACTTCACAGGAAGTATTTGTTAGAATTGCTAGTGACATTGCAGGATCTACTCTACCTCAACTGAGTGGTTCTTCTTCTGCAATTAACATTAACACTTTATACTTTGTACGTTACGTTTCCAACAAACGTGTTACTCTTCATGAAACAGCAGCTGATGCTGAGTCTGGTGATAGAGCACTGACGTTTGTTTCTGGAACAGGTAATAATTTCTATCTCTATGCTAATAAGCGTCCATCACCTCTAGTCTTTGACCCTGAGTTTACAGCAACGGGCAACACTAGTGGTTTGTGGTATCTTAATGTTGAAGATGAGTCAAATTCTGGTAATAGTGGCACATATAATCGCTATAGTATTCTTTCAAGATTCCATGGTGGTGTAGAACTAGTCAATGATTTCCAAACTAAGACTGATCCCACACTTGATACTCGTTATCTTCGTATTGAAGATGAAAGAGGTAAGGAAGATCGTGTTTATAGAATGCGTTATGTTGTTCCTTCCTACTTGGAGACAGTACGTGATCCCCTCAATGGTTTCGTTATCAAATGTAGAACTGATGACAAACGTCGCTTAGTTCCACAAAGAGTATTGCTGAAGCCTATTCCTGGTAACCCAAATAATGTCGCATCGTTCTTTAACCCCGCCAATGCTGGTGAGCAAATTGGTCTAAACAAATCAGAATTGATTGCTGATCAAGTAAGAACAATTGATCCATCTGTTGTTGATCTACTACCAGAACAGCAAAATCTTTACGATCCATATCAAGAACCGAAGGTAATTGAATTTGATTCTAAAATTTCTGCTACGATTCAATCTGCACGTAAAGTTCAACCTATTCTAGGATCCAATGATGAGTTCCTAGAGGTAACACTCTTCGATCACACGATCGTTAATCAGTCTGTTAAGAACGAGATCTTCACAGTTGTTCGTTGTAACTTCCTGCAAGGTGGATTCTTCACTGCTAATGCAACTCAAAGTAATGATGCTAACAAGATTACGTGGGAGACAGTAGGTGGCGGCACAGTACAAGGTGAAGCATATCTACAATCATACATTAATGATATTGAAACTTCTCAAGCAGTTTTAGTCCTGAAAGGTGTTGTTGGCGAACTAGATTTCATTGCAGGTAATGTAGTTCTGTTCAAGCAAGGTGCAGTTCAAATTCAACTCGTCGAGACTCCTAACTCGTTCGGTGATATTGCAAGACTGGACAAAGCAAAACGTGACAACTACCTCTATAGAGTAGAAGGAGCAAACGTTTATACTATTGCTCCTGGTGATATTGTTACTGATGATACTGGTCAGAATGCATATTTTGTCGCAACAATTGAAGACCAAGGAAACTTTGATGATTCCTTCTACATCTTTGATATTAATACGTTGCAAGAGCGTATTGCAAACCAACAGGATGGTATCTACTACCTAACCTGCTTGCGTGGTAATATCTCTCCGTTCCCACAAGGATCTGGTGTTGGTGAGAACTTCAGAAACTTTAAGTTCTCTCAACCTATTTCTCAGTTGTATCCTATCAACTACAAGAACGACCCATTGTGGTTCCAAGTTGATGGTAGTACAGGTGTTAGAGATACTTCTATTGTTGATGTTCCTGCTACAATTTCTGCTGCTGACAACTATGTACATGGTTTGGTAACAGTTAACGATGCTAAGGGTAGTGAAACGAAAGAGATGATTACCGATGCAATCTCTAATTCTTTCCTAAATCAATTTTTCTACACCAACACTACAACAGATAGTAATGGAAACATTATTGATAACAGAATTCAAGGACAAGAAGGTAATGCAACTTCTGGTTCTGAAGATAGATTGATTCCTATCTCTGGTGACTCTCAGTTCCCAACAGAACGTAAACTTTACGTTGAACTTCGTAGACCATCTATTGCTAGATCTGGTAACCACACATTTGAGTATCTTGGATTCGGTCCTGGTAACTATTCAACTGGTTTCCCACTTCGCCAAGAAGTTGTTCTTACTGATAAGCAAGACTTCTACGCTCAGGCAAAACGTGAAGATGGTGGTATCGTCTTCTACACAGGTCTAAACTCTAACGGCGACCTCTATATTGGTAACAAGAAAGTCAACGCTATCACTGGTGAAGAGACATTCCTTGAATCTGCCTCATTGATTGATTCTGAGGATGATGATGAGAACATCGGAACGCTTGTTACGACATTCGATTCTCCAGTAACGTTTAATTCTACAATTGTAGTTGCTGGCAAGTCCTCATTGAACGGACCTGTTGAGATCAATGTTGAAGCATCTGAAGGCGATGCACTTAGAGTTCTCTCTAATATTTCTGCTGATGAAGATCAAACATTGTTTGCTGGTTCTTGGAGAGATCAGAAAGATGGTGATATCTTAATCTCTGGTAACAAGATTAGATCCGCTGTATTTGTTCTAAATGCTCGTCCAAAACCAACTGCTCAGTATGGTCAGTCCTACACTTGGAGAACTAACTATCTTGGTGCTGAACCATCTAACCTTACACCTTGGCAGGATCTAGATACTGCATTCTATTCAACACAGCTTGTTGAATATGGTGCCAACCTACTGAAAGATCCTGCCGCAGGCGATCTTCTATACAAAGGTAGCTATGTTGGAGAGTCTGGTTCACTTGGTTGGATTCTTGCTAATAAATTCACTAGTTTTGCTGCTAAAATCTTTAGAATTACTGCAGATGGAACAAAGAATCTAACAGTTGAGTTTAATGCAACCTTTACTAATAAGAATACCAAGATTTTGATAGATTCTCAAATTAGAATCATCAACTTCTCTAATAATGCTTTAAATGGTGACTGGGAAGTTGTTGATGGTACTTGGACTGAAACAGGTGTTACATTCCAATTCCAGATCTCAACTGACATTGGTGCTGGTATTATCTACTCTTCTGCAGATTGGGCTGGTGGAGACATTCAAGTTTCCTCCAAGCAATGGAAAGAACAAGGTGTTCTTGGTGCTGAAACAATCAGAACTTACACAGATGAGCGTGGAGATTACAGACTCGGTATTAACACAATCGCAAGAACTGCTTTCGATGCAGTTCTCTCTAACAATGTTAACGAGTTCACCACTCCTCGCGCAAACCTTGATGTTGTAGGTACTGCATTCATCTCTGGTAGAACTCTAGTCACATACGATGTCAATGGCGTTGTACAAGAGAACCGCTACGATAACGTTGGTCAAGATGGTGCTGGAAACACCATACTCAACATTAACAATCTTGGTAATCTTAATAGCGATCAGCGTGAAGGTCTAACAGGTGCTCTACTTACCCAGAAGGGATTCATTCCTCAGGATAATGCACTGCTAGTCGGTGGTGATAGTAATAACCTTGATCAACCTGCAACTCTACGTGTTGCAACCAGTGATGATTTAACTCCTGGCACTACTTACACTGCTGGTGGTAGAGTTGGTATTAATACTGCTCTTGGTGTTACTGCTGAAAGAGAACTAGATCGTAACTTGGTTGTTGTTGGTGATGGTAGAATCACTGGTAATTTCTTGATCTCCGATGACATCAGTGTCGATGGTGGTGATATTAACACTACATCACAAGCATTTAATCTAATTAATAACAATGCTACAATCCTGAACTTTGCTGGTGATGCACAACTGATTGATATGTTCAGTAATACCAGTAATGATCAAACGATCACTATTGGTGCTAATGCTGACTTCCAAACAGTAAGAATTGGTACGAACGTACCTAGATCAATCTTCAGTGTTCATGCTCTATCAGAAAATGCATTTGTAGACATTGCAACAGTTGCTGATGATGCTGATAAGGATTCTCAAGTCTTCATCGGTGGTGCATGGGGAAATGCAAACTCCAAGGTTGTTCTAGGATCTGCACAAACTATCACTGGTGGTACATTAGAGATTGGCAGTAAAGTTGCTGCTGGTACTGGTGAAGCAAGAATCTTCACTCAAACTGGTAAAGCAAGACTATTTGATGATGATAGAACGCAACAAGTTGAAGCGTTTACTAAAGCAAATAAGATTACAATTGCATCTCTTGGTGGTACAACTACCATTAGAAACTCCCTGAAAGTTCAAGCATCTGCAACAATTGATTCCAGCATTATTCTTGATGGTGGTACAACTGCAGGTATCATTGAAATTGTAAGAGAAAGATTCTCTACTCCTATTAGTCTTCACAACCTAGGATCCCTCGATACTCCTAACATTGACTTCTACAAGTATAAGAGTACTGGTAGAGTAATTGATACGGCTGGTGTAAGACTTTGGGGTGGTAGTCAGGACATTGCTGGTGGTGGTAGAATCTCTGGATTCGATAACTTACAGGCACCTGATCCTTCTAACTTGCGTGTTTCTGGACAATATGCGTTTAGATTCGCTACTGGTGGTAGTGGTAGTGGTGCTGCATTCGATATTTCGGTTGCATTTGATGGAACAGTAACAGTAGAGGTTGTTTCAACTGGTACTGGATATGCTGATAATCAGCAACTAACGATTGCCGACTCCTTAATTGGTGGCGGTGGTGCTCCAGATATTACTCTGGATATTAATGGAGTTACTGATTCTAGTGATGTATACATCCTACCAATCAGTACACCTGGAGCTGGCGACTTTGATATCGGTGATCTAATTCTTCTTGATCGTGGTAACTCTGCATCTCCTAACAACATTGTTGTTACTAATGGCGGTTCTGTTACAGGTCTGCGTGATCAAGCAAAGTCTGAGATCATGCGTGTTGTTGGATTAGATAACGTAACTAATCCTAGTGATGGTCAAGGATTCAGAATCTCTGTTACAAGAGCAGAAGAAGGTACTGGTGATCCTACAACACAAACTTCTCTGGGTCGTTCTGGTTGGATCGATCACCCTGATGGCACAGTAATTGCTAAACTTGATAAGCAACCTGCTGCATCCTTCATTACTGGTAAGGATGTTGGATCACCTGGACAACCAACAGTACCCGATGGTATTCTTGATGAACCAAGATCAGGCATCGACAGCTCTACTGCTAATGTAAGAATTGGTGTTGCTGAGTTCGGTGGTGTTCTAACTACTCTTGACCTCTTGAGACTAGATGGTGCTGAAATTGTTGGTATTGCTGATGTTATTAGCACCGATATTCAAGCATTGATTGTTAACGATGGTGGATCACCTGCTGTAGAAAACTTTAGAGTTAACTCTACTACTGGTGACACTACTATTGCAGGTAATGTTGGTATTGGACTTGGATTCAATCAGTTTACTATTAATGGACAGAATGGTAACACTAATATCAATGGCACTACGACTATTGAAAATACACTGACACTAAATGGATCTACGATTGTTAACCAGCAATTCTTTACCATCACCAATGGCGGTCCTTCTTTCCAGAACGATGGTGTTACAGTTGCTACTCCGCTAAGAACTACATTTGAAATCGATACTGCTAATGGCAATGTAACGATGAACGGGGGTAACCTTAACATCTATGCTGTTGATGGTACAACTGAACGTTTAACCCTTACAGGTGCAGGCGATCTTACAGTTTATGGTTCTCTATCTGCTGAAGGTGATGGACTATCTGAATTCGGTGGTCCTGTTCAAATTGCTGGTGACCTAACAGTCAATGGTGGAGACTTCGTTGTTAATCAAAATGGTAATGAAGTCTTTGCAGTTGACGATGACGGATCCCTCAATATTGCTGGAATTTCTAACTACATCTCACCTACTGGTGGTATGAAGTGGGTTGTTGCTAACACTAGCATTATCACTGCTGTTGCAAATGTCAATTACTTTGTTGATATCTCTGGTACAACACTATTCAAGTTACCTGTTAATGCTCAAATGGGCGACATGGTTCGCATTATAGATATTAGTGGTATCCTATCTTACGATAAGTCTTTGGTTGTTAGAGCACAATCTCTAGTCAATGTTCAAGGATCTCAAAGTAATACAGGCACTACCGTAACAGGAAACACTCTTGGCGAAAACTTCTCACTAACACATAACGGCGGTGAATTGGTTGTTCAAACTCCAAATGCTGCATTTGGTCTTGTGTTCTGTGGTGAGGTTGATGCCGATGGTAACGGAGGCGCTAACCCCAATAAAGCAGGTTGGTATCTAATGGACGTATAAGGAATGTCATTCTATCAGGAAATAAGAACTGCCAAAGCAGCTGCTATTGGTACAATCATGCCATGGACAGGGGGTATCTCAAGTATCCCCAATGGGTGGATTCCTTGTGATGGATCACAGATTAGTGCAGGTGATTTTCCTTTGCTGTCTAGAGCAATTGGAGATACATATAATCTATCAACAGCAGTAACTGAAGGTCTAATTGAAAATTTTGCTGGAACTGCAGCAGTACAAGCAGGAAGAATACCTGGAACATACATCTATTCACCTTTAGATGGTAGTGGGGGTGGAGCTAACTTTGCTATCATTGTAGGCGATGCTGGCACCCAATCAGGCAATGCTCCTAATGGTGTAGGTGGTACAGTTACATTCCAACTTTTAGCACCAGGTGTTAATTATGTTGTTGGTGATGTATTAAGTATTCCTGGAGGTAACTCTGGTAATGGTTCTGATATGTCTGTTGCTGTTCAGTCAATTAAGCAGGGATCTGTTTCTACTTTTGGTGGAGAGTTTCCGAATTATGCTGGCGAAATTGTTCTTCCAAATCTTTTAAACAGACCATTGGTTGATGTTCAAGAAGATTATTTTGGTCCTGGTACTCCTACAGGCAGAGCATTTGACCAAGAGTCGGATGCATTTACACAAATTACACCATATATTGGAGCAAATAGCGACACTGGTGTGCCTACATCTTTTAATGATGTTGCAACCGATGTTGTATTTGAATTAAACGAAAGAAATACAACACCTGGATCTGGTGGTGGAGTAGATTATTACTATGGTGGTAAGTTACAGGGTAATATAGTCATTCCTGGATCAGGTGAAGGTAGTAAAGTTATGTTCTTTGGACCTAGAAAATTAGGTAGAGGACATATCAAGGGACATGGGCATGGTGGTAGATATGATACTATTAAAGTTAATCCTACTACACAACCTGGAGAAGGTGTTATTCCATGGTCATCTTTGAACTTTAACTTTACTGCAGAAGTTCAAACTAGTGATGGTAGTATTTTTATTACAAATGATAATGAATTTGATCTAGAGTATACTATGGGAGACTACGATAGAGGCAGATCTGGTCTTGGTGGTGGACAACCAGGCAGAACGCTTGCTATCATTAATGCAGAAAGTCCACCAGTTAACTGGACACCAAAGCAGGTTACTTATACTCCCATTCAAGCAGATCTTAATCAACCACTAAACCACAGAACATTTAATGAAGGTGTTGGTTTGAAGAAGGGTGCTCTGTCTGGTGGTATCTTTGGTTTTAATAAAGGTCCTGGAGAAAAAAGAAATGTTGATTATGGTATCGGTGGAATTCCTATTGCAAATATAGGGTCAGGTCTTACAAACTGGTATCCTGATCTTCTAGAATATGCTGGAACGTCAGATTCTGGACTATCTGCGCCTTCTGCATTCGATACTTATGATACATTTAATAGTAATCCTGGTTGGGATTTTGGAGTAAAAACTCCATCAACAGCAACACAGGATCAAATTCTTGCTCATACCCATGATGAATTTGATGTTAACTTTGATAGAGCAGGAATGAGACCAGAAAATAGTATCAATGTGTATGTTACTGCTCCTAATGATAATTTAAACCTAGATAATTCTAGAAATGTTGGTGTTTTCCAAATAAACCTCAACACGACACAACCAGGCATGACATGTGTCTACGTAATCCGAGCATATTAAAATGGCATTTAATACCAATAATAACTACTCTCAAATTAAAGCACATTTTGGTGGATTTATTGGATCTATCCAAACTCATGCAACATCGTCACTTGGTAGTGTAAATGATCCAAATTTTACATCGTTTCAGGAAATTATTCCCGCAGGATTTTTGAAGTGTGATGGGTCAATTCAAAATGCTCAAAAATATCTTGCCTTAAGTAAGGTATTAGGTGTAGGTAGTGAATCTAAATTTAAAAAACTAAATGTTACTCTTAGAGAACCAGATGAAGAAACTGGAGATCTAGGACAATTTCAATTACCTGACTTAGGATCAAAAGTTATTATTCCTAGCAGAAGTGTTGGTGATTATCTTTCAACAACTGTTGGTGATACAGATGAATATAGAGTAGGACCAGCAGCAGAAGTTATTTGTAATGAAGGAACTCAACTAACATGTGACTTTATTGGTAGTTTTGAAGGAGTTCCTGTTTCAACTAATTATGATTTTAAATCTAGTCCCAAATATCAATTTGAAACTACATCAACAGAACAATTCCTTGATATCGAAAACTTTCAAGGACATGCTCATGATGCTGATGTAGGATATCTAAACTATACTACATCTCATATTGTTGGTGGTGATGGTAAAGATGATGGACAAGATATTGGTAACTCAGGTTCTGGTAATGTTCTAGACGTTTCAAATCCAAATACGTCGGCATTATCATCGCACACACATAAAATTGCCAAACCAACACTTTACACTCAAAATTTTCAATATCAGCATACTGTATTTTCAATCCCTGCTGATAATGTGAATACTGTATTAAATATTTCCACAGAAAGAATCACTAAGTTGGATGATGTGGTTACTCCATTCATTATTGTTAGTTACATTATTAAAATTTGAGGAGGTTGAGATATGGTAATTCCAAGGACACAATGTATATCAATTATTGACGAATCGGTTGGTAGTCAGGCAAGAAATAATTATAATAGTTTTCCACCACCAGCACCTTATCCACAAAGTGTAAGTAGCAGCGCACAGGCGATTGCTAACGATTGGACCAGATTTAGAGATTTATATCCCAACAATAGTGGTACTGGTAGAGAGTTTTGGTTACTACAACCAGGACGATCGCAGGATCAACTTAATAGACCAACCAGTTATATTAATGACTCATTAACTCATACTGTTACAGTTGCTAGAGATAACGGCAACGTTGCTTCAAGATCAGATTGGTTTGCTATTTGTAATCTAGGAAGTCAACCACCAGGTTCTTATGTATCCGTGTGGCTAGACGTTTCGGGTTCGATGACAAAATCTACTGTAATAGCGTCGTACAACTATTTTATTGAACGATGTGCAGCAGAAGGTATTAATGTTGTTTATGAAGAGAGTGATCAAGGTGAAAGATGGTCTGCAGATCAGGCAGTTGATTTTCCTCCATCGGCATCATTCTCTACAGATCCCAATCATCAGACTAACTTTAATGAGCAAAGTGGTGTTACTATTCCATATAATGGAACTGCAGTATTATCGTGGATTGTATTTGGAGACACTACATCAGCAAATATATTACCAGATGTAGGAGTAGTTTCTGATCCATCAGGTACTATTGCTGTTAATCCAACATCATCAACAAATTATACTTTAACTGTTGTTGGTCCTGCTGGTACTACGACACGACAAGTCACTGTTACTGTATTACCTCCACCTCCACCAACAGTTACGTTTACAATTACTCCTAATAACTATATTGACCCTGGTTCCGCCACGTTAAGTTGGGATGTTACTGGTGTTAATGTTGATTTTCTATCAATTAATAATGGAATTGGTAATGTTTTACCACTTGGATTAAATGGTAGTGTAGTAGTTAATCCGAGTGTATCACGTACTTACACTATAACTGCAAAAAATTTCGGTGGTGCATTAGGATCTACAACTACAAAAAGTGTAGATCTAACTGTTTATGAACCGACAGTTGCTACTATTTTTATTAATCCTAACCCAATTACAGTCGGTCAAACTCCAACTTTGTCTTGGGTTGTTAGTGGTGATGCTGATACAGCATCTATTAATCAAGGTATTGGTGCTGTACTACTGACATCAAATACTCCTGTTAGTCCATCTACATCAACTACATATACTATTATTGCTAGTGGTCCTGGAGGTACTGATACTGCTAGTGTAACAGCTAATGTTTGTCAAATACCTCAAATTAGTGCCAATTTCCCAGCTAATATAGATTATGGGGAACAATTTAATGTAGATATTACATATGCTGCAGCACCAACTGTTCAAGTAACAGCATTGATGACTTATACTGATGGTAGTGTTGCTAATGTTGTATTTGACTTGGCAGGCAATGATAGTGACAAAAATATTACACAAAAAACTGAAACATTTAATTCATCCATTGTATATACTGATTTTGGACCTGAGTTTATTTCATATAGTTTATCAGCACAGGGATGTGGTGGAACAACTAATGTAAATGTTACTCCAACATTAACTATTGAAATTGATGAGTTACCTGATAATATTACTATACCAGATAGTTTAGAACAAACACCATCTGATGACGTAGAAGCACCAGAAATTGATATTGTTCTCAGTGACCCCATTGTTGTCACGGATATTGATATTCCTGTTGAAATTAGATCAGACAAACCAATACAAGTTAGGTTTGACGATGCTGATCCTCTAATTGAAGCAAATTGGAAAGATGTAAGAAGTAGGGACGTTTAATGAGTTCATCACCTGTTAGTTACAACATATCATTTGGGGGCCAATCAGGAACAATTCCTGGTGGTGCTCAAAATATTTCTTTAAGTATTGCAGCAGGATCAGGAGGTTCTGGAGGTTTTGACTCTGGTGGTCCTGGTGGCGGTGGAGGTAATGGTAGATCTGGTAATTTTACTATTCCAACATCAAATAGCAATAGATCTTTTACTGGTAGATGGGGTGCTAGAGGTAGTAATGGTCCTGGTGGAACTGGTGCTGCTGTTGGTGGTCCTGGCGGAAATATTGCTGGTGGAAGTGGCAAAGGTGGCAAAGGTGGTGATGATGGAACTAGTGGATGGTCTGGTTGTGGAGCAGGTGGGGGAGCAGCATCTGTATTTTATTTGGGTGGAAATATTGTAGTTACCGCTGGAGGCGGTGGTGGAGGTGGAGGTGGATCCTACTCATGTGGTGGTGCTCAACGTCCTGGTGGCACTGGCGGCACTGGTGGTGGGTTTTCATCTGGTGGTGTTGGTTTATCTAATGGTGGCGGCGGCGGTTCTCCTGGTGGTGGAGACGGCGGAGGCGGCGGCGGTGGAGGCGGCGGTTCTTCAGGCGGCGGTGGCGGCGGTCAAGGTGTTGATTGTAACTATGGCGGCGGTGGAGGAGGCGGTGGAACTTCCAGATACAACAGCAGTAAAGTTAGTTTTGTTAATCAGTCAACCAATAGTGGTAATGGTAGCATGACGCTATCATTCACAGTCACAATTGCCGAGATCACTTCATTTACTATATCACCTAATACTATAATTGCTGGACAATCTGCTACATTGTCGTGGAATACTGCTGACTCTACATCAAGAAGTATCAATCAAGGTATTGGTTCTGTTGGTGTTTCTGGTTCAACTACAATTAGTCCTGGTAGTTCTAGAACTTATACAATGACTGCAATTGGATTAGCAGGTAATGATACAGCAGATGCTAGCATTACAGTTTATCCACCAACAATTGCTACCATTTCCGCATCTCCTAACTCAATAATTGTTGGACAAAATTCTACATTGAGTTGGGTTGTTTCTGGTGCTGGTGGCACCACAGCATCTATTAATCAAGGTATTGGTGCTGTTGTTTTAACATCAAATACTTCAGTTTCGCCATCAACCAGCACTACGTACACAATTAATGCTAGTGGTCTTGGTGGTACTGATAGTGATAGTGTAACAATTTCAGTATATCAACTACCAGAAATTAGTTATAATGTTCCAACTAATATAGATTATGGAGATACTTTACAATTTCCAGTAACATATAGATACGCTAGTGGTGGTGTCAATGGAACTATTACATATACTATGAGAAACTCCACTACTGGTGCGAACCAAACTCAAGTACAAAATGTATTTTTATCTGGAACTAGTTCGGATGAATCAGGTGCAGAGAAAACAGGTAATGTTGTTGCTAATATTCCATATGGTTTACATGGTGTATTTGCTATAGATATTTCTTTGTCTTCCAATGGTGCGGGAGGAGTTACAAATCAAGTAGAAACTATAAATGTTAATGTTGATGAATTACCCGATAATATTACTATACCAAATAGTTTAGAACAAATACCATCAGATGATGTAGAAGCACCTGATTTTGATATTGTTCTCAGTGACCCCATTGTTGTAAGTGATATTGATGTTGCTGTTGAAATTAAATCAAACAAACCAATACAAGTTAGGTTTGATGACGATGATCCATTAATAAACTCCAATTGGTACGACGTGCGTCCTAACTAATGACACAAGATTTTAATTTTACTAGTAGATCTAACGGCGGTCCTCAATTCTATGAGCCGAATTGGTCTAATTTCATGAACACCTACAATGTAGGTGGTAGAGATACTTCTGGTACTCCTGGTCCTAATAGGACATATTCATGGACTATCACTTTTAATAATTATGGCAGACAACAATTCTATGCTAATGTGGATGATAATGGGGCAATTTATATTAATGGCAATTATGAAATGGGAATGGGTGGATTTGGAACGCAAAGTTTAGTCACTACCACAAATTATTATGGACCAGGCACATATACTCTTAGTGCTAATGCTAATAATAGTGGTGGTGGACCTTGGGGTATTGCTATAGATTGGGTTGGATTTGTTCCACCACCACTTGTTTATGGATGTACAGATTCCCGTGCTACAAACTATAATCCAAACGCAGATGTTGATAATGGAACCTGTTCATATCCTACACCATCTAATACTCTTACTATAACTCCTAATGTTATAATTGCGGGTGCGAATGCTACTCTAGCATGGTCTGTCAGTGGTTCTACATCACAAACTTTGACAGGTTCTGGTAGTGTTGCGTCTAGTGGGTCTTTAACAAAATCTCCTACTAATAGTACAACTTATACGTTAGTTTCGAGTTATTATGGTATCACCAGCAGAACTACTGCTGTAACTATAACTGTATATCAACCAGTAGTTGCTCAATTTACAGGTGTATCTTCAAACCCTATTATTGTTGGACAATCAACAACTCTAACTTGGGTAGTATCAGGTTCTGCTAATACTCCTGCTACTATTAATCAAGGTATTGGTGCTGTATTGTTTAGTAGCAATAAATCTGTATCTCCATCTAGTACAACCACATATACTTTATCTGCCAGCGGACCTGGTGGTAGTGATAGTGATTCTGTGACTATTGTAGTAAATCAATTACCACAAATTAGTTATAATGTTCCAACTAATATAGATTATGGAGCAAGCGTAGGGTTTGTAGTGACATATAGGTATGCAACAGGTGGAGTCAATGGTACAGCAGTTTATAGTGTTAGAAATCCTACTACTGGAAGTTTTATTACTGTTTCACAAAATATTAGTTTACCTGGAACAACATCTGATCAAAGTGGTGGTGCCATTACAGGTAACGTTAATTTAAGTATTCCTTGGACAGTACAAGGTGTATTTGGTGTAGAAATTTCTTTAGCTGCTTCTGGTGGTGGTGGTACTACCAACGTATCGAACTCTATAGATGTCAATATTGATGAACTACCTGACTCTATTACTATTGACCCTAGTCTAAATCAAGTTCCAACAGATAATGTATTGGCACCTGATCAAGAGTCAGTACTGAGTGACCCTATTATTGTTGGTGATATTGATGTTGCTGTAGAAATTAGATCGGACAAACCAATTAAAGTTAAATTTGACGATGCTGATCCTCTAATTGAAGCAAATTGGAATGATGTCAGACAATCACCCTAAATACAATACGGGATAAAGTATAAGTTCGCATGGCGTATCAGTTTAGTGCTACCCCACTATATGTTGAGGAAGGTCAGTCCATCCAGTTTAGGTATGAGGCACCTCCTAGTTACTCGGAAGTTACTAATGTAACTATTGATATTGGTGAGCTCACTATTACTTGGGTTATTGAAACCAAGTTAGAAGATTTTGCTCCAGATCCATTCTTTCTACAGAATATAGATGAAGCAGAAAGTGATGTCATGTATACATATGCACAAACTGCGTTTCCTGATGATGGCGTTGCATATACTGGATTAACTCCTGGAGAACCAGATCCTCTTCGTAGTGGTGAAGAAGTTATTACTATTACTGGTTTAGATCCTGGAACTGAAGCACCATTATCAGTCACATCTAACGTATTAGATCCTAATGACTACGCTTATCGTGTTAATCAATACCTCACAGCAACTAGTTCATATGGTGCTTGGGGTCCATGGACAAGAGCAATTAACCAGACTATTTCTAACCTTGACAGAATTCAAGTTAGACTAAGAGCTTCTTCGGCACCATCTGATACCAAAAATGTTAACGTTGTTGTTGGTACTGGTTCTGCTGAATGGGAAATCACCACAGGTGCTATTCCTATCAACACTCCAAATCCTGCACCTAATTTCGGTAGTTTAAATAACCAAGAGTTGAATGCTCTTGTCTATAGCGACAGACCTCAGATTTTAGGGTTGACAACTCAAGCACTTATGACTGTTGATAATAGTGCTGAAATTGCTGTCTCTAATTTCAATACAACATTTACAAATGCTGATGGTTTTGAAGTTTTATCTAATATTATTGGTACATGGGGCAATAATAAAACAGTTCAGAATGGTCAATATGTTCAATTAAGAGGAACTAGTTCTGGAAGTGAGTTCTCGCCAAAGAATTTTAGTGTAACTATTGGTGATGGAAATGGTATTTCTGGATGGATAGTGACGACAGGTGCTGGTCTTGATGAAAATCCTAATAGTTTTGTCTTCCAAAATCTCGTCGAACAGATTCCTGGTAATGTTAATTATAGATCAACTGTTCAATCTGGATCGGCATCTAGTGGCAAAGCATTAGTTGCTGGTCTAACTCCTGGTATATTTGTTCCTGTTTCTTTGAGGAGTGGTGACACTACATCTACAGCAAATCCAAGAATTAGTGTTAATGGTGGATCATCTGGTATTATTAGTAACATTCAAGTTCAAAATGGTGATATTATTGAATTAGTTCTTGATGGTAGTAATGATATTAGTAATCCCTTGCTTCCTGGTCAAGGATCAACAAAAATGGGTATTAATGTTGGTGATAGATTTGTCCCAACATGGTCTATTACTAATTGGACTGGTCCTGATACTAGTCCATCTTTTACTCCAATCAATCAAGTTTTAAATAGGACTCCTGGTGGAGCGAGTGTGATTGGACCTATAGGCTTGACAAATTTCAACTTACCGATTACAATATCAGCATCCAGTCTAGTTGCCTATAATGAGTTTAATTTTGCTACAGGCGAAAACATCGGTAACGTATTGTTCTCTCTTAATGGAGACACACCAGCACCTGGACCTCGTACATTGAGTCCTGATCCTGGTAATAACCCAGTATTTGTAACGATTATTTACCAACAACCAGGTAATGCTAATTTAGATCCAGTTGTAGGACTATCTCATTATGGTGTAGCAGATATTAGTTTTGGAACTGCAGCGCCATTTACACTTAGATCTGTAAACTATGCAGTAAAACCAGTTCCTCCATCATATCTTGGTGTTTGGTATTCCGAGAAGAATGCATTCTTTGCTGAAGAAGCATGGGAAGCAGTATCTAATTCAGATCCTGCAAATGCCAAGAGTTTTTATAGACAACCCAAGCATGATGGTTATGCTATTGGTACTGTGTTACCTGTACCTAGAGAAACTATTGCCGATGATGGTAACTTTGGTTATGGTGATATCGACAATAGATTCCCTGGATTCCTTGAATGTGATGGAACTTCAGTAGCAGCAGCAGAGTATCCTTGGTTATGGGAATCAATTGGTAACACCTATGGTGGAAATGCAACCTATATTAGTGCATCAAAAACATACTCTGGTAATTTCAACTTACCCGACTATCGTAATGTTAGAATGGTAGGACCTGGTAGAGTAGACTTTAATAAAGGATCATCTCCATCTGTTCCTGTTACTTCTGCTGGTGGTAGTGCAGAACTTCCTGGTTCTACTGGTGGTTGGTGGTATTTTGATGATGTAGATGTTTCTGCTGCCCCTGATCCCTTAGAACAGGTTATTGCACCAGCTGGACAGACTAGTGGAACAGAATCTTCGTTCTATACATTAGGAACACCAAGAACATTTGGTACAGAATTAGTAACTACTGAAGTTGACTTTACTGTTACAGGTAATGTTAATGCTAATGTTGGTCCTGTGACTAGTGTTTCTGTTCGTCCACCACAACATGAACACCAATTTATTACTGGTCAACCAGAAGATCCTGATGGTGATCCTGTTATTCCATGGAATATTTACGCATATCTACGTACTGCTGCAAGCGGATCACAAAGTTGGAATGGTCAAAATGATAGTAAGGATGACGCAGTTGATGATGGTTACTGGGAAGATGCAAATTTCTGGAACTATGCTGATGCAGACAGAGAATTTAGTAGAGCAGGTCGTGGTTCTTTAGAAGATGTATTGCCTGGATCTGGTAGTACAACAGTTGCTTTCGGTAACTATTGGGGAACTCCTGCTGGTGATCTGCAGTCTGAAGCAAATAGTGATGGTAAGGGTGGTTCATTCTCACCTGATAGATTTTCTGCTATTGGTGCATTCACTCAAGATGCTGGTGTCATTGATACAACTGAAGGAAGAGCAAGAATTAAAAACTATCTATCCATCTACACAGGAACATTGACTCACGCACACTTGTTAGGTACTGATCCTGTATTAGATCCACAAAATGATTATACTTATGGTAATGTAAATGGCGATGCAGTTGCATATAGATCTGGTCTTGCTACGTTTAATTCCACATTTGACTTACAATTTAGTCAAAGCGACGTTCAAATTGAACTTAATCCAGCAACGTTTAGTTGGAATAACTCAACCAAACCAATTCCTCAAGCAAAAATGAATCCACAAAGGAAGGTTCCTATCCTAGCACCCTTCCACAAAATCAAATATATAATAAAGGCATACTGAGTTTTAAATAATGGTATCGAATACATTATCCAAGAAGGTCCAAGAATGGAGACCTTTAGAATTAATGATGAATGAGCAGATTACAAAAGCATCCTTTGATGACTTTATTGGAGTTTGGGACAACTTTGTACCTGAACCATTTTGCGATAAATGTATTGCATGGTTTGAGCATGTGATGAATGGCAATAGTTCAAGTGTTGATTTTGAGGAACTAGAAAGAGATTTTGGATCAAAAACTGATACCGAATATGTAGATGAATTTAAAATGGATGGTCACATCCAATATGGTAGTAATTTGTATAGAAAAGATCTTTCACTTCTAGCAAATTATTGCAATGATGGACTAAGTTACCAAGTTAATCAGTTTCTGAAGTCTTGTCTCAAGCATTATATCAGTGAGTACGGACAATTAAAAAATGTTCCTATGCTTTCAAGTGATATTAAAATGCAGAAGACACTACCTCAAGGTGGATATCATCAATGGCATTATGAAAACTCTGCTGCATCACATGCACAAAGAGAAGTTGTGTGGATGATTTATCTCAATGATGTAGATCCAGAGGCAGGTGGTGAGACTGAGTTTTTGTATCAAGGTAGAAGAATTAAACCAACAAAAGGCACAGTTGTATTCTTCCCTGCTGGCATGACACATGTACATAAAGGAAATACCCTTCTTAAAGATGATAAATATATTTTGACAGGATGGTATATTAAAACGCACCTAGCATGACCTCAACAACACCAAAAATCAAAAGACCAATCCTTCAAGTAGATTTGGTTAATAATACCATTCTAACTGCACCGATTGATCAAGTAGATATCAATGTAGATGCTGCGATGACTCGCACTAAATTCAGTGACGAATTGAAGGCAAAGTTCTACGAACAAATTGATTCTTTTTGGCATACTGATGAAGATCTATTGCTATTCTTTGCTTACAATAGTGATGACACCTTTTATGCACAGAGAAACAGACAGAAGTATGATTTTGCTTCTGAATCTAGTTATTGGAATGAATATCAGTTTAAAGGTGGCACAGTAGAACAAGCAAAAGCAGTTTACAATACTGCTTTGGCATTGTTTATTGCTGCTGCTGGTGTTAAAACTGCTGCTACATTAAAGAAACTTGATGGTGTTGAAAAAGAATATTCATTCTTTGATGCAAAATGGTTGAAGAGACTTAGAGAAAAAAGAATGATGCTTAGTGCGTCTGATTGGCATGTATTGCCTGACGTTGAGGATAGTTATGAGGGTGAAAAGCAACGTTGGATGGACTGGAGAGCAAAAGTTAGAGCTATTGGTATCCCCAATCCAAAAGATTTCCCATCACCATTAGATTTTGCTAAATCATTGTATCAACAGGTGTTCCCTATTGATCCTAAGAACTATCTCAAACTATATCCAGATGGTAAATTGGAAGATGGTGTAACTGATGCACCTGCATTCATGGATGCTGATGATGCTTCTCAGTGGACAAATTACGATGATGATGCATCATCCGATTTCCTTGACAGCAGAATGCTAAGTCAACTGATCTATGCTAGATCTAGAGTTACATCAACAAAACTTATCAAGAAAGAAATTCTTGATATTATTAAAGAAATGAAGGTAACAGAAATCTATCCTGATTTCGACTACGAACTATTCAAAGAAGAGGAAGAAGAGGATTGATATGATTTATGAAAGTGAACTTCTTGATAGTAAAGAACTATCAAGAATCAATAGTTATTTTGATGATGCACCAACCAAACCAGGATTAGTAAAGAGAGATGGCAAACATCAGGTTAATCCTGATGTAAAGGACAACCACATCATACAACAAACTTCCCCTCAGTTCAGAAAGTGTTTGGATGTTGTTCAAACAGCAATGAGAAATAATGAAGAATTCACATCAGTGTATATCTTCAAAGAACTCACTGTTCCTATTTTTGCAGAGTATAGAACTGGTGGGTTTTACAATAAGCATATTGATGATGTCACTATTTCTGGTATCAAGACACATCATAGTATTAGCATATTTCTTACCGAACCTGACGAATATGAAGGCGGGGAACTTATGCTATCAGTAGGAGATCAATCTGTACCCTTTAAACCAAAAGCAGGTAATGCATTAGTATACCCAACTGGGTTGATACATCATGTTAATCCTATTACAAGTGGCAAACGTCGTGTTGTTATTTTGTGGGCAACTAGTATTATTGATGAAACTTTCTTGCGTTATCAATTAATCGCACAATCTACAGCAACTTTAGCAGCAATGAAAGCATGTCCTGATGCACCAGTAGACACATTCTTGCCATTTGAACAAATTAGAGCTAACTTTATTAGAGAATATGGAGATCTACGACCAAACGTTAACCAATCTTGATTTTGCAGAAGTACTAGAGAAGGTAACTCAACCAAAATGGGCATATGGTCATGGTTCTTTAAGAGGATCATCTGGATTGCCCTTTTGGCAGATGGAATTGACTGATGATGAGTTCTTTTCAGATTATTTACTAAATATCATTAGAGAAACTGTAGACGAACCTCATCTAGAACTAGAACGTGTTTATGCAAATGGACACGTATATGGTGACAAGGCAATGCCTCATACAGATGGAGATTATGAAGACTGCAGAACATTCCTACTCTATGCAAATAGTAATTGGGATCATCTCTGGGGAGGCAAAACTGCTTTTCTAAACGAAGACAACACATGGTCATACGTTGAACCAGCACCTAATAGAGGAATATTCTTCCCTGGTATGAGAAAACATCATGCCGAAGAAGTCTCTAGGGTATTCAATTCATTGAGAGTCACTATCGCCTGGAAGTTAAATGGAGCTACACGCAAACTATACTATTGATTATCTACAAGACTTCATCGGTGCGTCTGCAAAGATGCAAGAGAAGACTATTATCTTTCTGCGTTCTACTGGGTGGAATAGTAGTAGTGATGTAGATGCAATCAATGCATCGAGAAACTTGTACAAAACAAGAATGGAACTTGATGTGTGGACAGGTTTAGATCAGTCTGAATATGTGTTCATTGTATGTGATAATACAGAAGAAGCATTAGAATATTGTGAAGATCTCTTCCCATCAAGTCAGGAAGCATGTTCTAGACCAGAAGATTACATTTTCTATGCGGTGTATAATCCTCAAGGTCAGTTGCTGGCGGATAACGAATAATGTTTTCAGAAGAACTAGACGTATCTAAGGTTTATAGACTTAGTACTAAAGAAATTCAATATACAACTGCATCAATGTGGGCAGTATGTACATCAATTGCTTCAGATTCTTATGATGAAATATTTACTGATTCTGCTAAGAGTCAACTTATTGATGTATTGAACTTTGACTATATTTCTAAAGGATTAGAAGTATCAAATAGTATGACAAAGTACATTGATATATGTTATAACGATACTATTGAGAAGATCTCTGCTACATGTGGTGTATTGATATCATCCATTGTTGATCCCAGCGAGTGGGAGAATGCAGTTGCTGTATTAGACCTGAATCGTGATATTAGAGAGAAAATTGTTGCTCTATTTGATATTCCTGGTCCTATAAATGTTGGTATCAGTGAAATGCATATGGATGTAGATGGTAATATTACTGGGTTGAACACATCACCAAGAGTCTTAGATCCAGCACATAAGGATACACAACTCGGTGTATTCATGAAGAGTTTGGCGGATAGAACATCATGTAAGGTCACATTTGAGCACACTAAAGGTGATAGTGGATTGATTGTTCATACTCATCGTGGATACACTACAAGACCATATACACTACCCAAAGATACAACTGGTGATAGAATCCTAGAGTTTAAGCATAGTAAGAAGAAGTGGACTAAGATTCAAAGCAGAGATCTATGGATCGATCTTATGGTGTCACGTTATGCTATGATGAGCGATGAAGATGCTGCGTGGTGTAAATCTCTATTTGATCATGATGAGCAAGAAATTGACTTCTCATTTGAATTTGATGGCGATTACAACCTCATTGATATACTAGTATCTAAGAGAGAAGCAAAAGATTTTGTCTCATGGAGACCATGACCAGTTGCTGTAGTGTCCACTGACTAGACAAGGGTGCGTTGATCTGCTATAATAATGACATCAACGCAAGACAGACCCGATGCAACTCCGTCCCCATCAGCAACGTGCTCTCGACGCGATGGACATGGAAGACAAAGGTCAAATCATTGTGCCTACTGGTGGTGGCAAGACTCTCATTGCTATCATGGATGCTGTAAAGCGTCTTAGTTCCGCAAAGACTCCGCAAACTATTGTTGTTGTTGCTCCTCGTATCATGCTGGCAACGCAACTGAGTGCGGAATATCTTGAATGCATCACCAATGCTAATGTTCTTCATGTTCATAGTGGAGAGACAAAACACTTCAGTACTACTAAGTCTGATCGTATCAACCTATTCACTCGCATGTGTCACCATGTTGGTGAGCATGTAATCATCTTCACCACATATCACTCACTCGGACGTATCATTGATTCTGGTATCAACATCGATTGCTGCTACTTTGATGAAGCACACAATGCAGTTCAGCGCAACCATTTTGTTGGTGTTGCTGCTGCTAGTCTGAGTAGCAAAGCATCATACTTCTTTACTGCAACACCCAAGCATACTCGTAAGACTGAACGTGGTATGAATAATACCGAAGTCTTTGGATATGTGTTGTGCAATGTGCCAGCTCCCGAACTGATCGCAAGTGGTAGCATCCTTGCTCCAACTGTAGTACCTTATGAAATGGACATCATTCGTGAGAAGGGTGCTGATGCCTCTGTAGGCGATCGTACCATGCTTCTAGACATCGTGGACTCTCTGCCTGCTGACAAGGCAAGCAAGATCCTTGTAGCAGCACCTGCCAGCAAGATCATGGGTGCTCTACTATTCAAGACCAGCATTCTCCACGATCTCAAGGAACGTGGTTACAATGTCCTCCACATCACCAGCAAGTATGGTGCTTATGTAAACAAGACTAAAGTCAATCGTCAAGAGTTCTTCAACACATTTGATGCTTGGGGCAAAGATCCAAGCAAGAAGTTTGTCATCTTTCACTACAGCATTCTGTCTGAAGGCATCAATGTGCATGGTCTTACCAATACTATCATGCTTCGCAATCTTGACATCATTGAGATGGCACAGACTATCGGTCGTGTTATCCGTATGAACAAGGATGATGCTGCTGATATTGCTAACGGCAAGATCCCTGCTGGTGCTGTTGGACTCTATCGTAAATCCACTGGTTATGTGACAGTGCCTGTATTCAAGAACTATGGTGCCAAGACAATCAAACGCCTTCAGCACATCGTCAACACCATTTTTGTAGAAGGTCTCCCTGCCACGTCTGTAGTTGCTTGACAAACCAAACCACCTGATATATACTGGAGACGCCTCACAACGCCTTATAGACCCCTCTCACGCAATCTAATGACCGAGACCACACCCTCCTTTGAACGCAGTCGTAAATTACGACTCGATGATGCAATTGCTGATTATCTAAATGATGATGATGTAGATGCAAGACGTGCATATGAAGAAATGCTATGCGTCATCGATGACTGGATGCAGTACCATGAAAAACATCTTGAGAAAGCACGTCAACTCAAAATGCTGATGTGTGGTTACAGAGAAATTGACAACATCGACAATCTTGCTGAGTGTATTGACAACATTAGTTCTGATCTTGGACGCCATGAGTTCTTGAAAGCAAAGAAAGATTGTGAAATTAAGTATACCGACACACCCGAACGTTATTAATATGTGGACACCACAAAAAGAGATTAAATACGTGAAGACTGCTCTCGAAAGTCCTCACCTGTACGATGATGATGAACTACGACGTTTAAAACGCCGTCTCCGTGATCTTCGTGCCATCAAGAGAGACATGACTAGAGGTAATGGGTTCGGTAATGGGGGTGCTCCTGTTATTGATCTCACACAATCAGGACTTCAATCTACCGCAGATGAAGCAACTGAAACTCTAAAGCAATTAAATAAGACATCATTCTAAGTCAGAATTTACATGGCACACAATCAAGACGCGGCAGATGCATTAACCGATGAAGTAAAAGACTTGGTTAAAGATCTCCAAGATCGTAACAAGCAATTAGAAAGCAAACTAAAATCTCTAGATTGCTACGTTATTGAACTACAGACCCAAATGAGTGACATGCAAAACAGAGAGTATGACGTTTGAATTGCTCCAACCAGTAGCATACCGACACAACTCGGGCTACATTTCGTTTATTTGTGACAGATACGTTTGTATTTGTTTTATTGATCGACCCGACGCTAGTTGTCGTTGGGGTCGTTATCAAGTTAACCTGATCGTTTATTCTGAATATTGGCATGAAATACGCAGTTGTTTACAACAAGAACAAGGACAAGAAAGCGACGGGACGTGCAGTATCGCGCCAAGAAGCAGTCTTCTACAACCTAGACGACGCAACTAAGTGGGAACAACATATCAACATGACAATACATGTAAAGACTAACATCGTCCCTATCTTCGGTGACACTTGATGAACTGGTTGGGGAGGGTTGACACCCTCCTTTTTTTATGCCATACTACTTGTATTGAGACACACACCATGCACATCACTGACGTTCCTAACGCCATTCGTGTTGGTGAGATTTCTCACGGCACTGCTGCTTACTCTGGTCCCAAGCATGTTCTTTACAAGACCAAACTTGTGATGAACTATGATACCAGTTTTCCTAAGAAACTGAAGAGCAAGCATGTGTCTCTTGTGTACATTCTGTGTGTAGATGGAGAGATCTACAAGATTGGTCAATCTTCTACCAAGAGTGGCATTCAAGGTTGTATGGGTTTCTATCTCAATGCTGGTCAAGATGACCCTGGCATCAATCGCTTTGCCATTAACTGGTTCATGCGTGAAGAACTGAACAAGGGCAACAAAGTTGAGGTTTACATGATTTACATGGAACCCATTGTAATTGAAGTTCCTGGTTTGTTCAAGTCTCAGCAAGTGAGTGTTCCTGTCAGTGCCAAAGGTATTGAAGAAAACTGCTTGATGGAGTATAATACCATTGAAGGATGCTATCCTAAGTGGAACTACCAAGAGACTGGCGTTTCTCTTCCTGATTCCATTCATGAAGCGTTCGGGCAGTACAAAATCGATCGTAAGACTAAATGAAGACACCTATTCGCTATGCAGGCGGTAAAAGTAAAGCATACAACATCATTACGCAACAATTACCTGAGACAGATCGTATTGTGTCTCCATTCATCGGTGGTGGTTCATTAGAATCACGCTGGTCAACTGAATTAGGTAAGAATGTCATTGGTTGGGATGTATTTCCCGCGCTAGTAAACTTCTGGGTAGTTCTATTGAACCAACCAGATGAACTAGCAGACGCTCTACAACTCATTGAACCAACCAAAGAGAAGTATGCTGAGATCAAAGAGCAACTAATTTGCTGGGATTACACTCAGGAAATGCTCAAAGACTGGAAGACAGAGTATTACAAGCGTGATCCAATCCGTCTTGACAACATCACTGCCGCAGCATATTACTATTACAACCACAATCTATCCTATGGTCCGATGTATCTGGGGTGGATGAGTAAGATCTACCAAGATCAGAAGAAGTGGGACACGATGATCAAGAAGATTCGTAACTATAAGAATCCGAATCTCAGTGTGTACCAGTCATCATTTGAAGATGTCATAACTTCATATGATACTGACTTCTTGTATCTTGACCCACCATATTATCTCAAGAAAGATAAGGATAACAAGATGCTCAAGGGCATGTATCCAAATTGTAACATTGATGTCCACCACACTGGGTTCGATCATGCTATACTGAGAGACCTGCTCCACTCGCACAAAGGTCCATTCATTCTCTCATACAATAATTGTGAGACCATTCGCGAGTGGTATGGTGACTTCGAGTTACACTATCCTGAGTGGCACTACTCTTACCAACTAGGTGAGACACGCATTGGTGACAATCGTATCGCCAACAAATCTGACCACACCAAAGAATCACACGAAATCCTTATTATCAAACGATGAACAATTCTGTCCTTGACATTGACTACGCTGAAGTACTGGAGTATGATGAGCGTATGAAAGCACTACATATGGCAGAATATTTCCTGCCAAGTAATGAAATCTATGAACTCCTCCCCGAAGACCTCCTCAGTGAATACTGATCAAATCACCATGACCTTATCTATCAATGAGATTCAATTTCTCATTGATTGTATGTGGGGGCATACGCGCCATGATTCACAAGCAATGGCATTTAAGTACGGCATCAATGATGTTGATCTAGAAAAACGTCTGTCTCACCTTGTAGCAGACAATGCAGCAGACAGCACCAACACTTAATAATCACCTTTATGTTACGTTCAACACTACTTGCACTCTTAACTACACTCAGTTTAGGTGCTTCGCCACATGTTCTTGCTGATGATAGTAAGATCACCCAAGGATATAGAACCATGGATTCTCTTGGTTGTATGCTACTGGGTGAATGCACTGATGGTGTAGAGAAAGTATACTCTATGCTTGACATATCATCTAACTATGACAATACAGGAGCATTCACTAGTGTCACTGGTGAGTTTCACAACATCTTACACTCACTCAATCAAATTGGTGTGAATGTATTTCTTGCTGATGAGAAGTATTTCCCCGCGATGCATCGTGGTGTCTACCATACAGTTAGCAATAACTTCTTTCTGAATAAGGATTTCATGGGTGATCCTGCTGTTCTAATGATGGTGATGAGACATGAAGGGTGGCATGCTGCTCAAGATTGTATGGCAGGTAGTATTGACAATAGTTTGATTGCGATTATTAAACCTGAAGATCAAGTTCCTATGATCTGGAGAGTGCTTGTAGAGCGCACATACCCTGCTTCAGCAGTCCCATGGGAGGCAGAGGCACAATGGGCAGGCAGAACTGAGAACATGACGATGGATGCCCTTGCAGCGTGTGCTGGTGGCAATATGTGGGAAGTATATGATCCCACACCAAAAACAGGCGAGTGGTTGAGAGAAAATGGATATATCAATTGAAATCCAAGAAGATGCCACAACAAAAGAACTCTACATCGAGATCCCCGAAGAGATCATCGAAAAACTCAACTGGGGTGAAGGTACAATCGTCAACTGGGAAGTCAACGAAGACAACTCGATCAAAATCAGTACAGAAAACTCTAGAGAGCAATCTAGAGAAGTTAACATCAGTCAAGCAACAGAAGAAGATTGGAATAAGTTCTGGTGTGAAGACGAAGGTTTCGGATTCCATTAAATACACCAGATCAAAAGATCTGAAACTATTCCCACATCTTGGTACATTTCCTTGGCGATTGGAAGATCGAAAAGAAAAGAAAGTATGTTGGTTTCAGTGTTATGATCATGCAGAGAAATATATTAATCGATATAATCTGACTAAACTCCAATACAAACTACAGGAAGCAGTCTCATGAACCCTGACAACATCGATCAAGAGAGTAAAGAAGACAAATGGAATCGTGGACTTGATTTGTTCATTGAATCTGTACTGAAACCTGATCCTGCACTACGTCAATGTGCTCACAATCAGATGTGCTATCATGAGTTAATGGATGTACGTAGTGATGTTCTGAAGTACTTAAAAACAAAACGTTGGAAGTAAACTCGATACCATGGACACTAATAAGAACTCTCCTTGGAATAGCAGAGAGGAGATGATCAATGCCATTAGACATGAAAACAAGATAAAGAATAAGAAATGGGGATTTGAGAAACCATTCCCAATCAAAAATCCACACAAACAAAAGAAAGATGTCTAAGAAATCCAAGAAAGTCACATGGTTTGAGCAAACCAGTGATGAACCATACGATAGACATTTCTATCAGGTATCATTTCCTGATGGTAGATCATATCAGTTTCCTGATTATGAGATGTTACGTGCTTTCTGGTTTCAAACTATGAATACCACGGGTGCTGTCGTTTCAGTCATGGACATGTGCCAGTATGAGTAGTGTCCACAATTGTGGCACAGCACCCCAAAACCCTGTATATTAAGAGAGTCAAAGGAACACACCTCACATGCAACTCACCACACTCGTCACCACAGTTGATTTCTTTCCTGAAGCATTCATTGCTGAAGAGTCTGGCACAATTGTCAAGCGTTTCCAGAAGCGCGTCACTTTCAACTCTAATGGTCAGAAGTCTTACAGCACAGTCACAGCACTCACAGCACGTAACGAGTGGTCTGAGCGCATTGCTAATGGTGCTGAGGTGACTGGTTACAACGTAGATCAAATGCCACGCTCCGAGTATTCTCCAATGGCAGTTGGTTGATCAATGAAGCGATTAGGATGAGTTAATCGCTTCATCCTAATCAATTCTCAATTTCACTCAAATAAAGCATGAGAATCACACAGTATCTCCTAAGCGGCATCTTTGCTATTGTTGCTCTCACTTGTTATCTGCTATTCTTAGCAGAGCGTGATAGTAAGATGATGAACTATTATGACTCAACCATTGAACGAACTGCCAACTGATTTCCCACATCAACCACCACAAGGTTTCACATACTATGTTAAAGAACATAAGACCAACGTCATTGGCATTTGGATTAGGAATCATGCTAGGTTTAGTTACAGTAATGACCCTATCGTCTCAATTTGGGGATTCTACAACACAAAAAAACAATGTTACATTGCCCCAATTAACCACAAACGTCCTGGCAAACCAGTAGACGTAAGCACCACCACGGCATATTCTTCTATGCCACTACTTAAATCATACGTAGAACAATGACTATTCCAGATACAACTTCATTTGAAGATCTAATTGAAGAGATGTGTGATGATCCAGCATTTGTTGCACAATGTGAGAAGAACAATCGTGAATGGGATGAAGAAGTTGCGGCAGAGTTAGAGATTACAATTGATGAGTTATGGGATAGATTGGGGATCACATGGCATGAAACTCGACAGTAAAGCAAGAGTATTAGGCAGTATTGGTGTTATCACTGCCTATTTTGTGATTCTACATGTAAATGTGATTGTTGGTGTGATGATTAATTGTGTTGCTGATTTGATTAGCATACCATACTTCATCAGAACAAAGTCTTGGGATGTGGTGATCATGGTAGTGTTTCTATTCATGATTAGTATGTCACGACTGACCACTTCGTGAACTGACCACTGAACCACCACAGGGCACCTCAACACGCTATACTATATTCATACCAAAGGGAACGACCCACATGGCAGTCACCGCCGTCAAGTTTGCACACTATCGCATCTTCATCACTAATGAGGACAGCACAGTGAGCACACTTTACTCTAAGCAAGGTCAATGCACCACTATCAAGGGTCGTCAGCAGCAACTGGAGCGTGTTGTGAACATGGTAGTGGAAGGCATCCGTGATGTTAAAGGATGGAGACGCTTAACAGTTGAGACTATGACACCTGATCAAGTGTCTGCATGTGGGTTGCAATGATCCCCACTAAGCATTATACTAACAACATCAACACAAACGACATGACTGCTTCATTCACTGACTTCGTTGCCACTCAAGGGGCACGTAACAGCATTCAACTCAAGGTGAGAGAGTATTGCCTGATGTTATGTGATGCATTGGAATATGACTTCAAGCGTGATAGCATTCGCCGTGCTAACTTCTTTAATCATACTGAACCTGAATACAAAGCAAAGCGTCTTGCTTCGATTGAGAGTGGTGAATGTCTGTATAAGTTCTACATTGAGAGTGGTCGTAAGTATCACAAGATCATCATGGAGACTGATGGTGGCAATCGTAGCGTACATTGCTTCATTAACATGAAGACTGGTGAGTTGCACAAGGCAGCATCATTCAAAGCACCAGTGAAAGATGCCCGTTTTGATCTGAATATTATTAGAGAGCGTGAGTTTGTACTTGAGAACTGCGACTGGAGTGGTGGTTACCTCTACAAAAATGCTTACTACCAAGGTGCTTGACAACCAACCAAATACATAGTATACTGAATTCATTCAACACACAGACCGATGACTGCTCCCCAGTTCTTTCTCGTTGCTTCCCCACATGTTTATGCCATTGGTGCTGATGGTTACATGTTTGGTGCTTACATTGACAATGATGGTATGCCTGATTGGTCTACATCTTATGACTTCAATCCCCAAGATGAGGATGTAGATCATATTGTTCATATGTGTCATCTACTCAAACAAGCACAACAACTGACTCAAGAACACACCAGCGAGGTATTTGTCAAGTGAATTTAATTTCTGATCACGTCAAAGAATTAGTTGAACTCCAACAACTGACACCAAACACATTCAAACCAGTACCAAACAACATTGACCCAGATAAGTACTGGCGTTATTTCTCTAAATTCCCTAACGAGTTTGCTAAAGGTTTGTCCCTAGCACTTACTAAAGAACAAGTGTTCGTTCGTTATGATCATCTCTCTAACGTACTTACAATCCAATGAACAATAAACTTGCTAAAGAACAAGCATCTATCTCTAATCAGATAGACACCATCATGCAGAATAGACTACGACGATTTAAGTTTCTTCTTAAGAAAGATCGTATGGATGATGCCATGGCACTTGCTGATGAGTTCTATGAATGGATGCTACTAGGTGAAGAAGAAAATGAACAGGAAGAGATCAGTTATTATAATGCAGATGAACTTAGTGAATACTACACATAGATGAGACGAAAGTTACCTAACACTTACTATGCTATAGGTTACGAACATATCCCATATGGGCATACTGAATCAACAACTCAATATGCCTGTTATATGACCCTTCAATCAGCACAAGAAGCAATGATGAAGATGATTAAAAGAGGACAAGTCGTAATAGGGATGGAAGAAAAGAAATTGGTATTATCTCCAGAGATACTCACTATACACCGCAAAGGCACTCCCTAGTGTTTACAACGACTTTTAAAGATAAAACTTTATAATGTGTTGAGTGCCTGTGGAAAAACCTGTGGAAAACTAAATGGTTTATTTAATATAGGTAAGGTGCGGTGGAGTTGTTGTCTTAGCGCACCCTGCATCGATTGTCAATGCCCTCTATGACACGTTGTAAACTGGCACAAACCCCCGCCGAGGGTCACAGGGTCACTGCTATAATATAGAGGTCTTCGAGAGGCACACAGAGGCAACTTGAAGAAAAGCAAAAAACTCGAAAACTCAAAAACTTAAGAAAGTCAAAAAGTTCGTTTTTTAAGAAAGTTCAATTTTTAAAAAACTTTAAATTTTAAGATTTAATTTAATTTCACAAATGACACAATCACAATTCTCTACTATTCTTAAAGACTTTAACTCATTAGAGTCATCTATGGTTAATCGTATAGTATTAAGAGAAGACTATATTGAGATTCAATTCACTACTAGTAATGTAGTGTATAAGTATCAAAGAAATGTAGATACTTTCGATAATAACTTACAAAAAGTCATTGATAGTAAAGAATCAGTAGGTAAATTCTTGAATAATAGCATTAAACAAGAGGAACTGACTCTAATTGACAAGATTGTACCATAAATACTCATATTAATCACTAATTGACTGATTTTTACACTAAAGATGGCAAAAACTAGCAAAAAGTATACTGAATCGTCTACAAAACAAGTAAGAGACGATTATGAGTCGTATGGTTACAATGTGTCAAATGCTAAGCGTTACAATAAGCGTAACAAGCATGAGCGCAAGTTTAAAGATAACGAATATTTCGAGGATTGAGTAGAAGTATGTGCCACTAGTTGAAGCGTCCACTATATCATCCAAAATCATCCTGATCGTGTAGTGTATACATGGTTGGGATTTTTTTATGACTGAACCATACATACCCACATTTGTGGAGTATACTTCTGGTGTCAAGTTTTGGACTAAGTGTATCAAACTCGTAGTGCAACTAAGTAAGAAGAACTAGTCAGCTGCCTGTGGAAAACTTTTATTCCACAGGACAATCGGTGAACAGCACACCATCGCTTGATTTCTGCCTCAGATCCTGTATTGTATACACATGAACAACGAAACACCAAGCAACAACCCATACGTCAACAACCTCGTTGAGATGGGATACGATCGTGCCGACTGCGAGATGGTCGCTGCTGCTGGTCTTGATGCCACGTACCCACGTGTGATCCATGGTCGCACCTTTGAGACTAAGGCAGAATACGATGAGGCACTCGCAGATTATCTTAATGGTCTTTGACCCCATCTCACCCCATCAACCTCTAGACTAATCACATGGACAAACTCAACAACATCGCACACGACATCAGGGGGTTCTGCATTGCTAACCCTGAGGCAGACTTTGAAATGGTCATGGATTTTGTAGACTCGCAGATCGTCCCCTTTGAGGCAGATGACAACCTATGCGATCTTGCCATGATGATCATGCTAGATGTGGATGAAATGAACCAGTCTGACTAGTGGCACACAGGGGGTTGCAATTGCCCCCCATCCCTGCAACAATACATTCAAGACAAACAACCAACGACTTTCATGCGTAAGATCGAAACCCAAATGAACGCTGCTATCAAAGGCAACGCCAACTGGACTAAGGCAAACACATCTGTTACGACTCAAGATGGTGTGTCTGAGGTTCGCTTGCATGGCAACAAAATTGCTGAGATTGGTGATGAGTTCGTTCGCATCTTTGATGGCGGTTGGCAGTCAAACACAACCAAATCACGTCTCAATGCTATCATCAACGAATTCTGCAACGCATACACTGACGGCGTGTTTCAGAAAGATTTTGCATGGTATGTTCGTGACAACAAAGTCACCCATGATTTCGTGAATGGTTACACTTTCGTTGAGTTTGCCTGATTAACACTCACCCATTCACACTATCTAACACAAACTCATGAACTACACTCTCAAACAACTCCAAGACAGAGTATCATCTATGATCAAAGAACAGGGGGAGGATGCAGAGTGTGCAGCATGGATTTATACTAAGAATGATTGTCACTTAAAGGATGAAGATGGCAACACTGACTATGATAACAACGTAGAAGATCCAGCACTGCTTGCACGTATCTTTGATGATGTGGGCAACATTGATTACATCTATCAGGTCATTCAAGAGGCAGTTGATGAAGTCGTAGAGGAGGAAATCGCAGCGACTAAGTAACACAAACTGGTCGGCTGCCTCCCAATTGCCAAAGTGTCACAGGGTTTTGGCACTGCCTCTCACAGCCCCTATAATAAGGACATGAACAAAACACAACGCCATCACAACGGACAATTCATCACAACAGGTGATCCCTCCCCTTTGATGAGTCGCGTCATGGATTCGATCCTTAAGCAACAGCAGGCAGAGCATGATTATCGCATGGCAGTGAGAGCAGGACGCATTGAGCAGGTCCAGTCTACGAACTGGAACATCAGCGACAGACACTAGACCCTGACCCTGTAGACTAACAGCATGAGAAACGATTCAATGATCACACCAAAATGCATCGCTGTCATCGGTGGATGTGATCACGAGGGCGAGTACTTCAGAACCCTTCGTCTCTTTGATTGCCAATCAACGGCAGATGCCTACGTGGTAGAACTTGAGCGTGAGTTTGATTACGTGCTCGTGGAGGTAAAGGAGATCTCACAATACAGCATGATGATGGGAGGGACAATCGGATAAGTGACACAGGCAACCCACTAGTTGCCACCCCGACCCTGTAGACTTAGTTCAACAAACAAACAACCCACAAATCATGTTCGCAGTTCAACCCACCTCCTTCGGCACCTTTGACGAGTGGGGCGCTGACTACACACCCACCATTGCTGGCGCTTATCGCATCGCAGCAATCAGACAGCAGGAGCAAGAGGGAGACCAGATGATCTGGCGTCTCACCTCAGGGCAACCCATCCCATGGGTGCGTGTCTATGAAGACGAGAACATCAGCAGTGTGACAGAGCAGGAGCTGGCACTGCTCGCCTAGGCATCGCCCCTCTACCGACTACAATACAAGAGAACACAACACAGGACACAGCATGAACGGATGGGCAACCTACGAAACATGGAACGTCGCTCTTTGGATCGGCAATGAGGAGATGATCTACCGCCATGCCAAGGAGAACAAGAACCTTGGGTATCGCAAGTGGGCGAAGCGATTCATCGATGAGTTCGGTGAGTACATCACAGGCGACGGCGTGGCATGGTTGCACGACGACATCGACACCGATGAGATGGATGAGATGCTGGCAGAACTCTAAGGGGTTGCCCCCTTTCTTTACACTAACCCCACCACACTACATGTCAATGAACATCAGGAAGTATCGCAAGGCAGTTGATGCCATCATGGATCAGTATGGATTTGTTTTCTTTGACGATTCCAATCATTTGAAATACAAGCACCCATCACTAGGTATAGTTCAGACATGCTCAAAGACACCAAGTGATAACTACGCACTGGCACAGATTAAGAGACAATGTAGAAGATCAGTAGCAGCACTAAGTTAAACACAGGGGGCAGTAATATGCCCCCTTTATTGTATACCCCCGAATGCCGAGCGGGACTCCTACGCCTACTCTAACCTACAAAGTGTTACCCAAGCGAGATAAATATTAGTGCATCTCCGAATATAAAAAATCCTCCAGGTATGAACACACGCACAACACCTTTTGAAGAAATCAGTTATATTAGTATGTGTTTAGTGGAGGTAATACGTATTTTAGGAATAAATGCATATAAAAAAATCCGCCCAGTAAAAAAATGACTGAAAAAGAGGAAAACCTAGAGATCAGGTATAAAACAAAGGATGGCACGATTAAGGAGCAAAGGTTTGATGATTTCAATGAATTTGCCGATGCGATCCAAGATGCTGCATTAGATTACTATGCGGGTGCTGAGGCAGCACCAGAGATGGATATTTCTGCAGCATTTGGAGCATATGGCATACAACAGAAGGAGCAATTTAAGAATGGATCAAGAGTTAACAGCGAGATTGAATTCCTTGGAGAAGAGGTTGAAGGAATGTGAGGAACCAGGGACGATGTATTATTGCCGTCCAGGATCTGTGCAACATGAAAAGTTGGCAGATTTTCTCAATGATGTGTATATACAATTACAGGAGATAAAATGCCAGGTCCAGTCGTTGCAGACACCACCTTCGTAGACTCTGGTGGTACGGGAGCATGTACGACACCTCCTACTGTCTTAGGGGCACCGAGTAGTGGTGGTAGTGCGAGGGTATATGTGGGAGGTAAACCAGTAGTAAAGGAGGGTGATGTATTTTCACCTGTACCTGGCACTACACCCAATGGCAATCCTTGCACTAGTACCAGGACGTTGAAGGGGTCGAGTACTGTGAGAGTAAATGGTGTTAGTATTGGAAGAATGGGTGACACATTGAATCCTGGCACAGGGATCACGATTGCTGCAGGGTCTAACAAAGTATTTGCAGGGTAGTGAGGGTTGTGCTATAATATGGAGGTAATCAAGAGAGACTCATGGCAAAAGCAGGCGGATTCATGAAAGGCGGCACGTATGTGGAAGCAATTCCCAAGAAGAGTCGTCAGGGTAAGGGGAAGCACACCAAGTTAAGTGCAACCAGTCGTAATGGAGCAAAGAAGCGTTATCGTGGTCAAGGAAAATAAGGTAGAAGGATCTACGATATATCAGATCGACGATTATTATTCAGATCCAGATAGTGTTGTCAGAAGTTTTCTCGGCACACTACCTGGGTTATGGAAGGGTGATGAGAGTCGATCAATGAACGGGGTATACTTCGAGGATCGTAGACATGATGTTTATCACTCTGATTCAATAAGAGTTTATGATGACTTAGCAGAAATTTGTGGACATCGTGCTATTGAATCAGGTCAAGTGATTACAAATTTAACTCGATTCAAGAAATGTGAGTTTAATAATTATCATGATCATTATTGGTGGCCACATAAAGATGCAGGGTATACTGGGATCATATATTTAAATAATAATCCAGGTGATCGTTCAGGTACGAATCTTTATATTTCCAAGGATATCGATAATAAGACGGGAGTCAATGAGCACGAATTCCCATGGCGATCTAAAGAGTATTATGAAGTGATACATACGTTAGAACCAAAATACAATCGATTATATATTTTCAACGGAAATAAATTTACGCATGGAATGAATATTGTTGATGATATGTATTTTGGTGAAGAGTATAGATTAAACCAAGTATTCTTTTTCACCGATGTCTAAGATTGATGCTGTTAGTAAATGGATCGAGTATGTTTCGGTAAAACGAAAGGAACTTGGTGGGCATGCTATATGTCCCTTTGCAGCAGCAGCAAGTGTAGAGGTTATAGAGTGTAATTTAAGCGACATTGCTCTGAATTCAGACCTTAACGCTGAGATCATCATCTTTATAGTCGAGGATGACATTTCAGAAGCAGCATTACTACAAAGTGTATCAATGCTGAATATGGAACAAAATGAATATATTGTATTAGATGATCATAAACATGATCCTTCATATATCAATGGTATTCAAACGAACTTTGGTAAATACAACATTGTATTGTGTTCAAAAGTTGATAAATTAGAACAGGCAAGGAAATCTTTGCACCAGACCGATTATTATAGTTATTGGTCACCAAAAATGTATACGAGAATAGTCCATGGCAAATAGTCCCACCGATAAGAGCAACGATTTCGTACAATCAGGAATGACCTTGATCACTCAAGTGGAAAGTGATTATTGGTTGAATAAGTCTGCTAAAGAAAATGAACTAATGCAACAGACCAGAGAATTTTTATCTACAGCAGAATGGGACGATGGATTTGTTGGTAAGTGACTAAATACTAGGAGGTAACCTCTACTAATAAGTGGCGAATCAACAATCGTTTAAAGATTTGAGCATTACGTTCAAACCTCATCCTGTAACAGGCGATTTAGTCGTTAAGAAGGATGATGCTGCAATTAAGCAGGCGATTGTAAATTTATTATTAACAAATAAGGGAGAAAGACCCTTTGCTCCTGATCTAGGTTCTGATCTACGTTCATTAATGTTTGAACCACTTGATGTGGCAACTGCAGGTCAGGTTGCCACTAATATTAAAAAAACGTTACGTGATTATGAACCACGTGTTGCAATGACTCAACTTTCTGTTGAAGCAAACTTTGATAGTAACGGGTTTGATGTACAAATAGAGTTTGAGATTGTTGGTAGAGAAGATTTTCCACAAACACTAGAATTCTTCCTAGAGAGAACTCGATAAATGCCATACGTTCAGCTGTCAAACCTAGATTTTGCAGATATTAAGACTGCTCTCAAGGAATACTTGAGATCGCAGCAAGAATTTACTGACTTCGATTTTGAAGGTTCAACATGGGCGAACCTTTTGGATGTGTTGGCATATAACACCTACTACACAGCATTCAACACTAACATGGTGGTGAATGAGACGTTCCTTGATTCAGCAACGCTGAGGGACAACGTAGTAGCATTAGCGAAGCAATTAGGATACACACCCAAGTCTGCAACTTCACCAAAGGCAGTATTAACGTTTAGAGCAGTTTTCCCCAACACTGCACCCAATGAGATCATACTGAAGCGAGGTACAGGATTTACCGCATCGTATGACACAAAAGCGTATAATTACGTTGCAGTTGAGGATATTAAAACCCAAGTAGTTAATGGAACCGCAACTTTTGATGAAGTTGAAATCTATGAGGGTAATTTTGTTACAGATACTTATATTGTAAATGCAACTGCGTCGAACAGGTTTACAATTAAGAACCCATCTGCGGACATTTCTACGTTAAGAGTACGTGTTTTCCCTTCTGCACAGGCAAGTACGGGAACTATGTTTGCAAGAGCGGACAATATACTTGCTGTTACGGGAGATAGCAAGGTATTCTACGTAGAAGAGATTGAAGATGAGCAATATGAAATTTTCTTCGGTGATGGAGTCCTTGGAAAGAAATTAGAAGCAGGGAACAAGATTGACATTACATATCTCTCTACAAATGGTCCTGAGAGCAATGGTGCCAAAGCATTCACCTTTAATGGCGTCCTAGAGGACCCACAGGGGTCTTCTAACTATAATTACAGCATTTCCTACACGTCAGCAGCAGATCTTGCTGAAGCGGCAAATGGAGGTGCTGAAATTGAGTCGCTTAAAAAGATCAAGTACAACGCACCCAAGTTTTTTGGTACACAGAACAGAGCAGTAACTGCAGAAGACTACGCAGCAATTGTTCGTGAGATTTATCCTGCTGTTGCTGATATCATTACGTTTGGCGGAGAAGAGGATGATCCCCCAGAATATGGTAAGGTAAAGATTGTAGTAAAACCAAAATCCGCATCAAGGTTGAGTTCTAGAACCAAGAAAGAAATTAAAACTGGTCTCAAACCATATATTGTTGCTTCTATTACTGCTGATATTGTTGATGCATCTGTACTATATGTTGAGATGACATCTAGGGTCATGTTTGATAAGACTAAGACTAATCAAACTAATGACGAGATCAAATCCAAAGTTATTGCTGGATTAGAGAAATATATCGAAACATCTGATACAGAAAAATTTAATGGCAAATTTAGGTATTCAAAATTTGTCAGTGTCATTGATGATGCAGATCGTAGCATTAACGGCAATCTTACGACAATTAAAATGAGAAAGGATTTCTATCCTAGTATCAATAACAAATTCTTTTACGAAGTGTGTTTCCAGAATGCATTTGATGACACATGTGATGAGGATACTATAGTTCAATCTACTGGATTTAAGGTTAGCGAATATCCTTTGTATACAGTGTATCTGGAGGATCGTGCTGGTAAAATGGTCCTATATAGAATAGACTCTATAACTAGTGAAAAAATTGTTCTCAACGATTCTGTTGGAACAGTAGATTACAAGAAAGGTGAGGTTAAATTGTTCGACTTGACGATTATCAAAGGTAGTTTCTTTGACAATCGTATTGAAATTAGATCTGTCCCTTTGAGCAATGATATTAGTGCCATCAGGGAAGTTTATCTTGACGTAGATATCCCTAAGAGTTTGTTCACGATTATCGCAGAGTAAGTTTAAATGGTAGAGACCAGAAGAATATCTACTCTTATTGAATCTCAACTGCCTGAGTTCATTATCAATGAATATGAGAATTTCTCTAAAGTCATTGAGAAATACTATGAGCAGTTGGAGTTAAGAGGCAATCCTCTTGACGTGATTAGTAATATCACGAAATATCGTGATATTGATTTTTATGAAAAAAATCTACTTAAAGAGTCTACTAAAGTATCATCTTACGTTGATGCAGTTGATACCACTATTCAGGTTGAAGATGCATCTTCCTTCCCTGAAACTGATGGTTATATCTCTATCGGCAGTGAAATCATTTTTTATAAGTCTAGAACCGACTATGAATTTAGAGAAGTATCCCGTGGTGTCAGCGGCAATCAAAGACTAGGAGATTTGTATAGCTCCAGTCAGTTTGTTACCACTCTGGCAGAAAATCATGACATCAATGACAATGTACAGAACATTAGTAATCTGTTCTTGTATGCATTTGTCAAAAACTTTGAAAATGATTACCTAGCATCATTCCCAGAAAAGTATCTAAAGGAAGATGTTGATAAGCGTACCCTAATCAAGAATATTACTGATTTCTATCAGGCAAAGGGTACTGATAGGTCTATTCAGTTTATTTTTAATACACTAGTTTCTAATGATAAACCCAAGGTTCTAAGACCTAAAGATAATACTCTAAAATCATCTTTTTCTGATTGGGTTACATCATATGCTCTTAAGGTAATTGTTTTAGAAGGAAATCCTGATGATTTAATCGGTGAGACAATTATTCAGAATCTAGATCCACTCAATGAATCTATTGAGTATGCATCTGCTATTGTAGACAATGTATTCAGTGCTGGGTCAATTGATGGATTATCTTTGTATGAAATTACGATTGATACTGCTACACTTAATAACCAATTCAGTACTGCATCTAAAACACGCTTAACTGATGGTCTACCAACTAATAGTGATGTTGGTGATAGGATTAATGTATTCTCTACAGAAGGATTTTTACAGCAGGGCAGAATCTATATTAATGGAGAAGAGGTTCAATATTCCTCTAAAAATGTAGATCAGTTCGTAATTAGTCGTAGGGAAAGATCTGATGGGTATGCTGTAGATACTAACGTCTATAGTTACTCTACAATCACCTCTGGAGACGTTAGATTACTTTGTCTAGGAGTTCTATACAATCTGGAGCAAGAGACCTCTGCTCCGTATTCAGAACCAGGTGATAGGATTCAAATCTCCGAACCAGGATTCACTGATATCGATCCAATTCTTATTGATACTAATGGTAATTTAAGATGGTTTGAAAATGATGGTTATGGATCATCTGGCGATATCAATGTTGGTAATGTTATTAGTAAGTTAAAAAATAACATTTCTGCTGTATATCGTGATGAAAACTATTATTATCTTGCTACAGGAGGATTGCCAAATAGACCTATCTTGTATAGTGGTATTGGACAAACTCTAAGTGATCAAAAAATTCTTAGATTGATTCGTAAGAAACCACTTACGATTACCGAGTCTTATGAGACTTCACAACGTGATGTTGGTATTTTTGTTGATGGCACCATTGCGTTCAGTCACAAAGACTTTGATCAAATCAAATATGGTAAAATTACTAAATTTAATATTGAAAACAAAGGCAATGGTTATAATGATCCCCCTAACGTTCTTATTAATGGAGCACCAGGATTAGCAAGAACATTTTTGTCTGGCGAGACAATTGGTACTATTGAACTAGAAACTGATAATATTTTTACTAGTGTTCCTGAAGTTACGATAACTTCTGGTAGAGGAGCAGAGGCAACAGCTGTTGTAACTTTCGGTACTATCACAAGTATTAATGTTATTAATTCTGGAGAATACTATTCAACTCCTCCTAGAGTTGTAATTACAGATAAACTAGGTAAGGGTCGTTTTGCAGAATATAAAGCAATTCTAGAAGATGGTAAAATTGTTTCCTTTGAAAGTGTAGATCAAGGTAAATTCTACAGCAAAGGAAATGTAATTGTTGAAATTATCCCAGTTGGTAGAGATGGTCTGGTAACATGTGATGTGTTCACTTGGACTAAAAACAGATATAATAAATTACAACCAGATCTAGACAATAATAATTCTTACGTATTTCCTCACTATAATCCAACTAGAGGATTTGGATATGGCGTTTGTGCATCTCCAACTCAATTAAGAACTGAGTTATCTGATGATGGAACTGGACATTCACCTATTCTAGGTTTTGCTTATGATGGTAATCCCATCTATGGTCCTTTTGGATTTGAAAATCCACTAGATTCTACTAGTACAGTAGGAAGGATTAGATCTGCATATAGAATTAAAGCAACTAGAACTAATGGACCATCGGTAGATGAATTTCCTATCGGAACATTTATCCAAGATTATGAATGGATAGCAAGTACATCTATCGGTAAGACTGAACTAGATGAGAATAATGGTAGATTCTGTGTAACTCCAGAATATCCTACTGGCACCTATGCATATTTTATTAGTGTTGATTCTGATGGCAACCCCGCCTTCCCATACATTTTAGGTAACAATTTTTATTCTTTACCTGTTGATTCTAACTATAATGCAGATTTAACTCAGGACGATCTACCGACAAAAGCAGAAAGATACAGAATTCCTGGTATGGACGGAAATGGTTCCCAATCCATGCTAACTATTGCTGAGACTTTATCAGGAAACGTTGAAACTTTAAGTATTTTAAATTCCACGGATCAGTTTAAAGTTGGTGGTAAATTTCAAGTTAGTGATGTAAGAACAGAGGGATCTGGTGCGTCTGCATTTGTTTCTTCTGTTGTAGGTAAAGATATTCTTTCTATGGATTGTAAGTCCTTAGAAACAACTAATACTAAGTCAGTTGCACTAGTACGATTAATTGCTCCAACATACCTATTTGAAAATGATATTGTTACACAAGAAGATTCTACATTTACTGGTAAGGTAATTTCTGACATATCTAATAGAAGTGAATTTGTCCTTGAAGAAGTATCAGGAACTTTTGTTGAAGGTAAGGAACTTAATTCTTCTAGTACAATTATTAGTATCTTAATTGATAGAAATGTATTTTTTACTGCAGAATCAACTCTTCTGTTAACTGATGGCGCAGATTCAACCCTTGCTACTGGTAGAGTTTTAGAATCAGTATCTAATCAGAATTCTGTTAAGGTAGAAGTTTTATCAGGTGAGTTTGTTGTTCCTGATAGTGTAACCACCGCACACTTTTTGCAGAGCACGACTCTAGGTGATAGTGTTGGTGGTGAAGTTGTAGTTTATTCAAATCTAAGTAAAGAAATTAAAGCTTTTGCAGTTAGAGATGATCTAGTTCTAGTCGAAACTGATGGAACTCACAATGTAGGAGTTAATAGTTATATCGATGTTGAAGTAGATCCAGATGTAAGTCAGACTACAACTGAATATTATGTAAGGAAGCGTTTCTATCAAGAAATTAAACTCAAGACTCCTAGTTTTGGTAGTTTGATGATTGATACTGGTGTAGGTAGAGGAGATCTCTTAAATGGTGGTCTTTCTTATACTGCTGGAAATTATGTAGATGTAGAATTAATTTTCCTTGATCAAAGCAAGGTCAGAAATGGAATTGGTTCTCCTGGTGATAGTAAGAACGCAATCGCAACTATTAATGTTAGTGATTTTAATGGCACTGGGTATGGTAGTGTATCTGACTTTACTATTACTAATAAAGGAAGTGATTATATTAAAGGTGATGTTCTAACAGTTGCAGATGCCGATCTCAATAGACTTTCAAATTCTGTTTCTTCACAGAGACTAGCAATTAATGTAGATCATATTGGTCTTGCACAACTTAATACTAAATTGAGTCTCGTTCAGGTCAATAAGCTGTCGGTGGATGATCTTCTTAAAATTGATAGTGAAATTGTCAAAATTGTTAGTATTGACTCTAGTAATAGAGAAGTAACAATTGAAAGGGGTATTGAAGGTAGTAATATTGTAGATCACTTTGATGGAACGCTTGTATCTCTATACAAAGGTGTCTATAGATTTGATGCGAATTCAAGACCTCTGGGAATTGGTCCTAACGATCCAACTATTATTTCATATGACTCTACAACACAGAACATTGTGTTGGCATATAATTATAGTTCCACTTCCCCTAGAGAAGTTACTCTAAGTAGCGTATTCCAAGATAATAGTTCTCCTAAGAAGTCTATTGCTTTAAGTTCTGTTATTCCTGGAGAAAATAGACTAGAATTTTCTAAAGATGTTAATTTTGCTACGTTTGGTGTTAATACTGATATTAGAATTCAAAAATACTACAATTATGTGTTTGACACTAGTCATGTTTCTATGCAAGGTGTCTTCCTAGATTTTTCTGCTAGCAGAACAGGAACTATCTTCACAGAAGAAAAAATAGTAAGTGGCATTCAACCTGGCAATGCTGGTTCGTTTGTTTCAATTACTCTTGGATTTGGTCCAAATATTGTAGGTCAAACTCAACAGAGATTCCCAGTAAACTTTGACACGTATTATTACTTTATTAAATCAAATAGTGATGTTAATACTGATGGTGCAGCTCTACGAGTTATTGATGATCCAATTGCAGGTTCTAAGCAAATTTTGTTCTCTAGTCAAACTAAATTTGCATATGCTTATACAGAGATTCCTGATTACAATGGCAAAGGAGATTTAAGGTATAACACTGATTCTCCATTTGCTATTGGTAAAATTAAATATGCAACTATCGACAATAAAGGTATAGATTACAAAAGATTGCCAGTAATTACTGGATGTAATGTTGATTCTGATAATCAACCAAACCTTAATGTTCAATGGGATTCTATTACAAAAACTATTCTTGGAGTTGAAATTTTACAAGGTGGTAAGAATTTCGTATCACCTAAAGCATATGTTAGTAGAGGTGATGGTACAGGAGCAGTATTTAATGTATTCCAAGATGCTGGTAGAATTGTTAGAATAGATGTTGTTAATGAAGGTAGTGGATATAATTACATTCCTGAAATTACTATTTACGAAGGTGGAGTAGAGGCATACTTTGGATCTGATAATATTGGATTACCTAAGAATGTGAGTATTGTTAAAAGTGGTGGTGGATATCATAATGATACTACTATTCTACCTAAATTTACATCACACTATGCTCTTATTATTAGAGGACAATCTAAGTTTTTTAAAGGTGAAAGAGTTGAGCAGAGAGATGGTAATCGTTTAGTATTCAGTGCAATTATTTCTGATAAGGGATGGAGACTTGGTACTAACATTTTAAGATTAGAAAAAATTACAGGTAATGTAGATTTTAATTTACCGCTAGTTTCGGTAATGCAAACATCCAGATCTGTTGAAGTAGTAGATGTTTTGTCAACTCAATTTAAACCTACCATTAAATCTTTCTCAGATAACATGGGTAGATTTACATCCGATAAGGGAAAAATTGGTGATAGAAATCAAAGACTTACTGATTCTTTCTTCTACCAAGATTATTCTTATGTAATTCAATCCAAGACTCCTATCAATACATGGAGAGACTTGATCAAGCAAACTACGCATCCAGCTGGTTTCTTGATGTTTGGTGAAGTTGTCATTGAAAGTGAACAAGAAAGTTCAATGCCAATTGAACAACCAAAGTCGGATAAAATTTCTTTTATCGAACTAGCACCTAAAAATGTTACAGTAGAAAGAAAATCCACTAGAGTTACTCAAAGTTCAATTAGAGTTAGAGATACCAATCTTCGTAGAGGTATTGGTAGTGTTTCTATTAATGAGTATGATACTGAAGGTATTCTATCTAAAGAATTAATTTTAGCACAAGATTTCTCTGGTCGCTATGCAACTCAGGAAGATTATATTGGACCTATCAAATCAATTACAAAAGTAGGTGATGGCACTTCTGAGATTGCTGTTGGGTTTGGTGGTGGAACTAACTTTACCACTATTGCTGGTGAATATAATCACTGGGTCAAGTTTAAAATGCTTGGCAACACCAATAATCAACCTGCTATCACTCCTTATGTTGATGCTACTTCTCCTGCACAATCGTGGAGAGGATCATTACATAACTACTCTATTCTGTCAAATGATGAGTATGTAACCAGTGGAGGTGGCAATTTTGATCTGTCAAAGATCAATCTTATGACTATTGGTTTCATGCCTGAGTTTGGTGAGTTCTCAAGTAATCAAGGTACTTCAAATACTGAATTTGGTGCGATTATACAATCAAACGAATCTGACTTTTCCGAGATTGCATCAGGATTTGAAGTTGGCGATACTATTACTTTTTATGAAAATGCTTCAACGTTTGTTAAAGTTGAAGTTGTATCTGTAGATTCTCCAGCATACCACCCAACGCTAGGTGTCATTGGTGATGGTAATGTTCTTGGAAGAAGAACCTTCCAACTTTTAGACAAAGCAAATAATTTAGCATACTCACCATATAATGAGCAAGAAACATTCATTACTCTAAATGGTGTTGCACAAGAACCAAAAAAAGCATACGAGATAAGTGGAAGTCAAATTACATTTGCATCTGCTCCTTTAGGACCTCAGTATCCTATTACTGGGGAAAATTTTGATGATACTTACACCACAGATCCAACAAAGTTTGTATGTAAATCATTTAAATTTAAAAATGATACATTTAATGCTAAGTATCTTAAAAAAATTAAAGATATCTCTGGAAGTTTTGATGGCATTTCTACAGAGTTTGCATTAAGTTGGGATGACGATACTATTGTTAAAACTGACACCAAAGAAAATCTTCTGATTTTTGTTAATGGTGTTTTGCAGGCAGTAAATAGCGCATATACTATTAGAAGGAGTGATAATGATTCCCAAACAGATATTATTGTATTCATTGAACCACCAAGAAATTTCTATGATGTTATTGACTACACTCCAGAACAATTAGATCAAAAAGAATATTTCTATGGATATGGTGTTGGTAGTTATGATAGACTTAGAATTGATGAGAGATTGATTCCTTATCGTGGTGAGGGACCATATCTTGTATTTGATGAAGAAACTGATACAGTCAAAAATATTAATGAAGCAGATTTTGCTTTAGTGTTTGTTGATGGTGTTCTACAAGCACCTGATACTTATAAGTTAAATGGTCCAAATATTTCGTTTACAGAACAACTTATTAAGTATATTCCTAGTACTGGAGAATCTTTAGCAAGCAAAGTAGAAATTATTTCTTTGTTTGGTAGACAAGTTCCTAAAACTTTATCTGCATATGATTATGATAGAATTATTTTTAGAAATGAAGTTAGTATAGTTCTAACTAAAGTATTAGATGATCCTAATGGAAAAGATGAATATATTGAGTGGCAGGAAAACTTTACTGCTTTTGATCCTTCTGTTACTAAGAATGTATTCACATTTGATGATAATGGTAACAGAGTATTCATCGGTAAACTTAATAGTGTAAGATTTGATCTTCTAGAAGACGGAACAGCAAATGGTGTAGCAAAACCAGGAGTTGTTGCAGAACAACTAACTATCAAGATTCTCAATGCAGAAAACCTCAAGTTTACCGCAAATGATTATGACCCAAGAGTTAGCGATGATGATGAACTAAGAATTAAAGGAATCTTCATTACAGACCAACCTGATTTTACTAATTTCGTAAGTTTCAACGCAGCATATCCTATCTTTAAAATTGAATGGGATTATACTAAAAATGCTGATGGTGACAGGGTTCTTGTTCAAGATATTCCCGATTGGTTGAAAGGATCTAAACTAGGTGATGATGCATACTTCAATCTTTATAATAATCTAGTTGACATTGCTCCTGGCGATGAAATTATGATTGATGGTGAGAAAGATTACAGAAAAGTTTTGTATATCCCGCCAGAAGTAAAAGGAAGAAACTTCAACAACGGACAGACTGCCAAGTTTGAGCACTATAGTCCTATTGAAGTTACTAACTATAATGATATAGTAAGAGGAGAGGGTCTTAGTGTTACTTGCACTATTGGTGATGGTGGTGCCGTCACTGGTGTTGGTTTTAGTGACCTTGAGTGGAATAGAAGAGATCTAAAACTCTTTTTTGATACAGGTATTCTACTACAACCAACAGCATATCAGTATTTTGTTCCACCTCAAGTTAAATTTATTCCTGTCGATGGAAGAGGTGGTGGTGCAAGAGCAGAAGTTCTCACTATTGCAGGACAAGTTTTAGATGTTATTCTCATTGAGGGTGGCAGTGGATATACTCAACCACCTAAGGCAGTTGTAACACGAGGATATAACGTTCTACGTAAACCAAATAGAACTATTCAATCTAACTATAGACTTGAGATTGGAACACAAATTGGTTTACAACAGCAAACCACCATTGCTACAGAGATTATTATTTCTGGTCAGGGACAATCGACTGGTCTCTTCTCTCTCATCTCGTTTGGTATTGTTGGTTCAGTTACGCCAATTGATAACGATGAAATTGTTAACATCATTACACCTGAGGCAGAAGAAGTTGGCGATCAACTAAGTTTGCCTGAAGGCAACTCTATTATCTTTACTAAGAGGGATCCATTCACTGCAGTTGATCAGGTTGCATCTGAACTTATTATTAATGAGACTCTCATCACAGTTACACTTGATAACCCAATTGCAAGTATCACTAACATCAGTCCTGTTGGTGGTGTTGATGTTATTATTAATAATCTACAGAAGATTATTAATACACCAATTGCATACTTCCGTGAAGAATCTGCATCTGCAACTGGTGCATTGTTGGATTCCCCACTATCTCCAATAGGTACTACTCTGTATGTTAATAACACGTCTCTATTTGCAGACGTTGGTAAACTACAAGTTGGTAGAGAGATTGTTGGATATGAAAGAAAACTACAAGATAGATTCCTTAATGTTACTAGAGGACTTGATAGAACTGTAGCAGTTGCTCATCCTGCAGGTCAATACATCAGAACTATCCCAGACTCTGTAAGGGTTATTGATGCTGGTCCTAGAAGTATTGTTGCTACTATCGTCAGTGTTGCACAGAGTAATGTATCCAACATTGAAGTTAAGAATCAAGTTCATTCTGTCAGTGATATTGTAGACGTTCAGGTAGATACTAACCTTAAGATGACTCTACAGAAGGAAATTCAATCTTCTGTAACTGAAGTATCTGCTGCAATTCAAAATTATGTAATCTCACTAACTGAATCTTCTGTATTGATGAGCAGTGAGAGTGTATCTGTTGCTGCATCTACAATTCAATCTATTAATAGTGCTGAACTTCCTCAGCAGGTTCTTACTGATGTTATTGAATATGAGATTGCTCCATACCTAGCATACAATGATCAAGTTGTAACATTAGAACTGATTTCTACAGCGACTCCATCCGAGTCTTCTGTATTGATGAGTGATGAAAGTGTATCTGTTGTTGCATCTACGATTCAAACTATTAACAATTCTGCTATTGTAACAGAAAAAGCACTAGATCTACACACTTCACAAGTTGAAACAACAATCTCTCAATCTCTACAAGTATTTGCAGCAATTCCTCCAGGCACTGATCCAGGTGGACTGAATTCACCAATTCCAGTTGCTTCTATTCTAAGTACCGAAACTGCTCTATATGCAGTTATTCACGGAACTGAAACTGAAGTTGCTATTCTTGGCAACCATCTACCAGTTCTTAATGGTAGAGATAAACCTGCAGATATTACGTTAAATAGAGAGATGGGAGTCTTAGACTTCTTTGAAGAACTAGTTGTACTAGAAACCAGTGTCCTTCTCCGTTAAAATCAATGCCACAAACGCAGTTACAATTAGCAAGTCCTTATAATGAGGTACTTAAAAGAAATACTTTAGTTATTAAAGTAGAAAATTTTAAGCAAAGAAAACCAGAAGGATTTGATTCGTTTGATTCTGGTAATGCTTTCCATACTCTTGCGGCTTTTGAAAAGCACATTTTTAGTGGTGATAATGTTATTGATGATTTAACAAGAGAATTTCCTACTCTTCAAATTAGAGATTTTGAAATAAGACCAAATTCTTCATTTACATTGACAGGTAGTAAATTTAATTTTGCTGGTTCTACTCAAACATTACCTTTTGGATCTACCATCAATAGTCTACAAGTATTGACTACTGATGAGTCAAATCAAACAATTCTTGACGCAGACACTAGCATTACAAGATTTGCAAGTGCTGGACATCTTTTTATTGGTGGTAGTGCGCGTACTCTTTTCGAGTATACATCCAAGACTGCCACAGGATTTATTGGTTATGTTAAATCTGGAAATGTGAATATTCCGCCTTCTACGGAGTTCATCCAGTATTCTGTTGAATGATCAAACTATATTGTATAAATAAATCAAGACAACAACGTTCTAGAGAAAAAATAAATGGCTGCAATTATTTCAGACAAATTTAGAATTTTCAATGCTAAACAATTTCTAGAGTCTCTGTCCGAAGGCAGTAGTGATACTGGATCCGACAGAACTAGAATGTACTTCTTTGTGGGTCGTCCACAAGCATGGAATTCATACTTGGAGATTTACTCCGCAAACGCAACAGCATTTACTGCTGGTCAGTTTGTTTATGTTTCTACCGATACGAATGGATCGTATACTTGGGCAAATGCACCTTTCAAGGCAAGCATTGTAGCAGTATACGAAAATTCTCTTATCCTTAGTTCAATTTCTCCAAGTACATCTTCAACTCCTCTCCCCAACTCTGTAGTTGAAGGTTGGAACGGAGCATCAGATACAGGAGCAGAAGCAAGAGCAGGTGTATATCGCTTTGCTACAGAAGACACCCCTCCTACTCCACTGGATCACCAGTCGGAAAAATTTGATGTTTATGATGAAATTATTGCTGCTAAGCGTATCACCGATTCGTTTGCTCGTGGTGTAATTACTCGTTACGATTGGAACACGCTTGCTGCGGAACCTCGTTTCGACATGTACAAGCCTGACTACACCGCAACCACGACTGGTCAGATCGGCAAACTAGCACTTACTAATGCCGCATCTCTAGCAACTGCTAAGTACTATGTAATCAACTCCAACTACGAGGTATTCAAGTGCCTCTATAATGGTGAGTTCCCTGGCAGAACTTCCCCTAACCCCCAGTACGAACCCAAGACCTCTCCTTCTGCTGGTCAAGGTACTTATAATGGTAATGTGTTTACCGAAGGTGGTGACCTAGAAGTTTCTAACACTGCGGGTTATGCTTGGAAGTATATGTACACCATCCCAACAGATGATGTTCTTCGCTTCCTTTCTACCAACTTCCTTCCCATCAACCTACCATCGGAAAGCACTAGAGCTGCTGTTCAATCCGCTGCGATTGAAGGTGCAGTAAGCGTTGTTCTGGTAGAAGAAGTTGGCGCTGGTCTTCCTAACGGAACCCACTATGCACCTATTAATGGTGATGGTCAACTTGCTGGTGGTACTGAAGCAGTTGTAGAAATCGTAGTTGCTTCTAATGCTATCCAGTCTGCTAAAATTGTAACAGAAGGTGCTGGTTATACTTATGGTTCAGTCAACCTTGCTGACGGCGTAACAGTCGGTGGCATTAAGACTGGTCTATTTACTACTTCTGCACTCACAACTGGACGCACTGGTGTTTCTGGCACAGGTGCTTTGGAAGTTATTATTGCTCCCGAAGGTGGTCATGGTGCAGACATGGAGTCTGAGTTCGGCGCTAAGCGTGTTATGACGAACATTCGTTTGACCTACGCTGAAGGTTCTGGCGACTTCCCCGTTGATAACGACTTCCGTCGTATCGGCATTATCAAGGACCCATACAACTACGGCACTACCGATTTCGCAACTAACGACACCCGTAATGGTTTGTTTGCAGTTAAGATCGAAAATGCAACTGCTGACTACAATGCTGATGAAGAAATTACTCAAGCATTGTCTACTGGTGGTACTGCAAAAGGCACCGTAGTTTCTTGGACTCTTGATTCTGGTTCTACCACTGCTGGTGTTCTTAAGTACATCCAAGTCCCTGGTCTACATGCAGAAAACGGAGTTGTAAGAGAATTTGATTCTAGTGCTGCTGTTGTTGGTACTTCATCTCTTGCTTCTGGCACAGTTGATCAAGCAACCACTGCTGTCACACTTCTAGGTGTTAGTTTCACCAATGGTCAAGGTAATCCTGAGATCGAAGCGAACTCTGGAGATGTCATTTATGTTGAGAACAGAAGACTCATCACACGTGCTCCTGACCAAATTGAAGACATCAAGTTAGTAATTGAGTTCTGACCTCCTAAATAACGTTAGGAAAACCAGGACGTTAGTGCATATACAATGCCTCAAAATACTAACTTAAACGCATCGCCTTACTTTGAAGACTTTGATTCTCAGAATAATTTCTATAAGGTCTTGTTTAGACCAGGGTTTGCGGTACAGACTAGAGAACTAACAACTCTCCAGTCTGTATTACAAACTCAATTAGAATCATTCGGGAGGAACGTCTTCAAGCAAGGCGATCTTGTTGTGCCTGGAGAAGTCGGGTTCAATACGAAACTAAATTACGTTAAACTATCTTCTGTTTCTGAGGTTGCAATCAGTGACGAAGCAGGAAACGTTGTATATCAAAAATATGACATTAGTCAACTGGTCGGTCTGAAAATTCAGGGTGTATCATCTAGTGTTATTGCAAGTGTTATTGCTACAGAATTTGGTTCTGATACAGAATCAGATACAATTTATGTCAATTACTTGGACTCTGGCGCATCTGGCGACGAAGAGAGATTCCGTCAAGGTGAGACTCTAGAAGTAATTGGTGGTGTTAATTCTCCTCTATTGGTTGTCGGAACTGATGGAGTATCTCTTCCTACCAGTATCAGTGTTACTGATCCTGACACAGGTATTGAACAATTTATTGATAGTCCTGCATTGGGATTTGCTTCTGCTATAAAAGTAGAAGAAGGTATTTACTTTGTTAATGGATATTTTGTAAGAAATGCCGAGCAACTTTTAGTTGTTAGCAAATACTATGATGCACCTTCCAGCAAAATTGGTTTTAAAATTGTAGAGTCTCTGGTTACACCTGAGGAAGATAGTTCCTTGTATGATAATGCAAGGGGGTATTCTAATTTCTCTGCTCCTGGTGCTCATAGACTTAAAATTAATCTAGAACTTGTTAAGTATGGTTACTATGATCTAACTGATAAGAATTTTATTCAGTTACTACTTATTAAACGTGGTACTATTCAGAAACAAATTAAAGCAAATGACTATTCTCTTGTAGAAGCAGCAATTGCTAAGAAAACTTTTGACGAATCTGGTGATTATGTTGTAGAACCATTCCCTCTACAAGTTAGAGAGTATTATCAAAATGATAATAACCTAGGATTCTATACTGCCGATGATGATGGACTTGTTAATGGTCTATCAGTAAATCAAGCATCCGCAAAACTCCTAGGAACTATTGGTTCTGGCAAAGCATATATTAAAGGATATGAAGTTAAAAATAAAGAGAGTAAGTATCTCGAAATTGATAAAGCAAGAGATACAATTAAAAGAGAAAATCAGACACTAAAAACAACAGGTCTAACTTCCTTCTATATTAGTAATGTATATGGTACAACTCCACTTAATGCTGAGGGTGCTGAACTAACATCGTATCCTACATTATTTTTAAATTCTACTTACAATGATGGTTCTGTCGGTCTTAATGACACAGAAGCAAGTGATGGTGTCAAGCAGACTACCAATCGCCGTGGACAAGGATATGGCGTAGAAGAAGGAGTCAAGACAATCTATTGTCAGATTGAAGCTGGATCTGGTTTTGGCATCGCAGATATGACTGATGCTAACTTTAAATCTCAGTTTAAAAAATTATATTTTATCAAAACTAGAGCTGCTAGTCAGGTTACTAGTTATGGAGAGGTAGATGTTTTAGCATTCTCCATTGTATCTCGCCCAGAAATTTCTGCCGCTGGTGCAAATCAATTTGTTGAAATTACAGTAAAAGGAAATAGATCTGAACTAGATATTTTTGTGATTGATTATGATGCATCAGCATCAAATAAACTGAGGAAGTTGTTTAAATCACAAGCAGATGTTGAAGATAATAGTAGCGAACTATTTGATCTGCGTGATTATAATGAAACTATTACACCTATCGTAGGTATTGCTAAACCAAAAAATATTGCTTTAAAAGAAATTAGTTCTGGTTTTAATAAAGATCTTGATAAGATTGTATCTAAAGGTAGACTTGCTGGTGGTCTAGAACAATACAATTCTATTTTTGACCTTTCATATTTTGCTCCTCAATTTTTCACAAGAATTCTTTTAGAAACAGAAATTACTGGAGATTCTTTTAATCCTGGTAAGTACATTTATGGTTCCCTAAGTGGTGCTATTGCTGTTATTGAGGGAGGTACGTTGGCTACCTACTCGTCAGTCTCCAAGTTGTTTGTTACTATGGTGTTTGGTGAGTTTAAAGGTGGTGAAACAATTACATCAGAAACTGGCGAAACAATTAAGATTGCAACGGATAATACAATTTCCCACTTTATTATTCCTACTAGGGGAGATAGTTATGCTGCAGGAACAAGAATTATCCTTGATGGTGTTACTTATGATGAGTCTTCAATTGCTATTGTTAGATCTGGTGCAGGTGCTTTAGATACGATCTATGTTAACGATAGAGCTTCTACAGACACTCTATACTCACGTCCTCCGATTGTTGAGTTTACTGGTACTGTCCCAACTAATGTTGCTGTTGTTACTCCTGTTCTATTCAGAAATACAGTATATACATATTCTCCAAAGAATATTAAATCTGTATTCTCTCAGTTTGGTTCTGGTAATGCCAATAAATTCTCTGCTGATATTGAACTTGAAAAGACTGGATATGTCAATACAATTTCAGTAACTGACTTTACCTTCTCAGGCACTGCAGGGTACAAGTTTATCGAGTGTAATGGATTTGGTGGTGATGCGTCGAAGAACCTTGTTCAAGGCGACGTGGTGCAGTTCTCAGACGTTACTGGTGCTGTATATAAGTACATCGTTCAATATGCTACTAGACCTGACGGAACAAAGAGATCAAGAATCTATCTAGATAGAGCTCTGCAGGCAAATGTAGAGAATGCTTCTGTTGTTCTGCAAAGACCAATAATTGAAAATCCAAGCGGTACTCTAGTTTTCCCAACTGGCGATAAGCAGATCAAGACTCTTATTGATTCTTCAGAAGACTCCAAGATCAAATATTATTTCAGAAGAGATTTTATTACGAGTGCTGCATCTGCTAGTGGAAACTTAACTTTTGCTGCTCAACTTCCATTTGGTACTCAACGCTTTGCTCCTTTCTCAGATAAGAACTTCTTGATTACTGTTCTAGAAACAGGTGTTGCTGAGCATGTTATTGATTCGAGTGGAAGTCTTCAATTGTTTGGCGGTCCTCTTAAAAAGGGTGATGTAGTTTACGTTGATCCTGAATATGTAACTATTGCTCAATCAGATAGTAATCTAACTGCAGGAAGTGTCACGATTAATTTCCCTGAAAATCATTTTGGTGATATCACTGCTCTGCGTACTGCTCTAGAAGCAAGAGCTGCAAATCCTCAATCAGGTGATCCTGATTGGACCCTTCCTGAAAACAACTTCCCTAAGATGAAGTTGACTGCTACTTTAGAAGTATCTAAAGCAAAACCAAGACTTAAAACTTCTATTCTGAACAAGCAAATTATTGTTCAATCTGGAGGAACCTCTGTAGTACCACTAAGAGGACAAGAACTTGGTGGCGAAACTATTCAAATTACTTCTTACTCAGATGTTTTCAAATTAAGATATGTTTATGAAGGATCTATTTCTTCTCCTCCTACTGTAGATGCTGGAGGTAATCTTATTAGTGGAGTAGATGTTTCTAATAAGTATACATTTGACAATGGACAAAGAGATACATTTTATGATATTGCAAGATTGGTTTTAAAACCAGGTCTTACTGCACCTACAGGTCAACTTGTAATCGCGTTTGATTACTTCGAGCACTCACAAGGTGACTTCTGTACTATCGATTCGTATTTGCATGAAGCAGGTGTAACTGAGAAAGACATTCCATCTTTCAACTCATCTGTTAGTGGTTTAGTATCACTTAAAGATGTTATTGATTTCAGACCTAAAGTAGATAACTCTAACATACTTCCTGGATATCAAGATAAAACTTTTCTTTCAGAATCTGACTTCTTGTCATTCTCTGGTGTATCTGGTATTCCCGCTAATTGTCCATCGGATGATTCTAATCTAGAATTTACTATCAAGTATAATAAAGAACAATACCTTGACAGAATTGATGGTGTGTTCTTGAATACTGATGGAAATTTTGTTGTTAAGAAAGGAAACTCTTCACTTAACCCATCACGTCCAGAGACAATCAGCGATTCTACTCCACTCTACTATCTCTACATTCCTGCATTTACAGATTCTTATAGAGATGTCCGTATTATTCCTGTAGAGAATAAGCGTTACACGATGAAGGACATTGGAAAATTGAATCAACGTGTCGAACGCCTAGAGTATTATACTTCTCTTAGTGTTTTAGAACAGCAAACACTGAACATGCAAGTTACCGATGATATTGGTCTTGACAGATTTAAGTGTGGTTTTTATGTAGATAACTTTGAAACACATAAAGGAGATATCAAATCAGTAGATCATGTATGTTCTATTGATACTCAGCAGTCTGTTCTTAGACCACAAGTTAGTGAAGATAGTTTCCTCGTTAAGGAAATCAATACTAGAAATGATCAAAGAGAAGTTTCTGGTTATGTTAACAATAAAGGTGTTCTAACACTACCATATACTAATCGTAGATTACTTGGTAATAATTTTGCTACTAAGACAATTAATCCAAATCCATTTGTTGTTCTTCAATATGTTGGTGATCTATCCGTAGATCCTAATGTTGATTCTTGGTATGATAGATCTATTGCTCCTCTAGTTACAGACAACAATACGGATCTATTTGTACCCTTCCTTGCTAAAGAAAATCTAGAAGTGGCATTCGCAAGTCTGTACAATTCCTTTATTGTAACTTGGTCTGGCACCGAAAGATCTTTCTATAATATTAATCCTCTATCAAAAACCAATACAGAAATATCTGGTGAAGAAGTTATCAAAGCAAATGTTGCGAGTTCTTCTAATATCAGTCCGATGAATAATGAGATTGGTAAAGGTATTGCTTCTAGAACTAGTCGTGGTAAGTCTGTTGCATCTGCACTGCAATATTTTGCTCGTAGCATTCCAGTTAAATTTACCATCCGTAGACTTAAACCAAAAACTGAAGTATACGTATACTTAGAAGGTAAAAAAATTAACAGATGGGTTGTTCCTGATATTAGATTTACTGGTATTCCTGGCAACTCATTATCTACTTTCAATGCACCTATCATCACTGACGAAAGTGGCAATGCTAGTGGTATTGTTTTGATCCCTGCTGGTAAAGCACCTAGAGAATCTGCTGCATGGACAGGAGAAGCAGAAACAGTATCGTATGATAATTCATCCGAAGAAGTTAGAATTACTACTGGAGAAAAAACTTTACGCTTTACTTCCAGTGCAACGAATCGCAACAAAACAGATGTAGAAACATTTGCAGAAACTAAGTTCTATGCATCGGGTCTTCTTCCAGATAATCCTGCTAGCATCGTATCCACAAAACCAGCATACTTCAAAGCAAATGAAGGAACTCAATTGGTTACAAATAATACTGAAGTTGAGCAAAAACCAAATCCTTTAGCACAAACATTTAAAGTTGAAGAGTATGATGAAGGCGTATTTGCTACTGGTGTAGATCTATACATTTCTAAGAAGAGTGATTCTATTCCTATTAGAGTATACCTTACCGATGTAGATTCAGAAAAACCAGGTAAAAATATTATTCCTGGCACAGAAATTGTCAAGGAACCATATACTTATGTTAAAGTATATGTATCAGCTTCTGTAACTGTTATTAAGGAAGAAAATATTATTGGTGTAACAACCAATGCTTCTGGTCCTATCCTTAAAATCTTAGACAAGAACAATAACCAACTTCCTGTATCAGAAGATAATGAAATTCAATTGAATAACGAACAAGTATACACTTTTGTTCTATCTAATAACAATGGTACTGCTTTCATAGCAAACGAGGAATTAAAACTTAACTCTATTACAGTATTCAATAACGCAAACAATACAGAGATCTCTGCACGTATTGCAAAAGACTCTGGTGTTGTTTCTGTAATGAAAGTAACTAATACAGGATCTAATTATGATTCTGCAACTATCACCATTGAGTCTCCAAGTCTTCCTGGTGGCAGTAACGCTACTGGTAGTGTTAAAGTATCTGATGGTCTCATCTATGACACTACACTTACACTTTCTGGTAGAGGTTACACAGAACCACCTTCTGTTGTTATTAGAGGATCTGGTATCGGTAACACTGGTGCTACCATTGAAACTGAAATTGAAATCACAGAACCTGCTGTCAGAATGGGTGTTGCTGAAGATGTGGATGGCGGTATCCCATCAGTAACTCCAACTAACTTTATGTTTGACTATCCTGTATTCCTGCAAAACAATACAGAATATTCTCTAGTTGTAGAAACTGATTCTAAAGACTATAACATTTGGGTATCTAAGTTAGGTGAAACTGAAATTGCTACAAATACAACAGTTACCACAAATCCGTCACTAGGATCTGTTTACAAATCACAGAATACTGGTTCCTGGGTAGAAGATCTATTTGAAGATATTAAATTTACTTTATACAGAGCAGAGTTTGATATCTCCAATACTGCATCCATTGATCTCACAACTATTAGTAAAGGTTATGAGAACATGATCGAGGATCCTCTAGAAACATATGCATTTGCTAATGCCAATGCAACATCATCTCTCTTTAAAAATAACAATAACATTATTAAAGTAAATCATAAAAATCATGGTTTTGATTTAAACAATTCATATGTATTCTTTAAAAATCTAGATACGACTGCTGGGTTCACTCAAGGTTCTTTGAATACAACTCTATTTAAAGTTTCCAATGCTGGTCTTGACACATTTAATATCAGTGGTATTGGTAGAGCAGCAGACACAATTACTGGTGGCGGTGCAGATGGATTGATTGCTTCTAATAAAAAATATGAAAGACTATTAGCACAGATTGCTTACTTGCAGTCTCCTTCTACAAACATCGAAACTTTTGTTAAATCAACAGATGTTATTGCTGTTGACTCTTTAACTGAAAACTATAACTCATATGGTTCAGTAGATTTTGAAAAGACTTTCCTAAATGAAGAGCAATTCTTTATTAATCAAAAAGTAATTGCTTCTGATATTAATGTTTTGATGAATAATTTAGAAAGAAGTCTTACTTATAGATTAAATCTATCATCCAACAAATCTTATCTTTCTCCAATTATTGATTTAAATACCTCTTCTATTAAAATTTCTTCTAATAGAATTGAGAATGCCAAAGGAAAGGAAGGAAGATATGGCAAGAGATTGCAAGTTATTGAATTCTTACCAGTGTATTCATTTGTTGTCGCGGGTAATAGTGTTGATGTAAGTCTTGGACAAACAGTAGAAGGTGTTGGTTACGAGGCAAGCGGTATTGAGGCATCTGGTGCTCGCGGAGAAATTGTATTCTGGAATCCATCAAACTCCACGATACTTGTAAAAGTTAAAAACCAAAGTAACTTTGTATCTGGAGAGCAACTATTCTTCTCCATTCAATCACAAGCAGGTGAAGATTTTGCAAGCGATACAGTTAGAATTTCTGGTGCAGCACCACAACTCATCAGACCTGACTTTAATTTTGATCAATTAGTTACAGCAATTAATCCTTCTGCTACTACGACAAATTATGATAATTTAATTGGAGGAACAATTACTTCCTGGGATGTTCCTAACCAAGTATTGATCTTAGAAAATGATAAAGAACCTATCAATTCTGACTATAATTCAGATAATAAATCTGGTTCGTTTATTAGAGCACAGCAAGTTGCAGATCAAGCATCTGATATTCTTAGAGTTGGTGATCTTGTTTCCTGGTCTGGATTGATAGCAGGTTATGAAAAGTTATACGAAATTAAATCTATGAGATTTACTGATGGAGTTGACTTTGTTTCTGAAAATAGTGCTAAAGAAACATCTGCTGTTGCTAAGTACACCACAAAAGAAATTGCTCTTAAGACACAAGCATCAGGAATTGATGTTATCATTACCGCAAACGTATCAAATTCTGAAAATATTAAACTATCCTACAAAACAAAAACAACTTCTGTTCAGAAGAAATTTGAGGATATTGAATGGGTTCTATTTAATGATACTGGTATGCCTATCAATCCAGAGAATGCAACCCCGCAAAATACTATCTCCGCTCAGAAAGAAGAACAATCTGCTTATCAAGAGTTCAGATATAGTGTTGACAACTTAGATGACTTTATTTCGTTTGGTGTCAAAGTTACCATGTCATCTGATGATCCTGCATATGTACCCAAAATTCAGGATATTAGAGTAGTTGCTTCAGTATGATAAAGGTTGAAGGTCATGATGGTCTTTATCGAGACCCAGATTCAGGGGCGATTGTAACTACACGATCGTCTCCTAATAAGACCGCATCCCATACAATCAAAGGAATGCGGACTGACATAAATACATTGAAGGAAGAACTATCTGATATTAAACATCTTCTTAGAGAGATATTAAGAAATGCCAGCAATTAACGTCGCAAAAACAGATACCTTTGAAATTCAAAGGCAGAAGATCAATAATATTGGAACGCAAATTTTCAATATTTCGGCTGGTGGTAGTGACCTGGCTACTGGAGAATTAAAACTAGGGGACGGAACTAAAACAGCTCCTTCTCTGGCATTCACTAGTGAAGGAACTTTAGGTTTATACAAACCAGCATCACAAGAGATTGGTTTTGTTGCTGCTGGTAAAGATATTATCAACTATAGACCAGATGGTATTTACTCTTTCCAAGATTTTTATGTTAGAAAAAGAATTCTATTAAATTCTGGTCTTGATATCCAGAATGAAGGTCAAAATTATGATCCAGGTGTATATACTAGTGTTGACTTAACAGGTGGTTCTGGTTCTAATGGTTTAATTGACCTAGTTGTCGAAGCATTTAATGGATCTGTAACTAATAATGGTAATAACTATCTTTCAGGAGATTATAGTGATATTCCTTTAGTTACTGATGGTAGCGGTACTGGAGTTCAGGTCTCGTTTTCTACTGCCGCACCAGTAATTGCAATTGGAAACGCTGGTAGTGGTTATGATGATAATGAATATGGTTCTGTTGAACCAGTATCATCTGGAACTGGAACTGGTTTAGTTGTAACGCTAACTATTACTGGTGGTTCACTGGCATCTGTCTCTGTAGATGAAACAGGAAGTGGTCACAATTCATCAGATACATTCACAATTGATAACACGACACTAACTTTTATTGATGAAGCTACAGGACTAGAAACCCAAAGTGGTGGTGCTGGTATTCAATTAACCATTAGTAATAACGTTAATGAAGTTGACGTAGCAACTTTATCTTTTCAGGAAAAAGGATCTGGTCACGCAGTTGGAGACAATCTAACAACTCCTGGTTCTGTAACTAAAACAGCAGATTTACCTGGTGCGGTAACTGGTCTTACGACTACACTTAGTGTCGCTAGTGCAAATATTACAGTATCCTCAACTACTGGTATTGTTAGTGGAATGATTGCTACCCAGACTGCTGGGGATGGCGCTATTGAAGGAAGTTCGGTTGTACAAAGTGTTGTTAATGGAACCACTATTCAATTATCCGAGTTGCCAACAGTAGATGGTACTGCAACTCTTGATTTTACCAGTGATCCTGTTGACACTATAACTGTTAGTGACGCAAGTGATGTAATTAATGGTGGTATTGTTACTGGTGGTGGATATACTGGTGTTGTTGGTGGTATTGATTATGAACTGAATACTATTACTTTAGATCCCGCGCCAACAGGTGGTGCTCAATCAGGAGTTACGTTTACTATTGCTCCGCCATACGGATCTGGTAGTGCATTTAACTTTGAAATTAATGCTGTTGGTGTTGTTACTACAACAACTTTATCATCTCAAGGAGAAGGTAATGGTTATGCTGTTGGTGATGTACTAACAGTTAATCCACTTACTGTTACTCAACCACTTGAATACGAGACTACAGTATTTGCTGGTCAGTTACTTACTGTTGCTTCTCCAATCAATGTTAGTGTCGGTAGTGTAATTAACGGATATACACCACCTGATAGTGAAGCAGGAACACCTGCAGAATACGGCGACGACATGCTAGTCATTGCTATTACAGCAGGAAGTCCTGGTTCGGCAACTGGATTTATCGCAGGTTCTGCTACTCAATTAGATGCAGGTGCTGAGTTTGGTATTAATAGTTCTGGAGTGTTCACAGTTGCTACTTACGAACCTGCAGGAAGATTCTATATTGATGATGGAAACGGATCAAATCTCCAACCAAATTACACACTATACGCAGGTAACACATACTACTTTAATCAAACTGACGGAAGTTTTTCAACTCATCCAATGAGTTTTTCGCAGCATCCTGATGGAACTAGGAATCTTGTTGAAAATATTACTACTACGCTATCAGTAGGTTCAACTACTTTTACTGCTAGTAGTACTACTGGTATTCTAGAAGGAATGCTTATTGCTGTTACAGATGATGGTCCTGGCGGTGTTACAATCGGATCAACAGTTACTAGTATTGTTGGCAGTACAATTACCATGTCCGCACCTGCTGCAGCTGATGGAGCAGCAACTCTAAGTTTCACTGGTGCTGCATATACTGATGGCGTAGTACAGGGTGCAGCAGGAAACCAAATTACAATTACTGCTTCAACACCAAATCCACTTTATTATTATTGCCCAAACCATGATGGAATGGGTGGTGAACATACAATTAATTTAAACAACCCTAAAGTATTTGGTTCTAATTTAGAAATTCTTGTCTCTTCTGTTGACATTGACGATATTATTAGTGCGGATATTAACTTAGGTATTTTTGATGCTGTTAAGTTAACTTCAGAAACTTCTACAATTGGAGCAGCAGATTTTACTACAAGTCTGGTATCACCTCTTGGTACTATTGATACATTAAATACAACTGATGTTATTGCTGTTACTGGAGGAAATCTAAATCTCAGTTCTGCGGCAGATATTATATTGCAAGCTGTTGACGTTAAACTTGGTACGGGTATTAAATTAAATTCTGCTCTCAATTTAATTGAGACTACTGGAGAGATTAAGACAACTACCAAACTTAATGTTAATGATAGACTCAGTATTGTTGATAACAATATTTCAACAACTTCTCTTGATGATATTTTACTAACTCCTGGTCTTGGTAAAGTTGCAAAAGTTGATACCTCAACTGCATTCACAATTCCTGTTGGTACTACAAATGATCGTCCTGGTGTGCTCGATGTAGAGAGTGGTCAGATTAGATTTAATACAGATACTAACCAGTATGAGGGTTATAGTTCTACTGCTGGTGCATGGAATTCTCTTGGTGGTGTACGTGACCTAGACGGAAATACCTATATTCTTGCAGAAGAATTTATCGGTGCTAACGATAATACACTTTATTTCGTTAATGATGCTGTCACAACAATGAAGTTGGACAGAAATTTCCTTGATTTCTTTACAACTAAAGATATTAAATCTACTAGAATTGGAGCACCAGAAAATAGAAATTGGAACACAAATACTCCTGTTACTCAAGGAGAGTTCTTAAAGTATGGTTTGAATCTATTTGAGGTAATTACTGCTGGTGTCACTGGAACATCAGGTAATGAACCAACAAATACTACTGGAAATAATTTCAATAATGGTAGTGCTGTCCTTAAATATAATTCTCTAGCAGTTGCTCCAATTGACTTCAATGAAGTTGAAATTGTTAGGATTGGTACAAGCAATCCAATTCCTCTAGAAATTAACGGAGATCTAAAACTATTCAATAACACCATTTCTACCAATGTCAATGACATGGTGTTTCAACCAAATTCAGGTCAAAAGGTAAAAGTTAATGCTAATACTTCTTTAGTAGTTCCAGTTGGAGATTCTAACTCCAGAGGAAATGCTGAGCAAGGATCTATTCGCTATAACACAAGTGACCTAACGTATGAAGGTTATGATGGATCTCAGTGGGGATCTCTTGGTGGTGTTAAAGACGTTGATCAGAACACTTACATTATTCCTGAAACTGCTCCTGGTGCAAATGAAAATATTCTATACTTCTATAATAATGGTCTGAACACTCTGCAACTTACTGAAAATGCATTAGAGTTTCGTGACATTGATACCATCACTTCTTTGGGAGCAGGTGGTATCAAAGATTTGCTTAATATTAATGCAAATAAAGTTACATTTGATAATCTCGCAACTACGCTTGATAATACGAGTGCTGATTCTACCTTCTTATTTTGCACAAAACAAAATTTTGATTTAGGTTTATCTGCTGGTTTGACCACAGATACATTGGTCAGACTTACAGATGACGGAGATGTATTCTTCAACTTAGGTTTTGGAACAGGAGTTTACAATGGTCTCAAAATTATTGATAGCGAACTGAGTGCATTTGAACTACAAAAATTTGCAGTTCGCACTGAGCAAAGTAATCTAGTTAAAGATACTATTGATCAAGGTGCCACAGTTCTTTATAATCCTGCAGTAGAAGCATCGGCAAAGGTAACACTAACAGCACACAATAAAACTTCTGGAAACAAAGAATTTTTAGAATTTGCTGTTATTGATAACGGCACTGATATTTCATATACTGAATATAATAATCTTAAGACTGGACAAGAAATTGTTTCAGTCGAATTCGATTTTGATGCTAATAGTGATGTTCGCATTACATATACATTAGATACGAATTTAAATACAGGTAATCAAGTAGACGTTACAGTCGTCAATCAAGTAACTAAGAGGTAAAAATGGCATCTAATTTACAAAATTTAGATTCGCTAGGAGGTTTCTCTGTTGACAATACCACTATTGTCAACGAAACTTTTGACATCAAAAATGTTAATACTCTGCAGGTAAAAAATTCTTTTTTTGCAGATAGTTATACAGAGCATTATATTATGAGAGGACTTAACACGTCTATTCTTGAAATTAATGATACTGGTGGTCAAATTTTTCTACCAGACAATACTATTAATTTTATTGAATCTACTATTGTTGGAGTGAATGATTCTGGTGGAGGAAATTTAGTACAGAAACTGGAAAGTGCTATTTCTGTAAATTCTGCTGGTACTTTAGCAGAAATGTCAACAATGACCACTATCATAAAAGATACTGTTCCGCAAGGACAAACTTGGACTATCAATCCTTTTGTCGGTGGTTCTTCAAATTCATTTAGTTATACAACTTCTAGAGCAGGTACAACCATTTCAATCAAGTGGATTGCATACACTAGAGTTGTTAGCATTCAATGGACTTGATGCTAAATAGATAAGAGAATAAAACCTACGGCAAAGGCTGAGTAAGAAATGAGTTTTCAGTTAAATTCCGACAGAGAAACTATTAGAGCCATTGCTCCTACTCTAATTGGATCTCAAGAATTATCCATTAGGGCAGGTTCTGGTTCTGACGAAAAGGAAGTACTCAGAACTCTACTTGATCCTGGGACAGATTTACCGCGAGTCGGTATCAATAGGACTGGAAATAGAATTGACAGGGTTGTAGTAAATTTAGGTGGTACTGGATACACTATTCAACCAACTGTTAATATTGAACCACCTCCAGCTGGTGGTACTCAAGCAGTAGGTTCTGCAATTATTGATGAAGGTTTTGTTACTGCCGTTCTTATTGACAATCCTGGTAAAGGATACATTACTGCTCCTGCTGTAACAATTAGTGGTGGTAATGGTACAGGTGCTCAAGTCGAAGCATTCCTTGATACTGTTGATTTTGAACTTGACATTAATGGTGCTATTAGAACATCTACGTCGATTATTTCAGACACGGCGAGAATTCTAAACCTAGATATTGATAACTTCATCACTCCAGATGCTAAGTTTAGAGCACCTGATCTGAAAACTTATATGAACAACACGGGCATCCCATGGACTGCCCAAACTATTGTTCAGAAAGATGCTTATAGGTATAGAGGTCCAAACGTTTATCAAGCACTGAATGCTGGCGAAACGGGAACTGTACCACCTCTGCATAAAGATGGTATTGAAACTAATAATGAAGTTCAATTCAAGCATATTGGTTTTAGAGTAACTGATCCTTCGGCGTTCCAGTATAATGAGACTGGAGAATCTGGAGAGTTCCCTCGTTCTATCACACCTCTACTTGGTGATAGATCTACTAAAATTGCAACTACAGAATACGTCCTCAACCTAGCAACGAATGACGTTGGTGGTCGTATTTACGTTTCAGCACAGATTGGTTCTGACCTAAACGATGGTCGTTCTGCTGTTGCTCCTGTTAGAACAATCAAGAAGGCAGCACAACTTGCATGGTCAACTCCTGGTGTCAAGGAGACTCTTATTGTTTCTGGTGGTGATTACGTAGAAGATAATCCAATTTCACTACCACCTGATGCATCAGTTGTTGGTGATAACTTACGTTTGGTTATCATTCGTCCTGCTAACCCAAGAAAGCACATCTTCAAGTTCGGTGACAAGAACTATGTCATTGGTGTTACGTATCGCGACCAGGTTGACTCTACTGGAGATGCGGTAGCAACTTGGGACTTTGCGATGGTCTTTGACGACAAGCAAAGAATCAACTATGACTATACAGCAAATGGAGATTTCGGAACTTCTTTCCCAATTGGAACACAAATTTTTGGACCAGAAAAATTCCGTGCAGACTTCCAAACAAACACAGGTCTCTCAAATCTTACATCAAATTTAGCAGTCAAAGGTATCAACACTGGTGCTGAAGGTATTATTAATGAAGTAAACTTTGGATCTATCGTTGGACCACAAGCTTATATTTCTGGTAAACTTGATTTTTCTGTTACCAGTGGCGCATTTACAGCGGGTGAAACTTTCTTGTTTGGTGGTACAGGGTCTATCAAATGGACTCCAAATACACCATATACAATTGGACAATTACTTTGGGCAACTGATAATGTTTATCAAGTAGCTGTTGCTGGTACTTCTGCTGCATCATCACCTATTCACACCACAGGAACAGTTGCTACTGGTCCCGATACACTAGAACTTACATTCCTTAGAGATGCATACGAATTCGTATCTACTGATATTAGATCAATTAGAGCAGAAGGCGAAGTTGTTTTTGAAGAAACCGACATTACTGATGCTCTGCCTCTCGTAAGAATTGATTTCTCCAAGCAAGGCACTGCAGAAGTTTCAACTGGTGGTTTCCAAGATCCTAATGTTGTAGAAGATAATGGTGGTATTATATTCTACACCAATGCTTTGGTTGGTAGGCAGAACACTCATGATTTTAAGGAAGGACAGGAAATCTTTATTGAGGGAATGCCTACCAGTTCTCCTGATCTATCTTTCCTAAATGGAAAGCAAAGAATTTACAAAGTTCTGGAAGATGCTGATGGTCGTTCAAGACGTTTTGTAATCCCTAAGAAAACTACGATCACTACAACTGATAATTTTGATCCAGGTCAATTTTCATCTGTAAGAGCTTATGGTAAGTCAATTACCATCTCCTTGCTGAACTCTCCTAATAGATTCCCAATGGCAACACCTGTTGCCAGAAGATTCCAAGATGCTTGTTTGCAAATTAGAAACAACGTAGAATTTATTGCAGATGAAGTTGTTGGAAAAGTCAATGATCAATTTAAGAAAGAATATTATTCTGTCTACGAAATTGGTGGCACTCCAGATTCTACACTTACTCCAACTGATGTAGACTATGATCCTGCTACTGGCATCGCTACATTCACAGTAACTAGTCATGGACTTAGTATTGGAGATGGCGTTAGAATTACGGATAATTCTATCACACAAACCTGTGCGATGGATGGATATAAGACAGAACATACTTCACCTAATTCCCATCATTATTCTAGCGGAAAGACTCTACCAATTCGTTCTTCAGGATTTACAACTGATCAGTTTGAACTTTTTGTTGGCATCTCTGGTCCTGACCAGCAATATACACCTACTGATGTAACTTACGATCCTGCAACTGGAAATGTAAATCTAACAATTGGTGCTCATACATTATCTGTTGGAGAAGGTATTGTTATTGATGACAATTCGTTGTCCTTTACGTGTGACATGGATGGCGATCAGTCAGTTAAGTCTTATCCACGTCCTGGTATCGATCCTTTTGCTAGCAGATCTATTCCTATTACAGAAATTTCTGCAACTAGTATTACTATCAATGGAGGAATTTCTGGTCCCAATAAGTATTTCCAACCATCTGCTGTAAACTATAACGCTGCAACTGGTGACATGACTGTCACAGTTGGTCAGCATGGACTCGGAGTTGGACGCAATGTTGTTCTTGCGGATAACTCATTCACATTCACTTGTGATCAAAATGGATATGCAACCGAGCATACTTATCCACGTCCTGGACAAGATCCACAAGCAGGTAAGTCTATTGCTATTACTGATGTAGGAACCAATTCCCTAACAGTATCTGGAGCAACTTACACCGCTTCAAGTGGTCAAGTTGACATCACTACTTCCGCACCACACGGAATGCAAGAAGGTGATTATATCTTGTTTGAAGATAACTCACTAACCTTTACGTGCAACCTGGACGGGAATGTAGTCAGTAAAAATTATCCACGTCCTGGTTATGACTACCCTAGCGGAAGATGGTTCCCAATTAGCAACATTTCAGCAAGTGGTTTTAGAGTTAATATTGGACCTTCTAGTTATACTGGAGTACATGCTTTTGTTTCCGCAACAAACAATGGTCTAAAACATCAAGACGGAACATTTACAATTAATGTTGGTAACGCAGGTAGTGCATCAGGATCAAATCATCAGTTTGTAAATGCAACTGCTCAAGCAATTAAGCACGAACCACAATCTGTCCATACGTTTACTGGTTCAACATCTAATTCAGTAAAACATCTACCTCAATCCGCACATACGTTTGTAAGATCTGCACCAAACGCTCTATCTATTGGTGGTTCTACTCTCAAAATTTATCTCGGAACATCTACTTTCGTACACACATATGTAAGTGGTGGTGTTGTAACTTACAATTCTCAAAATTATAATATTACTAATTTTGTTTATGATAATATTTCTACTGGCGAAGCAACTATTACCCTAGCATCTCCAGTTGCTGCTTTGTCTGAAGATGCTACTATTAGAATTTCGGATTTAGTTGTAGAGTGTGTAGTAGATGGTGTTACTACCCAAAAAACTTATCCAAGTTTTAGCATCCCTGTAAACGATAACAAGTGTCGTAGAGATGTCGGACATTTCATTAGTGCAATTACTAGAGACCTTGAGTTTGGTAGCAACTATAACGTTATTGATGCAGCGAAAAAGTATATTGATGGTACTAACACCCAGATTGATTTTGTCAATACCGAAATTATTCAGACAGTACGTGCTCTAGAATATGCAAGAGAACTGATCACTTTTGCTATGAGAAAGTGGCGTACTGGAACTGGAGCTCCTGGTCAAGCAATTTATGTTCCTCAATATTCTCAACTTGACAGATATTTTGACCCAACAATTATTGATGATATTTCAACTCCTGCTTGTGCTAACGTAGCATCTGCTATTGATACACTAGCATATCTGTTTATTGATGTTCTTGCTAATGATACCAGTGGAACTTATCTAGATGGTGCTTATCTAATTGCTAGAAATAGAGATTTGATTGCTGATGAAGCATACAAACTAGCAATGATCCAATACCCTTCTCTTGGATTAGGTAACATTGATGAGCGTAAGTGTCGTAGAGATATTAACTTAATTACTGGCGCTATAATTAGAGATCTATCACTGGGAGGAAATGCTGGTATTGTCAATGCAGCAGAATTGTATTTCACAGGAAGTGCCCTAACTGGAATACCTGCATCTGAACTTGCTCCTACAAGGTTTGCATTCGAGAAAGCAAGAGATTTGTGTATCGCAGCAATGCGTAATTGGACAGATGCATCTGGTGCTGCAGTCACCACACCTAATTCAGATATTCCTCAATTTACTGATAGTTCAATTCTTGTAGATCCTACTGGTGTACCTTTATGTGCAAACGTTGAAGCATCTATTACAACTGCATTCCAACTACTAGATGACATCTTGAGTGGCACTACCTCTCCTGGTGCTACAGTAAGAGATACGGGAACTTTATTTGATACTTCAACTATTGCTACTTTCCCTGATAGCATTATTTACGATAGTAAAGGTACAAAACTAACTCCACGTTCTGATTTTGCTGATAATCCTATCATTGAAGCATCTCCATATACTCAGAACGCATCTGTTATCTCCTTCCTAGGTGGTGGCGGTGCTGAGGTTGATGGTGATAAGGTTAAGCAACCTAACTGCCCCTTCCCTGGTCTTGAGTTAGACGGAACAGCATCCTTCCCCAATCAGGGTAAGTCGATGGTTGCATCAGCCTTTACTATCGTTTCTTTCGGTGGTACAGGTTACAAAATTACTAATGATGGTTATGTTCAGTTAGTTTCTGTATTCGTTATCTTCTGTGCCGATGGCGTCCTTGCTGAGTCTGGTGGTTATTGTTCCATCACGAACTCTGCTACAAACTTTGGTATCTTTGCTCTCCGTGGCATTGGATTTAGAAAAGATGCATATGAATTTGATGTTGGTTTAATTAGTAATGTATCTTCCACTCCTACAGGCAGAACAATCTTCACAGTTTCTGGTTTAGGAAGAGAACCACTTGAGCATTATATTGTTAAAATTGATGGATTCTCGAACGTAGATCCAGATATTGAATACTTTATTGATACTGTAGAAGGAGTAACAGTTGGTCCTCCTTTCACTGCTCAACTAACACTTGAGTCTGGTTCTGGTGGTGGCGCAGCTTTAAAAAATGACGCTACTGATAACGCAGTTTCTGTTGGTACTTTGGTTGGTGAAACAGTAAGACTTCACAGACCATCTATTGTTAACTCGTCTTCACATACGTGGGAATTTGCAGGATCAGGAACCAACTATAATGCACTACCAGAGAACGGCGGTACTAAAATTGAAGCATACGAACAAGTTTCCGAAAACTATGGTCGTGTATATGTCTCAGGTACTGACGAACTAGGCGACTTTAAAGTTGGAACATTTGCGAGAATTGAAAACAGAACTGGTAATATTACTTTCACAGGTACTGTTACAATTTCGGAAGTTGAATTCTTGAAACTAAAAGGTGGCGACGTTGTTGTTACTGGTTTCGACGCATCCAACACACTTGGTGGTGCAAATACTACTAACTCTAAACTGCCAACGCAGAAAGCAGTTAAAGATTACATCACCAATAATCTCGGTCCATATCTAAACAAACCATATTCAACTAACCCTGTTCCTAGAGCACTGGTTGAACTTACTGATTCTGGTAAGATCTCGGAAGATCAGATTCCCCCTCTACGTCCTTTCCAAGTATTTACGGTTGCAAACCAATCAGAAAGAGTTGCTATTGAAGGAGCACTTGCTGGTGATATTGCAATTCAACAGGATACTAACTCTTCATTCATTTTAAACAATGATAATGATAGTTTGTTTGTATCGTTCCCAATTGATTCCACTCTTCAATTCACCATTGGTGACATCTTTACTGGCAGTAATTCTGGCGGTAAAATTCAATCAACTGAATATAGAGAAGGTGTTGTTTATCAAATCAGTATTACTGATAATGGTTCTGGTTATGTTACTCCCCCTGTTGTAACTATCTCTGGTGGTAATCCTCAAGCAGGTGCTGTTTCAGCATTTGCTACTTGTTCGATTGCAAATGGTCAAGTTGTCCTGGTCGAGATTCAACTATTCAATAACTATATTGGTGGTAAAGGATACACTACTGCTCCTACAGTTACGTTCTCTCCTCCAGCAGGTTCTGGAACGCAAGCAGCTGGTGCTGCTATAATTGAGTCCAGACTCTATGGTGATATCGTCAACAATATCAAGATAGAAGATACAGATGATATCGAATCTAGTGATATTCCTGCCGAGACTATTGCTATTACCCGTGTTATTAATACTTCTGCGAGTGATAGTAATAACTGGGTATCTCTATCTTCCAATCAAATTGCTGCTAATGACATTACATCTGGTGTTATTTCTACCGCAAGATTAGCATTTACTTCAGATGCTGCAAACTCCTTCACATTCCTTAGAGGAGATCAGTCATATAATCCTGTTATTCAATCACTCAAGGGTGCTGAGACTAGATATTTTGCTAAGATTACTTCACAAGCAAACAGCAGTTCTTCGCAATTAGTTTTTGCTACTAATTCAGATGTACTTCTTGGTCATGAAGTTGTAGCAAACATTAATGGTATTCAACCTAATACTAATATCTCTGGTATTCTTACTGCTGCTGGAACAACCACAGTCTCAATTGATAATCCACTAACAGCTACAATTCCAGTCAACACAGTTATTGAATTTGAGCGTGGTTCATCTCCACTAACATTTGAATCATCACTTACTCAAGGAGACTTTATTGAATCCGTTGTTATTGCAGCGGGTGGATCTGGATTTACTGATGGTCAATTCTTTGATGTAGAACTAGATGGTGGATCTGGTACAGGACTCAAAGCAAATATTATTGTAAGTGGTGGTACAGTTTCAGATCTAACACTTACTTCTACTGGTGTTGGATTCCTAAATGACTTCACAGTCACTTCTGCTCCAGCAGCTATTGGTTCTGGTACTGGTTTAGTTCTACTTGCAAAACTCAGTACAGTCAATAAGCAATTTGCAAACGTTGCTGTTGATATCTCTAGAGTTTCTGATCTAACTATTTCTGCTGACGAATACGGAACAATTGGTGTTGCTAGATTCTATAAAGATCAATTTAAAATTGGTCTTGCTGGTAATGGTTCTATTCAACTTAAGACTGGAGCAGACTCTGGTCTTGATGCTGACCTTCTCGATGGTGTTCAAGGATCTTTCTACCTTAACGCAGGTAATCTAAACGCAGGTGTTCTGCCCGTTGATAGATTATCTGGTACTTATAATATTAATATTGCTAACCAGTCTGGTAGTACATTAAGACTCAAGTCTTCTACAAGTAACCCAGCATCGAATCCAAACCCTGATTCGTTTAACGTTGGTATAATTGCAGATACTAGAAATAATGCTGCTGATGGTCTAGCAGATGGTGGCACACGTCACGTTACAATGACTATCAGGAATGGTGGATCTGGATTTGATGCAACATTCGGTGGTGTAAGACAACTTGCATTCACTGATAATGATAATATGTATCTTAGAGGTTCTGGTTCTACCCTAGCAACCTTTAGTACATGGGCAAAGATCTGGTCTTCCCAGAATGATGGCATCAACTCTGGACTTGATGCTGATAAACTTGATAGTCGTCAAGGAACTTTCTATCAAAATGCTATCAATACAAATGAAGGCACATTCAGTGATCTTAGAATGCCTTCTCACCAAACACAGAAGGACTTCCAAGATAGAGTTAGAATTCTTGATTGGACAGGTCAACCAAGATTTAAAATTCTTGTTAGAGATGAACTATTAACGGCATCTCCATTCTTAGTTGGTTTGCCAGTTAACTTGTATGATGCTCAAGGTCTTGCTCCTGGTCGTATTTCAATTACTGATATTGCCATCAACCAAGATGCCAATGATCCTTCTAATAATTTCACTCTAATTACAGGTACACTAACAACAGGTAACTTTATTGGAGCGATTGCAATTGGTGATACCGCAATCAACTATCCTTTCCAAGATTTTAGTATTGCGGACCTAGACGCTAATGCAGATGGACTACCCGATGGTACATTTGAAGTTGGAGGACTAGAAAGTAGTGGTGGTAATGCCAGATTGAAACTTGGTAGAAACGATGGTATCTCTGCTTCAGATCCTTCCGTCTACTTCAGATCTTCTCTCAACCCATCAACTAACTATAGTTCTGCAATTATTGCTACTGGTGGTAATTCCACCGATGGTTCTGGTTCTCTGGAATTTAAAGTATCAGATGTAAATCAGTTAACTCTATTAGGCAACATTATTTGGAATGAAGGTAATGTAGTATTCAACTCCTCTAATGTATTATCAACAACATCACTGAAGTCTGCTGTAATGAGAGACACTAGTGGAGACTTTAGTGCTGGAACAATCACTGCTTCTCTAACTGGTGCTGCTTCACTTAACGTTCTTAAGGCAGGCGATACAATGTCAGGTCTGCTCTCCATCTCTGGAGTAGCGGTAGGACAGCAAGCATTGAGCGTATCTGGCAGAGGAGATTTCCTAAGCAATATTACAGTTGCTGCTGACCTAACAGTCAACACGGACACATTGCACGTTGATGCTATAGATGATACAGTAAGCATTGGCACAACTACTTCTGATTCTGCAGTAAAACTTCTGATTGTAGAAGATGGCGATCAAGATGTTGTCCTGAGAATGTATTCAACTCCTAATAGTGGAACACAATATGACTCAAGACTTGAACTTCTTGGACAGAGTGGCACTCTAGATGAGGGTCTCCAACTCATGTATGACAACTCTGTTGGTGACGTGTACTTCAAGCAACTATACAATTCTCTAACAACAGAAGTTGCAATACATTTCAGCACTGGTGCATTTACTGACGCTCTAACGATTACTGGTAACGGCAATCTGGGTGTACAGATGACTGCCAGTGATGCATATGAGTTGGATGTAAATGGATCTTCAAGATTCAAGACTGCTCTTAGCGTTGGTCGTGCAGATAGCAATGCTGGTGCTCCTGCAATTTTCGCAGGCGCAACTGGTGGATCTAATGGAGCAGGTGGTTATCTAAGTAACTTCCGTGTTGGTAACCAACTTCTACAAGCAGATACTTTTGAAATCACACCTAGTGATGGAACGCAGGGTGCTCTAACTTGGAAATCTACTCCAGCACTTGCTATCCAAGGTTCCGAGAACCGAGTTGCAATCAATACTCTTCAGTTTGGTGGTACTGATACTACAGTATCTCCACAGGTTCAAAGAGAATATCAACTGAACATCCAAGGCGATATCAACATCAATGGTCTGGTCTTCCAGAACAACGCTGAGTTCGTTACTTCCAGATGGACAGAATCTGATAATGAACTGGATATCTACAGAGAGTCTAAGGTCTGGATTAACCCAGATTCAAGTGTTGCTGGATTTACTGGCAACCCCGACTATGATCTACAACTTGGTGGAGGTGGCAATGATGGTCACTTCGGACTACATGGTGTAATGTACATTAGAGATACCCCTCAGTGGATTGATACTACTGGCATCATCAAAAACTCCGCTAACACATTGTCAGAAAATGTAATTATTCCCGCAAATGCTAATGCAATGTCCATTGGTCCAATTACAATTCAACCAGGCATCACAGTAGATGTCGTAGGTAACTGGGTAATTATGTGATAAATAGATAAAGCAAAGAACTCATAAGCAGATTGAAATATGTCTAGTCTAAACGTAGGAACTGTAACTCTGTCTAACGGACTGACACTTCCTTCATATACATCAAGTCCAGATAACAGACCATCACATAGTGCTGGTAGGACTATCTATGATTCGACTTCGGATACTATTCAGATATCTGATGGATCACAATGGATTAGTGCGGGTTCTGCGGGTAGTGGTTTGATTACTGCTACTGGCGGTGAAGTTACATTCTCTGGTGGATATAAAGTTCACACATGGTACAATGTAGGAGAGTATAATTTTAATGTAACGGGAGCTGCTGGTGGTGCTACTGCCGAAGTTCTTGTGGTAGCAGGCGGTGGTGCTGGTGGAACTATTGGTGGCGGTGGCGGTGGCGGTGGCGTTTGCTACCATGGAACTTACCCAATCTCAACTGGTTCTTATGATGTAAAAGTTGGAGCAGGCGGATCTACACCTTTGTCTGGTTATCCTGTTGCTAAAGGTCAATCTGGAGGTAATTCTGAGTTTGGAACACATACCGCATTTGGCGGAGGTGCTGCTGGATCATGGGGACCTAATGCTAGAGAAACTGGAGAACCAGGAGGTTCTGGCGGTGGTGCATCTGGTCCTGCTCCCAGACAACCACAAAGAGGAGAAGCAACCAAAGGTAGTGCTCCTGGTGGCGGTGTTACTCATGGAAATCCTGGTTATAGAAACGGCAATAATACTTCTGGAACACACTCTGGTACTCATACTGGCGGTGGTGGCGGCGGTGCTAACCCCAACAATACAGTTAATGGAAGAGTCGGTGGTGATGGCATCACCTACATGGGTCTAACTGTTGGTGGTGGTGGCGGTGGTGGAACCCACGAAAACTATGGTACTGCTCCAATCACAACTCCTGCTGCTCCTGGTGGCGGTGGTCGTGGTGGATCTAGATCATCGCAATATGCAGGTGGCGGTGGACAAGGTTGGGGCGAACCAGGACAAGTTAACACTGGTGGCGGCGGAGGCGGCGGCTGGTATAATGGTACTGGTAATGGTCAAGGTGCTGCTGGTGGTCCTGGCATCGTTCGTGTTCGTCATACAATCTAATATATGTTTTACAATGTAGAGGAAAATTTCCTCAATAGTGAAGAGTTTGAACAACTAACTAAACAAACAATAAACAATCCTTATTTCCCGTTGTATTTGAAGAACCGAGTAGCGTCGGCGTCTTCAAACGACGGGATTTATTTTACCCACAATTTTTTCTTTGCTGGCGAGGTATGTAGTGATTACTACGATCATCTTTCTCCTATTATAGAAAAAATTAAAACTAAAAAATTTCTAAGAATTCAATTAAATTTATTTCCCAAAACTACTGAGATCGTGCGCCACGACTGGCATACAGATATGCTTTGGGATCATAGAGGTTGTATAGTCTACCTAAATACTAATGATGGGTCAACGTTATTAAAAGAAGATGATGAGAATGCTATAAGCATTCGTTCTATATCAAACAGAGCATTATTTTTCAATCCAGCAAAACCTCATTGTAGTACAACATGTACTGATTCTGAATTCAGAAGCAATATTATTTTTAATTATGAGTGAATTATATAATGTTTTTTCTATACCCGTATGGAAAACAAAAATAACTAAAAATGATTATGACAAAGATCTCATTCTCAATGAGATGCTGTACAATTTTAATGTAGATCCCAAAAGAAATACTTGGGATAAGGTAATGCCAACTACCATGAAAAGTAACTGGCACCATTCCAATAATGACGAGGCAGACGAAAAATTTAAATCTATCAGTTACAAAGACTCTGGATTGACTTCTGTTATAGACTCAAAGGTTAGAGAATTTGTTTCTCACCTTGGATTAAATTCCAGCATCAATTATTTTTTTCAAATAACTAATTATACAGTATCTACAGAAGGTTACTTCCTCACCAGTCATGGTCATGGTTGTGACTCTTTTAGTTCTGTGTTATTTGTGCAATTTGATAAACTTAATCACCCCTCTACATATTTTAATAATCCGTTTAGTTCATCAGATCAAACTAGATGGTTACAGAAAGACCTATATGATTCGTTTGATAACAAAAATTCATTTTTTAGTTACATGCAAGATACATGGTCAATTGATACTGACGAAGATGATTACATGATTTTTCCAGGACATGTCAAACACGAAGTTCCTACTGTAGGAAAATCAAACAAAGAACGAGTAACTATTTCATGCAATATTAAGGTGTACAAAAATGTCTAATGAAATTAATTCAATTACTATAGTTGGTGGCGGTAGTGCTGGATGGATGTCTGCCGCTACAATGATTAGGTTTTTTCCAGACAGAAAAATTACTATCATAGAAAGTCCAGACTACCCAATCGTAGGAGTTGGTGAAAGTACACTAGGACATATCAATCAGTGGTTAGATCTGCTAGGAATTCATGAAGATGATTTTATGAAGGAGTGTGATGCTTCTTACAAATTAAGTATTAAATTTACAGACTTTTATGCAAAAGGAGATGGTGGTTATCATTACCCATTTGGACCACCAATGTTGGATGGAACTGAACTTGGGTTTAATGATTGGCAAGTATTAAAACATTTTTCTCCTGGTATTCCTGTACAAGATTTTGCCAGATGTTATAATCCTATAACCCTTTTGGCAGAGCAAAATAAAATTGATAAAAATGAGAGTGGTCACTTAGATAATTTTAATTTTGCAAAAGATGCTGCATATCACTTTGATGCTGTTAAATTTGGACAATGGTTGAAAAAAAATTATTGCCTTCCTAAAGGTGTAGAACTTATTTCATCTTCTGTAAAGAATGCTATCGTAGGTGCAGATGGAGTAGAATCATTAATTCTCGAAGATGGTACAGAGCATTCTGCTGACATGTATCTTGATTGCACAGGATTTAAAAGTATGCTGTTAGCAGGTGCTTTAAATGAGGAGTTTGTTTCTTATAGAGATGTTGTTCCTAACAACAGAGCATGGGCAACTAGATTACCTTATACAGATAAAGAAAAACAATTAGAACCATTTACTAATGGAACTGCTTTATCATCTGGTTGGGTATGGAATATTCCTTTGTGGAGTAGAATTGGAACAGGTTATGTGTATAGTGATGATCACATCACACCAGAGGATGCGTTAAAAGAATTCCAAGAACACATAGGAAGAGATGATCTTGAGTTTAGAGATATCAAAATGCGTATTGGAATTCACAAAAATGTGTGGAGTAAAAATGTAGTTGGTATTGGTCTAGCAGGAGGTTTTATTGAACCTTTAGAAAGCAATGGATTATTTACTGTACATGAGTTTCTACTCAAACTAACAAAATCTATTTCCAAACCTTTTGTAAACCAATTAGATAGAGACATTTTTAACATGTCTGTCCGTGATATATTTGATACATTTGCTACTTTTGTAGGTCTTCACTATAGACTTAGTTCTAGAAACGATAGTCCTTATTGGAGAGATATTACAGAGAGATCTAATCTATGCGAAGAAATTTTAAAAATTCCCCAAATGCAAACAGATTTTAGACATCTAGCAGTAGCAAAAATGATTGATGATAAATTCTGTAACGGAGGACAACCTTATATTGCTACAGGTATGCATTATCCAATTGCAGATGAATCAACAATTTGTGCATGGGGATATCATAATGAGGTAAACTATAAAAAAATAGCACAGGAATCTGCGTTACGATTCTCTAGAAGAAAACATTTATGGCAATGTGTGGCGGACATTGCTCCAACATTGTATGCACATTTGGCAGATAAATATGAATATGAGGTAAATTAATTATGGCATATGAAGCGATGTGGTATCAATCACATTTACCAGATGAGTTAATTGATCCATTGGTATCAACTTTAGAACAATCTGATAATTTTATTGATTCGGAAACTAAAGGTGGATTAGCATTAGCAGTTAGAGATAGTTCAAACCAATGGATTCCTGATACTCATTGGATTTGTGGATTGTTATGGCATTATGTTACTCTGGCAAACGATAGTAATTTTGGTTATGACATTAAAGAATTTGATCATAATTCAATACAATATACTAGATACAAAACTGGTCAATATTATGGATGGCATAAAGATGACGGAGTGGGAAGTATAATTTCTCCTGATCCTAAGCACCCAGTTGAATCTTTTATTGATAGAAATACTAAACAGATTAGAAAATTGTCTGTAGTTGTCCAGTTATCTTCACATGAAGATTACACTGGCGGAGAATTTCAAATGCTAGAAGATCAAAATAAAACTTTTTTTGCACCAAAAACAAAAGGAACTATTATTATTTTTGATAGTAGACTTCCTCATAGAGCTAAAAAAGTATTGTCTGGTGAAAGACGATCTTTAGTTGCTTGGGTAACTGGACCCCAGTGGAGATGAGTATGAATTGGAATGATTGGTCTGTTATTGTAGTAAAAAATATTATAAATCCTGTATTTTTATTTGAACCTGTTCCTTGGGAACGAGGACAATATAGTTATGAGTCCAAGGGAAATGTTATTCATGTTCCTGATGAAGGACAAGTTAGTGGTAGTTTGTCTAGATATAATCACCCAAAATTTAGGCAATTGCATTTTGATGTAAAATCTAAAATAGAAAATGTAATTAATGATCCTCTGTATCCAACATACTTTTATGATAGATTTTATTTTAAAAAACAACTACTAGAAAAACATGTGGATAGACCTGCATGTGAAGTAAGCATCTCTATTAATTGCTCGCATAATTTAGATTATGACTGGCCAATATGGTTTACAACTCCAGATGGAGATGATATCCCGTTGATTACAAATCCTGGCGATGGGGTAATTTACAAAGGATGTGAACGACCTCATTGGAGAGAACCAATGGAAGGAAATTCAGAATCATACTATCATCAAATGTTCATGCACTACGTGCGTAGAGATGGTCCTCATCTAGAACATGCACATGATAGATGTAATACTATAAATAGAGTATAGCAAAAAGTCTTGACAGAACATGTCCGAAATTAATGTTGGTGATTTAAACGTATCTACCGAATTTAACTTACCCCTTTATAATAGTTCTAACAGACCCGTGAATCCTGCTACAGGATTCATGATATTTAATACTACCGAAAATAAATTGCAGGTATGGACTGGATCTCAATGGAAGAGTTTTGGTCAACAAAATTATGATATTAGTGCAACTGGCAGCGTAGTTACTAACGATTTAACTGGTGACTATAACGGATACAGAGTTCATAGGTTTACTGGGGATGGAACTATAACAGTCAACCAAAGTAATCAAGATGGTGGTGTAGAATTTCTACTAATCGCTGGGGGAGGCGGTGGTGGTGGCGTCATCGGCGGTGGTGGTGGTGCTGGTGGTGTAATCTATAGAAGAGAACTTTATCTAGCACCAGGTACTTATAATATTTCCATTGGTGGTGGTGGCGCAGGAGGAACTGGATGGAATAGTCCACAGCAAGAAGGTCGCGCAGGGACTCCATCTGTATTTACCGATAATGCTGGATTTAGTTATGAAGCAGTAGGCGGTGGTGGAGGTTGTGGTCATGGCGGTGCTACACCAAATAGAATTGCTGGTCAAGGTGGTTCTGGTGGTGGTTCTGCTAATATCTCTAGAAGAGGTGGCAATGCAATTGGTAAAAACTTCGGACCTCAAGCAACAGATAAAGCACATGATATCAGATCTGTGTACTTGAGTAGTAACGATGCTATGGCTGATGGTGATGCACTTGGTAGAAGTGCTCAAAGTTGGGATGCCATCGAAACATCAACTAATGAACACCAAGGAGTTCAAGGAAACGCTGGTGGTATCTGGGGTGATGGAGACGCTGGCGCTGGTGGTGGTGGATTTGGCACTAATGGTGGCAATGGTGGTGCTCCCAGAGATACTGGTGGCGAAGGTGGGCACGGAGGATACTTTGATATCAGTGGATCAATGGTTGGTTATGCTGGCGGTGGTGGTGGCGGTGTCCGAGGCACAGGTCGCCGTCGTGGCACAAAAGCAGGTGACTATGGTGGAGGAGATGGAGGCAGGGCAACTGGTGCCCCCGTCAATTTTGGTAGTCCCTCACCTAACAATGCTGAAGCTGGCGCAACTAATCGCGGTGGCGGTGGCGGTGGCGGCGGTTATAACGCCCCACGTGGCGGTGCTGTAGGTGCTCCAGGTGGATCTGGAGTTTGTATTATTCGATATAGGAAATCATAAAAATGGCATTAGATTTAACGTACATGGCTTCACTATCTGAAGCACAAAGAGAAGTTTTTGTAACACTTATCAATGATATTGAAAGTGAAGAACCTTTTGGTCCTGGTGTAACTTCTGATTGGGTTGACGAGATGAGAGAAAAACTCAGACTATCTGCTCCACGTCAAGAAGATATTGACAAATGCGAAACTTTGAAAAAAATTGCTCCAAGCGATTTAACTTACTCTATTAATAGACTTGCTGATAGTCAGGGATTACCTGTTATTAGTATTATAGGTAACTCTTTGGAATTGGATAAAATTTTCTGTTCTGAAAAAGAAAACTAAATAGTAAAGTACATCATTTTATATTACTACAATGGACACTGAACAACTGAGAAAGAATTTTGATGAGCAAATCGCTAGTACAGATAAGCAAATTTCTGAACTAGAAGCAAACCTTGCTAAAGCAAAAGAATACAAATTGAAACTAATTGGTGGTATTGAAACTCTAGATTTGCTCAACCCCAAAGAGGAAACTCCTTCCGAAGAAGAATCTGAGTAACACAAATCCCTGCTTCCTAAATAGAAGTAGGGATTTTTTGTATCTAGGTGCATGGCTACACCAACAACTAAAGCAGAACTAATTGCATATTGTGAACGCCAATTAGGTGCGCCTGTCCTGCAAATCAATATGGATGCCACCCAAAAGGATGACATCATAGATCAGGCGTTGCAATATTATCACGAATACCATTTTGATGGTGTCGAAAGGATGTATCTAAAGCATCAGTTTACTGCTGCAGAGGTAACTCGTTTCACTGAAACTAATGCTGCATCCACGTCACCTGATGGAACTGGGTGGGAGAACAGGAGTAACTACATTGAAGTTCCTGAACTTGTTATAGGTATTCAAAAAGTTTTTGGAGTCTCTTCAAATTTCTTGAGGAATAACCTTTTTGGTATGAGCAATCAATACTATTTGATGGACCTGTTTTCTTTCTCATCAGGTTCGGCATTTAGTTTTGGTAATTTTGACTTAACAAATTACTATATGATTAAACAGCACTTTGAAACTATTGATATGGTTATCAATACAGGTGCGTTTGTTGAGTATAGATTTAATAAAAGACAAGATAGATTATATGTAGATATTGATAAATCTAGAATTATAGAAGATCAATATTTACTTATTGATTGCTATAGATACCTGGATCCAGATGTACATACTCAAGTTTATAATGATAGTTTTGTAAAGAGATATGCTACTGCTCTCATGAAGAGGCAGTGGGGTCAAAACTTGATTAAATATAACAACGTTTCACTTCCTGGTGGCATTAATCTTAATGGTCGCCAACTATGGGAAGACGGAAACAGAGAAGTTCGTGAGTTGGAATCTAGAATGATGATAGATTATTCACTCCCACCAATGGATATGATCGGATAAAATGCCTACCAGTTCCTATTTCCCAAGTTACTACGGCGGTACTAGTGGCGAGCAAGGTCTCGTCCAAGATCTTGTGGACGAACAAATTAAATTGTTCGGCACGGATATCTACTACATGCCTAGAACTATTCTTAGAGATAATACTCTAGATGATATTATCTACAACAAATATACAGAGCAGTTTCAAATTGAAATGATGCTGCAGAATGTAGAAGGTTTTGGGTCTCCATCAGAATTTATCAGTAAATTTGGACTTCGTATTACAGACGAAGTTAGATTTTCTGTGTCACAAAGAAGATGGGATGAAGAAGTAACTGAACATAATCCAACATTAACTGTTGATGGAAGACCCAATGAAGGAGATCTTCTTTATTTTCCACTGACTAAAGATCTCTATGAAATTAAATTTGTAGAAAGAGAAGATCCTTTTTATCAGTTAGGTAAGGTCTACTACTATACAATGACTGCTGAAATCTATGAGTATGGTAGTGATGACATCTCTACAGGAGTTGCAGAGATTGATGTAATTGAGACTCTGTTTAGTAATTCTATTGCTCTCACTATGGCAGTCGGTGGTACTGGAGACTTTACCATCGGTGAAGCAGTTACAGGATCAACCACAGGCACAGAAGCAGAAGTAAAATCTTGGGATGCTGGCACAAGAGTTTTACAAGTCATCAACAGAACTGGTACATTTGCTACTGGTGAAGCTATGACTGGGAATGACAGCGGTGCTGTTCATGTAGTCGGAACGTTTGACACTCTAAATAATACCAACAGCGAATATGATCAAAATAGAGTCATTGAAACTGCTGCTGATGACATAATTGATTGGACTGAGGGCAACCCTTTCGGTGAATCAGGTAACTTTACAGGTAGTATCTAATGTTTGGGTCACATTTTTACAACGAAATTATTCGTAGAAATATTGTTGGGTTTGGAACCCTATTCAATAACATTTCTTTGAAGAAAGTTGATCCTACTGATGGAACTACTGTTCTTGAGGAAGAAAAAGTTCCTCTGGCATATGGTCCTAAGCAGAAATTTTTGACACGTCTAGAACAAAATCCAGATGTTGATAGAAAAATTGCTATCACACTACCACGTCTTTATTTTGAAATGACTGGTATTGATTATGACGCCGCTCGTAAAACATCTCCTATTCAAAAATATAGAACCATCATTCAAAATGATGGCACAGAAGTAAAGGAACAATATGTTCCTGTTCCTTATAACATTGATTTTGAACTTGGTATTATTGCGAAGTCTCAAGATGACGGACTTCAGATTCTTGAGCAAATTTTACCATACTTTCAACCATCATTTAATATTACTATTAACATGATCCCAGACATGGATGAGAAAAAAGATGTTGCTATTACATTAAACAATGTCAGTTATGAGGATGAATGGGATGACAATTTTCTTGAGCGCAGATATATCACATGGATTTTATCGTTTACTGCTAAGTCTTACATCTACGGACCATTTGATCAAACAAGTGTTATTAAGAAAGCAATTGTATATGAAGGACTTGGAACTTCTGTACCAAATAGAACTACAAAAGTTACTTACACACCTAGAGCACTGGAAGATAAGAACAGCGATGGAAACATCGATGCTCTGGATGATGCACTACTAACATCTTCAGATGACTTTGGATTTAATGAAGGCATTGAACTACTATGAGCAAACTTGAGGATAATATGGAAGATCTATTTGACATTGAAATTGAATCTACTGCTATCGAACCATCTAAACCAGTACCACCAACATCAGATAAAGACGACCAGACAAAAGATTACGAATATACCAGAGGGTCTTTGTACTCGCTCATAGACAAGGGCAGAGAGGCGCTAGACGGGGCGTTAGAGGTTGCTCAGGAGTCAGGGCACCCTAGAGCGTATGAAGTCGCTGTGAACGCCATGAAGCAGGTAGCAGACGCTACTGATAAACTTCTAGATCTACAGAAGAAGATGAAAGATCTAGAAGCACCCACAAAGAACTCTGTCAATAACAAGACCACAAACAATTTATTTGTTGGTAGCACAGCAGACCTACAGAAAATGCTCAAGCAAATAAATAAACAAGAAGAGTCGGAATAAATATGAAGTCTTTTAAACAACTACGTATTGACATCACCGAAGCAGCAGCCTGGACCAAAAAGTCAGGAAAGAAAAAGTCTGGAGGACTCAACGAAAAAGGACGAAAGTCTTACGAAAAGGAAAATCCAGGATCTGACCTCAAAGCACCAAGCAAAAAAGTTGGAAACCCCCGTAGGGCATCCTTCTGCGCTCGAATGAAGGGCATGAGGAAGAGGCAGAAAAAATCTAATAACACAGGTGATGATCGCCTGTCAAAATCATTGAGAGCTTGGAATTGTTAATCATGACTGAAAAAAAACCAATCAAAAAAGATTACGATGGACCATTGTATGCTCCGTGGTCTAAAGTAGTTGCTGGTAAGAAAGCATTTCAAGATAAGAACATAAAACGTAGCTGACTGATACAATTTATTCCACTACATACACTATAATGTTTGTAGTGGAATATTATCATGCTTGGCATATATGTAATCGTCACTCTCATTATTCTCATGGTAGCGTATGCTGGCATAGAAGAAACTATTCGCTTATTTGCTTATACTGATCTGGTGATCAGATATCAGTGGATCAAATTTAGAATGTTTATGATGAGACGTAAATTAGAACAACAACTAATAAAGGACTTACCAGACTACAACAAACTCATAAAGGAATTAAAAGATGACCAACGATAAGGAACTGTCGGATCTCAAACTTGAGAGAAAAGAATGTCCTAAATGTGGTGCTATTTGGATTAACGGCAAACATGTGTTTAGTGGCACAGCCGCATCATACGATAGAAGTGAACTAGATCTTGCTGGACTAGTTTGCAATAAACTAGGCAACGAGGAATGTATTAATCCATCTAAAGGAAAGGAAGGTGGAACTACTTGGGAATATCGTTCTGGTTTCATTGATGGTGCTTATGCACAAAAGAAAAAAACAATGGAAGACTTGCGCGATCAATTCGGAGACTTATAAATAGTAGTGGTGAACTAGTTTTTTTATGGCATCCGATCAGATTTATCTTGGCAACCCGCTACTAAAAAAAGCAAACGTCAAGATTGACTTTACACCTGAACAGGTTAAAGAATTTATCAAGTGCAAGAACGATCCGATATATTTCACTAAGACTTATGTCCAGATCGTTTCACTCGATGAAGGTCTGGTGCCATTTAAAATGTGGGACTTCCAGGAAGAGTTAATTAGGAAGTTTCATAAAAGCAGATTTAACATCGCAAAACTACCACGACAGACTGGTAAGTCTACTACTGTTGTGTCTTATCTTTTGCACTATTTAATTTTTAATGATAGTGTTAACGTAGGTATTCTAGCAAACAAAGCATCGACTGCGCGAGATCTTTTAGCAAGATTAGCTACAGCATATGAGAACCTACCTAAGTGGATTCAGCAAGGTGTGGTAGTATGGAACAAAGGTAATATTGAGTTAGAGAATGGCAGTAAAATATTGGCAGCTTCTACATCTGCATCTGCTGTCCGAGGCATGTCGTTTAACATCATCTTTCTCGACGAGTTCGCTTTCGTCCCAAATCACATTGCTGACTCGTTCTTTGCCTCTGTTTATCCTACTATCACTTCTGGTAAATCAACGAAAGTAATTATTATTTCTACCCCACAGGGTATGAACCACTTCTATAAGATGTGGCAGGATGCTGTTAATGGTAGAAACGATTACACATATCATGAAGTCCACTGGTCACAGGTTCCTGGAAGGGACGCCAAGTGGAAAGAAGAAACTATCAAGAACACATCCCAACGTCAGTTCACACAAGAATTCGAGTGTGAGTTTCTGGGATCTGTTGATACTTTAATTGCAGCATCAAAATTAAAAGCATTAGCATTTGACGATCCTATTTCGCAAAGTAAAGGACTTGACATATATGAGAAACCAAAGGACAAGTCTGAATACCTTCTTACTGTTGATGTTAGTCGCGGTATTGGCGGAGATTATAGTGCTTTTATTGTTTTTGACATTACAACAGTTCCCTACAGGGTAGTAGGAAAATATAGAAATAATGAAATCAAACCCATGTTGTTCCCTAACGTTATTAATGACGTTGCCAGAGCATATAATAATGCATGGGTTCTATGCGAAGTGAATGACGTTGGAGATTCAGTAGCATCTGTTCTTAACTATGATCTAGAATACCCCAACGTCCTTATGTGTGCTATGAGAGGACGTGCTGGTCAGATTGTTGGACAGGGATTCTCTGGTAACAAAACACAACTTGGTGTTAAGATGAGTGTTACTGTAAAGAAAGTTGGATGTGCTAACCTCAAACAAATTATTGAAGATGACAAACTCACTTTCAATGACTATGAAATTATTAATGAACTTACTACATTCATTCAGAAGAAACAATCCTTTGAAGCTGATGAAGGATTCCATGATGACTTGGTAATGTGTATGGTAATTTTTGCTTGGTTAGTTCAGCAAGATTACTTTAAAGAACTAACAGACAATGATGTTCGTCAACGCATTTACCAAGAACAGAAAAATCAAATTGAACAGGACATGGCACCATTCGGATTTATTACAACAGGACTAGAAGGAGATGAAGGATTCGTTACTGATGGTGCTGTATGGTATGGTGATACACAAGAAGATGTTGGTTATATGTGGGATTACCGATAATGAATTTAGATGATCAATTTAAACTTGAGCATCTACTCCTAAAAGAAAGGAAATGTAGGACGTGTAATAAAACTAAAAGTTTGTTAGATGATTACTATTTGATAAGGAGAGTCAGGGGAGATCTTCCTTCATCATACTCATATGAATGTAAAGATTGCACTATAGATCGTGTACTAAAGACAAGACAAAAAGGTAGACCTGTAACAGATCTATATCCAGACTGGTAGTGTGTTCATGCATTGTTTCCCCACTCAAGACATTCAAAAATCTAAATAGTTTTAGATTAAATTTGGACATACCAAGGAGAAAAATATGGCAAGTCAAGTCTCGCCTGGAGTAATGATCAAAGAGCGTGACCTTACCAATGCTGTTGTGACGGGTGTTCTGCAGATTCGTGCTGCTCACGCCTCATCTTTTACTAAGGGACCGATCGGTGATATCGTAAATATCAATTCACAAAAAGAACTAATTTCTGTATTCGGAACGCCAAACGAAGACAATTCAGAAGATTGGTTGGTTGCTAACGAGTTTCTGAACTATGGCGGTAGACTCGCTGTTGTTCGTGCTTCTAGCACTGGTCTTCTAAACGCAACTACTGGCAGTGGTGTACTGATCGCCAATGACTTGCAATGGCAAGCTGGTGCTGGCACCTCAGAAACTTTTGCTGCACGTACAGCAGGAGTACACGGAAACTCTTTGATGGGAGTTTTGGTTGACGCAGGTCCCGATTACATTCTGGATCTCGCAACTGCACCTGCTAATGTAACAATCGCTGTTGGCGATTCCCTAGCATTTAGTAACGGAACAACTGCTACGGTTGTATCAGGAACACAAACTGCACTGGTAGTCAAGGCAAGCGCAGCATTGACATCAGCAGCAACACTAACTGATGGTGGAGCAACAGTTGCTCTAACATCGGTAAAAGACTGGTATCTAAACACCGAGGTTGGTTCTACTGGAGTCAGACTTAGTGACATCGGTCCTCGTCCTGTATCCACACAACATGCTTTGGATAATGGCATTACTGGTGATGCTCTACACTTTGCAGTTATTGATACTACTGGAGCAGTTACTGGTACTGCAAATACTATCGTAGAGAAGTTCACCTTCCTCAGTAAACTGACTGATGCTACTAGCGAAGAAAACGCTAACATTTATTATAAGTCAGTTATCAACACCATCTCAACTCAGTTGTTCCACGGAACATCGGTTGGTACAGATGCTAACATGGCTGGTGCTGCTTGGGATCAAGCAACTTCTGCAGTATCTGGAGCAATGGCAAGAGTAGGTGCTGAATCTGGTCAACTACAAAATGGTGCTGATGGCAGTGGTTATACCTCTGGTCAGTTTGCATCTGCAATGGATCTCTTCGTTGACACAGAAGAAACTGATATCGACTTCGTTCTCATGGGTGGATCCATGTCAACTAAGAGCGATACTCAAGCAAAAGCAACAAAAGTAATTGCAATTGCTGCAGCAAGAAAAGATTGCATCGCATTTGTTTCTCCTTTCAAAGGAGACCAAATTTCAAGCACTGGTGGTAATTCACTAACATCAGTTCAGCAGAAAGAAAATACTCTGGACTTCTTCAGTGGTTTGACTTCTACTTCTTATGCTGTATTTGATAGCGGTTACAAGTATGTCTACGATCGTTTCAGCGACAAGTATCGTTACATCCCTTGCAATGGAGACGTTGCAGGTCTATGTGTAGCTACTTCTAGCGTACAAGAAGACTGGTACTCACCTGCTGGTTTGAATCGTGGTGGCATTCTTAACGCTGTTAAACTTGCTTACAACCCTAACAAGGCAGACAGAGACGAGTTGTATCAGAATCGCATCAACCCAATCACATCACTCAAAGGACAAGGTATTACTTTGTTCGGTGACAAGACTGCACTTGCAGCACCTTCTGCATTCGATCGTATTAACGTTCGCCGTCTCTTCCTCAATCTTGAGAAGAGAGCTCGCAGACTTGCTGAAGGTGTATTGTTCGAGCAGAACGATGCCACCACAAGAGCAGGTTTCGCTAGTGCATTAAACTCCTACCTAGCAGAAGTTCAGGCACGTAGAGGTGTTACCGATTTCCTAGTTGTTTGTGATGAGTCAAACAACACTGCTGACGTTATCGATCGTAACGAATTTGTTGCTGAAGTTTATGTAAAACCAACTCGTTCGATCAACTTCATCACAGTCACATTTACTGCAACGAAGACTGGAGTTTCCTTCAGTGAAGTTGTAGGTCGCTGATATAAAGTTCCATATACATAAAAATCAATAGAGGTTAAAAGAAACAAATGGCAACTAAGTTAAGCAATTTTATCACTGACATTGGACAAGGCGTTAAGCCTAATATGTTCATTGTTGATATCGCATTCCCTGGCGAAGTCGCTGGGGCGGAAGGCGATTCCGACATGATTAACTTGCTCTGCAAATCAGCAGCACTTCCTGCATCCAACTTGGGTGTAATCGAAGTTCCTTTCCGTGGCAGAACAGTTAAGATCGCAGGTGACCGCACCTTCGACACATGGACCGCAACCTTTGTCAATGACAAAGAAATGAAGATTCGTTCATACTTCGAGCAATGGTTGGCAACAATCAACTCACACGAATCTAACAATGCTCCACTCTTCACACCTGGTATGACCGATGGTGGTTATTCCAGAATGCTTAAAGTTAAGCAACTTGAGAAGAATGCTTCCGAGTCTGGCGAAATCCTTCGTCAGTATGATCTCCACTATGCATTCCCAACCAATGTTTCCCAGATTGATCTTGCTTATGACAGCAATGATCAGATCGAAGAGTTCACAGTTGAGTTCCAGTATTCTTACTGGAAAGCAGTATCTGGTGAAGCTCAGAACGGAGCAAGTGGTAACAAAGATGGAGTTGGCGATCAGCGTCTAGTTCAAGGTTGATAAATAGATATAGCAATAGATCTGTTTTCATCTGATGAGTCAACTATTTGGTTTTATTATTAATAAGAAGGAGGGTCAGCAAGGTCAGTCCCCTGTCCCTCCCAACAATGAAGCAAACGTCAGCACTGTTGCTGGTGGTTATTTTGGTACGTATGTTGATCAGTCTGGTGGTCAAAATTCAAGAAACGAATTTGAACTCATTCGCAGATATCGCGACATGTCCCTTCATCCAGAAGTGGATACTGCCGTCGATGAAATTGTGAATGAGTTTGTCGTTAATGATAGTGATGACAAACCCGTAGAAGTTGATCTGGCAAATTTACAAGTTGGTGCTGGAGTAAAGAAAAAAATTCGTGACGAGTTTAATCATATTTTGCGTATGATGGACTTCAACACAAACGCACACGAAATTATTCGTAATTGGTATGTTGATGGTAAGTGTCATTACCACAAAGTTATTGACCTAGACAAACCTAGAAAGGGGATCTTGGAGTTACGCTACATGGACTCCTTGAAAGTAAGAAAGGTCAGACAGAAATTAAAAGGAACCGATCAAAACAGAACAGAACAAGAGAAAGGTTCTGCTTTGCAGTATGATTACGGCGACTACATTGAATTTTATTTGTACAACCCCAAAGGGTTTGCTGGTTCAGCTCCTTCTGTTACTGGAGCAATGGATTGGACTAACCAAGAAGGTATTAAAATTGCTGCTGATGCTATCGCGCAATCTACCTCTGGGTTAATGGATCTCAATAAAAAAATGTCATTGAGTTTCCTACACAAAGCGATCAAGTCTCTCAATCAACTACGAATGATTGAAGACTCTCTTGTTATCTACAGACTATCACGCGCACCAGAACGTAGAATCTTTTACATTGACGTTGGCAATCTTCCCAAAGTAAAAGCAGAGCAATATCTACGTGATGTCATGGCACGTTATCGTAACAAACTTGTGTACGATGGTCAGACTGGTGAGATCCGTGATGACAAAAAGCATATGAGTATGCTAGAAGATTTTTGGTTGCCTCGTAGAGAGGGTGGACGTGGAACTGAGATCACTACTCTTCCTGGCGGACAAAACCTTGGCGAACTCAAAGATGTGGAGTATTTTAAAAAGAAACTCTACAACTCTCTTAATCTCCCTCCTTCTCGTCTTACTGACGACAATAAAGCTTTTAATCTTGGTAAATCTACTGAGATTTTGCGTGATGAACTAAAATTTACTAAGTTTATTGGTCGTCTCCGTAAGCGTTTTGCTCAGTTGTTTCATGATATTCTTAAGACTCAACTAATCCTTAAAGGTATTATCACTCCTGAGGATTGGGATGATATGGAAGAGCATATTCAATATGACTTCCTGTTTGATAATCATTTCAATGAACTGAAAGAACAAGAGATGATGATGCAACGCATCACTCTTGCCACTCAGATGGATCCTTTTGTTGGAAAATATTTCTCCACAGAATACATCCGTCGTAAAATTCTTATGCAAACTGAGAATGAATATAAGGAAATTGATAAGCAAATGAGGTTTGATATTGACACAGGACTCGCTATCGATCCTGTTCAAATCAACATGCTTTCAGACTTGGAGCAGCAGAACAAAGCGTTTGAACCAGAGCTACAATCTGCGGAAGCTGATGCTGCTGCTGATAGAGAAATGAAGAAGATAGCAGCTGCTCCAAAACCTTCCGCATCTAAAAGTGATAAATAATTAGACTTCAACACATTAATATGAGTGATCAACCACTAGAGTCTGAAGTATTGGACATCGTAAATTTAATTGGGGATAAGAAAAGAGCAAATGCTCTGGACAAAATCTCCGATATTTTGTACGCAAAAGCGTCACAAAACATGGACGACTATAAAAAAGTTGTCGCAAACACTTTCTTTGACGAACCATCACCAGAAGAAGAATGAGACTAATAACAGAAAACATCGAAGATATCCAGATTCTCACTGAGGAGCAGGATGGTAAGCAACACCTATACATCGAAGGTGTTTTCTTGCAGTCTGAAATCAAGAATCGCAACGGACGCATTTATCCTTTCTCTGTACTAGAGAAAGAAGTAGGTCGTTATAATGAAGAGTACGTAACAAAGGGACGTGCGCTTGGCGAACTTGGTCATCCAGATGGTCCTACTGTAAACCTTGATCGTGTTTCTGATAGA